GATAAATTTCACCAAAGCAAATCTTTGTCTCTGCGTTAGAAGTCTTAAGATTATGTGCAGAATCATCAATAAATAAGTCACCATTCATATTTATATGAGATTTATCTTTATATTTTTTAAGATTAACTCCTATAAACTGACAAAACGGAAGATGTTCTTTACACCACTCTTCTTTTGCTCTAAGATTTGGGCTGTAACCAGAAGAGACAATAATAACTTCACCTTTTAAGGCGAATTTTCTTAAAGTTTCATAGGCTTGTGGCATGAACTTTAACCTATCAAAGAATCGCTGCTGATTAAAATATGTATTTATATATTCTCTACTTGCACAGTCAAGTTCTTCAAAATCCCAAGTCTTAACCTGTTCTGGAAGAATATATTTATAATCACTATAATATTTGAAATCTTCATTATACAAATCACATATTGCAGCGATTGTATCTACGATAACTCCGTCAAAATCACAATAAAGTTTTATACATCATCACTCCCAATCTAATAATATGTTTGGACATTTATTATTCTTGTCCAATTTATAATTTTCTCTTAGAATTAACACATTATATGGAATATTCTTGTAATACCTTACACATTCCATATAAGGACAAGTCCTATTACTGCAATAGATCTTATTTTTCTCTGTTATTCTTTTCTTTGATTTCATCTAACTCCTTACATATTAAGGCTGTCTCAAAAGCTGTTCTATTTTCGTTATGTACAATATAATCAACTTTCTTAGATATATGTCTAAAGTCCTTTTTGTCAGCCTTATACCTTCTTTTAGATTCAGTTTTATCAACATCTCTATTCAGCATTCTTCGCTTAATTTCTTTATTGGACACTTTAATATAAATAACCGTTACATTATCATTAATCTTATTCCTTACTTTATTTAAAGCATCAGGTGTAAGAATAATAACTGAATGAGATGTCTTATAATCTTCAAGTAATGAACCATAATACCAAACTCCTGAGACGGTTTTATATATTCTGTACTCTGCAAAACTACCACAATTAATCTTGGTTAAGAAATTCATCTTATCTAAGAAATGATATTCTCTTCCATCAATCTCACCTGGTCTTGGTGGTCGTGTAGTACAAGTTACAATCTTGTTGTAACCCATCTTCGCTAATTCCTTAACCACCGTATCTTTTCCTGAACAAGATTTACCTACCAATATAATCATATTTTTTCAAATCCTTTCATATCATCAACAAATCTTTTTACTACAGATGAATCATCGCAATATAGACACACGTTAATTGGTTCAAGTAAGTTTAACGAAAATATTGCCATGATTGATTTTGCATTGACTTCATACCTGTGTGACTTAATTGTTATTTCTTCATCATACTTCGTAACCACTTCAACAAAATTCTTAACTCGTTGAATCGTATCTAAAGTAATAACCGCCGTTGTCTCTAACATAGTTACTCCCTTTCATAAATTCTTATATAAGCTATTTCACCTTCAAATCCATCTATCTTAGATACATCTCCTGTATTACCCCAACGATTTGAGATATTAGGAATGAGTGTGTTTGTATGTACTACAAACTCAACAATTGAACCATTTGCAACTGTATACTGGTTAAGAGAATCTGTATGTTCATCATCTTTAACATCAGCTAAGATACATGGAATAACTCCTCCATTTTCAAGCACAATATCGAACTCAGTTCCTATATCAGTCGAATAAAATGAACCTAAAGCACAAGCATATCTATTACCAATCATATATATTCCCGTGTTATAATCAAGAAGAAATGTTGATTTCATAGCATATTGCTTTGAGCTTTTATCCCTAATAGTATCTGCGTCCATATAGGATTTAAAAGGCTTATTTTCTGGAACAGGATAATCTGTATACTTTTCCAAATATTCTTCAATTTCGCTCTCTAAACTCTCATATTCCCTAGCGATAATTTGTTCCATAGCTTCTTTTTCTTCTAACTCTTTTCGAGTCTTTTCTTTTAGATTCTTCTTTAGGTCAGTAAATACTCTTGAATATATGTACTGACCTTCCTGTGCTGCTTCAGCAGTTTGTATATTATTTTGTCCCCATAAGGGGACTATACAAGTTAAAGCTGAAGCAGTTAATAACGAACCCGCTATTAATCTTCTCACCTTACTTATCTTTATCACCTGCTTTCTTTTAGTATGAAATTGATTAATCTCAATAGAATATTCTCTGATTACTGAATCATTTTTAAAAAATCTTCTTCTGAAATAATTGGGATATTAAGCGATTTTGCTTTCTGATTTTTAGACGATGTGGAATTTAGATCATTGTTAATAAGATAAGATGTTTTAGAACTTACAGAACCTACGACTGTACCACCATGAACAACAATATCGGATTTTAACTCATCACGATTTTTATAATGATTGACAGAACCTGTTACAACAAATGTTTTACCTTGTAATGTTTTTGGAGTTTCATCTAAGATTATATTAGGTTTATAAAATATAAACTCGTTTGCTAATTGGATTATTTCTGAGTAGTGTTCTTTCCAATAAGTATTAAGTGAGCTTATTAATGTATCTCCAACACCTGGTAAATATCTAAAATATTCTGCACCTTTGATCGTCATTCCATCAATAAATGTATCGAAATCACAATCAACTGCTTCTGCAATCATTTTACTTGCTGATTTACCGAGTAAGGGAATTGATAAACTGTAAAGAAAATGCTCAAGACTTGTCTTACGAGATTTTTCAATAGAACCAAGAAGCTTTTCGATAGACTTTTCACCAAAACCATCAAGTACAATCATATGTTTTTTATAGTCTGATAAATGATAAATATCTTTAATAGAAGTTACCCAACCAAACTTAATTAATCTATCGAGAGTAGATTCTGATAAACCTGAAATATTAAGAGCCGACTTGGATACGGCATGTGTAAGTTTACCAAGTAATCGTCCCTTACAATCCTCATTAGTACAATAAAGAACTTCTGAATCGTTATCCTTGATAATTCTTGTAGAAGCTCCGCATATTGGACAAACAGATGGTATATCAAGAAATTGTTTATTAGAACTATTCTGATTATCATAATCTAATTGTTCTGCCCATCTTACTGCTGGTATAATTAAATTTGCTTTATAAATACCAATTTTTTGCCCAATCCAAGGATTATCCATAATTTCTTCCATTATACTAATATTATGTAATGATGCACGACTTACTTCACTACCATCAATGTCTACCGTATTGAAAATTGCTACAGGTGTTAAAATTCCAGTCTTACCACAACTCCATTCAATATCTTTTAATATTGTTTCTACTGAATCATTAAACACTTTATAGGCAATACCATTTCTAAAATGATGACTTGTATTTCCAAGAGACTTTCCATATTCAACATCATCAAACTTAAATACCACACCATCTTGAGGAAGATTATATTCTTTTGCTTTATCAAAACAATACTCAATAACTTCTTCTATATCCATTTCTGAATATCCTAGATTAACATTAGGAACAACATCTAATCCCAATTCTTCTGCTTCTATAAGTGAAAATGTAAATGACTTGCTTTCTTTAGCACCTTCTACGACTTCCCAAGCATACCAAGATAATTTTCTATCTTTTACAACTGATGTATCAAGACTTGATAATGTACCTGCTGCTAAATTACGGCTATTCTTATATTCTCCGTTTTTGTTAATCTCTGCAAAATCATCTAATTTAATTAATGCTTCACCATCAATTATATAAGTTCCTTCCTTATTAATATGTAATGGAACATTAGTAAACTGTTTAACGTGTTCTGTCACATCAGATCCAACTACACCATTTCCTCTTGATTCTGCTAAAACTAAATTACCATTTTTATAAGTAAGACGTACAGTTAAACCATCGAGCTTTACAGAAGCTACAAGATTATGATTATTTGCAAATTTAATAATCTCTTCTGTGCTGTGACACTTTTCAAGTGAAAGCATTGGTGTTTTATGAGTAACTTCTTTTATATTATCTAATACTGTTGCACCAACGTTATGAGTAGGACTATTAGATAATACGATACCCATTTCTTCTTCCCATTGTCTGAGTTCTTCTAACTTTTGATCAAACTCATAATCACTCATAATCTGTTGTCCAGTATTGTAGTAAGCCTCTGATGCTCTGTTGAGTTCTCTAACTCTGGCTGCAATATCGAATTTATTCATTCATATCCTCCTATTTTTTCTTATACCACCTCTTATATAACCTCTGTCCACACCTATCACAATAATTTTGTCGAGGTACGCAATTATCAATCACATAATTACACATAGGACAATAACATTTATCATATCCAAGCAGTTTTCTCATTGGTTTATTTTTCTTTTTTAATTCCTTATATTCCTTATATTCTTTTTCCGAAATAATATAAAAAGATGCCATAGTAATCACATCTCCCTCTCTGGTTTTCTACCACATGATTTAGCTTCGGTACAATATCCAACCTCGTCACATTTTGCATGAAAAAGATTATCTACAATCCACTTCCATTCATCTGAATATCCTCTCAAAGCATTACAAATATCTCTAAAAAGCTCTCTGTATTCCCAATATGCTCTACTGCACATACGTTGCCTACTCATATCAACAAGATTTCTAAGATTACGCTTGTCTACCATTTTTGATGAGTATGCTAATGGTAACGCCATAGTTGCATCTTCTACTGGTACTCCATTGTCAATCATTGTTTTTATAGTTCTGTTGATAGTATCCATTAATGCCTTCCATACAGGATAATATCCGTTTTTATCAATAGAACTTGGAGTAGTATATGTAAAACCATCACCTTTTGAATAATTAATATATCTTGTACTTGCCTGTAATCTTGTTGGTGCTCCACCAATATGTGTATAATATTCTCTTAAAACTTTAGCGGAATATCCATTAATAATCATTTCTACATTGACATATTCCATAACACGTCCATGCCCTGACTTAATACAGTCTAATCCACGCTTATAATTCTTTTCATTGTCAGAAACATTTGCTCCCCAACACACTCCTGCCCTTTGCCCCATTAATGTAATAGGATTCTTAGTTGTTTCTGGTAAAATTGTAATTGTTCCCATAATATTATTATTTCTCCTTAAATGACCAACAGTAATCAACGAATCTATCAAAATTCAACATTACCTGATCATGTATATCAATCTTAACTTCAGCTTCTTCTTTATTTCTACCAACCCAAGGTGATATAACTACTTCATACTCGCATTTCGACCAGAACCAATACATAAGTTCTTTTCTTAGCTTTTCCTTGAATTCCATCTTATCAATTTTACTATGAATTAATTTCTGAACCTCTTCATTAAACCTATAATGTCTAAATATGTTGTATGTAATAATTTCATTTCTGTTGAAGTCATGAAAATATACATTCCATTCCATATTTTCACCTACTTTCTTAATAACTTCTTAGTATTATCCACTTTAACCAATTGGGCATACTAGAATTCATTATTAAATTGAAAATCATTTTACTCATACATAAGCTGATAAATATGCCTAAAATAAGTAAGATGATAATAATTATCAGTAATAATTTCTTATTCATTTTTACACCTCTTCCACATAGATAACTATATGAGGAATAATTTCACCGCCAACTTTAGGGAATACGACACTAAAACTTTTTATGTAGTAATCTTCTCCATCTGTATCAACAATATCTTCCGTATTGATTGTTATTGGTATATCATTTTCTTTCATATAATTAAGTGTTTTTATCAATTCACTTATATTATCTATGTCAGCATATCCTTTAAGTTTATATCCTTCATAATTATCACTGAATGATATTATTCTTATCTGCAAGTAATATACTTCCTTATTATTTATTCTCTTTTTACTTGTGAAACAATGAGCGAATTGCTCTAAGAAATGCAACAAAAATTGTATAGAAATCGTAGCAATGAAATAATGGATTCTTGCTACTTTTAATTATCATCTTTACTGCTTCCCAACAGTCTTAAAAACAAATTGATGATATCAAGATATAAAGCAACTGCACTATCTATAGCATTATCTAAAGTTTTTGCATTATTTTGTGCTTCTGCCCAATCATATCCAATATATCCACAGAATAGCAATGCGACAATCCAATCCCACCATTTAGGTACATTACCAAATAAAATCATAATAAATTCAATTACTATAACTGCGGATAAACAAATAAATAGTGTTTTTCCCATTGATAAAAATATTTCTGGTTTAATACTTGATACAATGATAAGCACAATGGTAATCAAAGTAGTCAAAATAAAAGTTTGTACAATGGATGACATATAATAATCCTTTAAGCAAATACTTAAAACTACTCCAACTGGCAATACAACTAAGTTATATCCTATAAAACTCACAATTGAGTTGTCTGAAAACTTACTCATGCCAATACCTGCTAATGCAACTACAAAGTAGCCAATTAATACCATTGTTGGATTTAAGTTGCAAAATGTGTCATGAAAAAATACACACATTATGGTATTCACCAAAAATCCCCAAAGTAAAATAATACCAATGGCAATGTTATACTGTTTGTCTGTTAATTTGTTATACATTATACTATTCTCCTTATCTTCTACATCTCACACTTCCACCTGCATCTATATCACCTGATACGTTACCACAAGTTACAGAGCCACCTGCATCTATATCTCCTTTGACATCTCCGCTGACCTCACAACTGCCACCGCAATCAATACTGCCTGAATTGCCACGAACTATCACTGAACCATTGCAATTAATTTTATTTACATCTCCTTCAATGACCACCTTAATATCACCACTGCTACATTCCTGAATAGTTTTGCCATCAACAATTACTTTTCCATTATTGATAACTACATTACTTCCTGAACAAGTGATTGTTTTACCATTAATAGTTATTCTGTTCATTTGTACCTCCTTAATTTTCACAAGAAACTGTCGATTCTTGTTTTAATAGTTTGACTTATTAATAAAACCTTTTTTCTGAGCACATGATAAACAATAGTTATATCTTCCATATATAGTGCATCCACATTTTCTACATTTGTGAGGTCTTTCTATTGCTTTCCCAAATGGTTGCCCAAGTTCAAAATAACATTTCTTACAATATGTATAATGGTCTTGACAATATTCACCACATCTCTGACAATATGCCATATAATTCATCTCCTTTTGAAATCCGTCTTTCCTTGGCTTTTTGAGTCTCTGGAACGCCCTATTTATGGGCTTTCCAGAAATCCTCTATTGTATTATTCTCTATAGCTTGGCTAGTAAACTCTTAATTGGCTCTCTATTCATATTTTCTTTAGCCCATGATATGTAACTTGGATCTGACTGAGCAACATCAACAAGCTTCTCGCCACTGTGTTTTCCAAAGTTCAGAACATAATCCTCTAACTTAACGGTTTCTTTCTTTGGTGCTTCAAATCCGTCAAATAGAACTTCAATATCTTTACGACTTGCAAGGTAGTCTGCTAAGTGTAAAATCGTCTGATATTTGTTTTTAGGCAATGGCAATACCGTTGAACTTCTTTTATCAGTATTCCATGCACCCATATGGCTCTCAATTGTAGTTGCAATCATTTCGATTTCTTCGTCAGGAAGTTCATTGCCTTTTAACTCACGAATAACATTAGCTGCTAAAAGAGGATGGTCAAACTTTGTATATTTATTTTTTGTGAAGTCATCATCATTTCCGCTTTTTCGTGAATCATGCATCATCCCTGCAACTCTCATTAAATCTTTCTCTCTTTGAGTGAAATTCTTACCAAAGCAATCAACCGCAAAAATATGGTTTAAGAATCTTACCAAAGCACATGTATGTCTTGCCAATCCTAAATCACCAAGAGCATATTGAGGATGGTATTTTCCCGTACTTGACGCACCCACATTCCAAAAATAATCTGGGATTGTTTCAATACATCTTTCTGCAAATTTTCTAATATCTTCTGATTCAATTGTGTTTAAAATCGAATCAAAAATGCTTGACTTACTATTCATATATTCTCCTATTCTGCTTTCATAAATATCTGAAGCATTGTTTTTCTATCGAAATTTTCCTTCTTTTTAAGTGCATTATTTACTGTACGAATTTCTCCAAGGTGATAACATTTTTCTTTTGCTCTACTTTCTCCTACATATAACAAATTGGAATTCAACATGAAGGTATGTGCTTTAGGCGTAATTAAAACAACCACCTTGAACTGACCACCCTGAGATTTGTGTGTGCTGATAGCATAAGCCAATCGAATATTTTTCATAGAACTTTTTGGGATATAGATAAGCGTTCCATCATAATCAACAACCATTGCATCTTTTAGAATTTTTACAACTCTACCAGATTCACCATTAGCAATAAATGTTGTATTTTTATCATCAATATATTCCTCATTATAGATAATTGCTTTATAATCATTAGCATAGTTCATTACAATGTCATTCAATCTGAATTCTGTATCTCCAAATGTAATTTTCGCCTTTGGATTAGAATTAACTGCATTCTGTATCTTTTTATTTAATGCTACTGTTCCATAATCACCCACGTTATAGCAGGAAAGAACTGCGATATCATCTACTGTATATCCTTTAGATAATAACGTTTGATACAATTTCACTGTATATCCAACAAGCTTATCCTGAAGAATCGGCATAAATATATATGACTGATCCTCTCCAAATACTTGCATACCCGTTTTTGTTTTATCTAAATACTCTGTTCCCGTTCTTGTATCTGTAGCAACTGTTGAAAGACCACCTTTACCATATCTGAATACTTTATCAAGCGTAATTGTAGGTATGTTTTCACATTTCAATAAGTCATATAACACATTACCAGCTCCAACTGAAGGAATCTGTGCATCATCACCAATTAAAAGTAATTTAGTCTTTTCAAAATCAATAGCTTCAAGCAATCTTCTAAATAAGAAAATATCAACCATAGAAAATTCATCTACGATTACTACATCATATGGTAATTTGTTTTCTTCATTAAATCCCCAATCGGCAGGTGGCATATACATAAGACCTCTATGGATTGTCATGGCATTTTCATTTGTAAATCCTGATAATACCTTTGCAGCTCTACCAGTAGGTGCTAAAAGTAAGTGTCTTTTGTTATATGCATTAAGCATATTTACAAATGCTTGTGTACTCGATGATTTACCACTACCACCATAACCAACTAAAAGAACTATGTTGTTTTCACACATATATTGAGAAGTTTTACACTGATTGTCTGTTAATTTGAATCCGTCAAGTTCTTGAAATTTAGAGCAATCACAATCCCATTTAGTATGTATTTGTAATCCTTCTTTAATCCTATCTGATATATATTTCTCTGTTTCATATGTTTCTTTTTTACATACACTTAATAATTCTCTATCAAATATAACATCATTCTCACCTTTTAATATGAGTGGCAAATTATTTTTTGCTTCTGGAACTAAAACATCAAACTGTTTCTTCAAATCACCAACATGCATATATGTATTGCCATTGTTCTCATTTTCATCAAGTAAATAGTCTACACATGCTTTTGCTCTTTGGTATGATGTAATCAAATCAAATCCAAAAAACAATACTGGTTTCTTTCCATTTTTTTGACATTCCTTGCCATCTTTATCAAGGGTAAGTAATAATGAATCGGCGGTCTTAAAACCAATTCCACCAAGTCTACATAAACATTGATAAGGTTCTTCTCTGATAACTTCCTTGATTTTATCTACTGATGTATATTTGTCATACAACTTTTTTACTGTTGAAAGATTGAATAAACCTCTGAACTCTTCAACAATCTCAGCTAACTTGAAATTTTCTATAACTTTATTTTTAATGACATTGAATGTATAATCCTTGATTCCTTTAGTCTTATTCAAATCAATATCATCTAATCTGTTATTCATAATCCTATCTACAATATCAGGGTACGCTTCAAGTAATACATCCGTTTGATTTGGTGTTAATATTTCATATAAGAAATTTCTTGTTGCTGCTAATGTAGTAGGTTTCTCTCTTTTAATATTGATTACATCGTATCCGACTCCATGAGAATCGGATACCTCCTTTGCTTTTACAATGTAGTCAACTCCAAGATTAAGTTCTGAAATATTACCTTTAATAGTTGCTGTGCCATATTTGCCAATCTGTACATCAGGATATTCAAATGAATTGACAGAAACGCCATATATTTTGAAGTCAGTAGAATTATATACAAGTCTTTCTGGTACACATTTAAACTCAATTATTTTATCCAACTTTACATCTCCTTCTAATATACGTCCCACTTCTTTACTATTCTCTCTTTTTCATCTGTTTTAATCCAATCGCCACCAACCTTTTTCATTTTGTTTCTTTCACCAAACTCTTTTACATTGATGACATTACCTTCTTTAAATGGGGATTCAATAAAAGATTTTCCAGAAGTGATTTTGGTTTTTAGATACTCACCATTCCTCATGTTATATAACATAAGATATGGCTTGGTCTTATCCTTATAGAATTTACATTCAAGCACGTAATACATATCTTTTGGTGCTTTTGGATTTGTGTACATTATATTGCCAAGATATTCTTGCTCATATTCGATTTGCTCTTTAATTAATAGTTGTTTGTTCTCAAAGCTACCAATTATTAATTTTACAAGCATATTCTTATCAACATTACTATATTGTTTAGGTGTCTCTTTCTCTGCACATTTTCTTACATCTTCTTCTCTAATGTTCAGTGATGCAATTTTATCTTTTTTCAATGTCTTGCATTTTCCTAACAAATTGTACATATCAATAATTGATAGTAAATATTTATTCTTGCCAAACTCAGAAAAGAAATTTAGTGTTGTAAGAATATGTAATTGTCTATCATCCGCAGATGTTTTTGATATAATATCAGAAAGTAAATCGACAAAATTATCATAATGATTTTTAGACAATTCATATAATTCGTCTGCGATCTGATCATTACAATATTTTATAGAAGAGATTCCTTGATAAATGGCATTTTCGTCTTTATCCATAAAATACTGTGCTTTGGATTTGCCAAATTTTATTCCTTTGATTTCTATTCCCTGTGATTTGATATATTCTTTGATATTTGACATTTTTTCATTATTGTCTACATAAACATTCAATGCTGATGTTAATAGCTCAATCTTATGGTAATACCTTAACCATCCAATAAATAGACCTATCATACTATATGGAACGGAATGATTTCGTGAAAATAAATAATTAGATGCATCTTCGATTACTATCAAGAATGATTTTATAGTTTCTTTTGCCTCAGCTTCTGTCATTCCATACTTCTCTTGTGCAATTGCAATAAATCCTGGAATATATCTATCATCTTTATTACCGTGAATATCTACCATATATCCACCATTTTCAATAATAGGTATATCTGCTTCAGTACCTGTTTTCTTAGCAAAGTGTCTACGGACAATATCTGCTTGTCCCATAGTAAAGCCACAGAAATCATGTAAGAAATCAATAATCTGCTCTTGGTATACTAAATATCCAAGTGTCGGCTTTAAGAACTCATTTAATGCATCATTGCCATTGTCTTTATATATACCATTAAATAATTGTTCTCTATAAGACTCTCCTGCTGGTCTAATAGCACCACTGACCATAGCCATTACATCCAAATATGAAATATTGTCATTCTGTGCTTTTATATTCTCCAAAGTTTCTTTACTTAATGTTCTTTTTAATGAATCACTAGCAAATCCACTTTCAAACTGGAAAATCAATGTCGTGTCTTCTGCAATGGATTTAATAACATTCTCGTCTGAAAAATCAACTTTATCTGGCGTTAAATAATCTATTCCTGCAAGCTTGCAAGCCCCATCAATTAAACCAACAGCATTTAATCCAAGCAAATCCAATTTAACATAATTTAATGAATCAATCTCATGCATATCAATTTGGCTTACAGGTCGTGGATCTGATGTAATAGATAGCGTCCCAAAATCATATCTAATATCAGTAGGACTACACACAATACCTGCCGCATGTCTACCAAGAGATGTTATTGTTCCAATTACCATATCAACATATTTAAACATTTCAGGATATTGTTCTCTTATCTCATCTGGCATATAATCCTTTCCCTTATCATCAGTTTCTACCATATTTGATAGTTCCTGTGTTTGATCAGGTGTCATACCATATGCTCTACCAACATCTTTAATCGCAGCTTTCAACTGAATGGTATTAAAAGTAATGATATTACAACAGTACAATCCTTCTTTGTTAAATAAATATTCACGCACCTTGTATCTGTCTTCAGCATAAATATCTGTATCAACATCTGCCAGAGACATTCGTTCTGGATTCATAAAACGTGAGAAATTCAATTTGTATTTAACAGAATCTACATCTGTACATTTAATTAAATATGCTATCTCACTGCCAGATACAGAACCTCTTGAGCATCCATAATGCATATTATTTTTTAAAAGCCAATTCTTATAATCTGAATCAAGCAACATAAAATCAATTGCATCATTATGCTTATAAGTCTCTAATTCCTCTTGTATTCTTGGAATGTATTCTGTTTTATAATTAGGTAGTTTATTAATACCTCGTTCTTTTACACCATTTACAATTCGTGACTTAAATTCTTTCTCAGCATCAGGATATAATCTTGGATATTTGTTACTATAATCCAACTCATATGATTCAATAGCATCTGCAAATCTATTTGTTTCCTCTATTGCATCAAGATATATTGATTTTGGCAATGCGTTTTGTAGTTCAAATGCAGCAACCATATCACCATAAGACTTCCATGATAAATCACATGCATCTTCATCATGGAAATTTACATTTTTGGATTTCTGCATTACAGCTCTGCCCATCATATGATCTTTGTCAATTGCATGTACATCACTTGTAGCAATTAGTTTCATTCCATATTTCTGTGAAATTCTATATAAATATTGATTGTAATATATTTGAACATCAAAATTATGAGGTTGTATTTCTAACCAACATCTGTGTTTATTTTTAATAAGAAATTTTAAAAATCTTTCTTGCACCTCTTTAGTGCCTTTACATAACATACCTGCTACGCAAGCTGTTAAAACCAGAATATTATCAGATGTATTTTCGAGTTCTTCTAAAGTAATTCTCGGATTATAATAGAAATGCCCATCATTACGGTTAAACGAATCTGATGAAAGTTTATTTAATTCCAATACTCCATCATAATTTTTCGCATATAAACAACAATGGTAATTATCTCTTTGTAAATTATCCATATCAATTTTTTCTGTTACATAAAATTCTTCTGCATTGATATATTTTAATCCAGCCTTTTCACAAGCTTGTCTTTTTGCAATATTATGAAGTACTGCGCCATGCTCTGTAAAAGCTATGGCTTTCATTCCTTCCTCTTTCGCTTTATCAATATAAGCTTGAAAAGGCGTAATTGAGTCAACTTCAAGACCGCTATATGGGTTAGAATCCATACTATGCAAATGTAATACTGTTAAATTACTCAATTTTTCACCTACCTATATTCTTATAAACTATTCACAAATGCTAATAAATCTTCCTCGTCATTATCAGTTTCGTTTTCTTCTTCGCTCTTAAATAATTCTTGAGCCTTTAAATACTCATCATATGGTTTATGTAATGACCTTGAATATCCTGATAGAGTTGCCAATCTAAAAGCATCTGCATCTGTAACCTCTTGCCAAAAGATATTTTCATCTTCACTATCTTTATATTCTCTTTCTTTCTCGTTGATTTCTGAAATAGTGCTAATGATATCTGTCTTTAAATCATTGATCTTCTCTTCTGTTAATAGAATCTGCACATAACAATCATGTATCTCAAACTTGTCTCTAACTTCGTCTGGTAAACAATCAATGTTATTATTTAATACCATTTCATCAATATATTTTTCAGTATCATCCTCATATCCAAATGCTTTAAGCCACATTTTTGCTGTATTTACAAGATTTTCACCAATCGCATTTCTTTCAATATATCTATCTTTTTTCTTACCGTTCTTTTGTTCAATAGTAACAGTTACATATTTTAAGAAATTCCATTCGCATACAATATCCTCTAACGGAATATCTAATGCTTGTCTAATTCCTTCAGCGTAAATAACCAACTGCCCACATTCAGCGTCAATTTTTGCTCCCTGATATCGTGTAGAAGTTTTCCAATCTACAATATGCACACGCTTTTTTTCATTGCCATCTTCATCTGTATATGGCTCAATATAGAGCATATCTATATATCCTTGCATATAAATGTCATCAGATATTTTAATTGTAATAAAATGTTCAACTTTATGTGGGAAATTAATCAGATTATGATTTTTAAAGAAATGTCTAATGCAATTTTCATATTTATTTGCTATTGCATCGTTTTTATCAGAATCACTACGATTATATTTAAGTTCTGCACAGTTCATTGTGAACAAACTATCTTCATATAAATCTGGCATGTCTTCATACTTAATTTTATCAGTGTATAGCTGCTCAATAATATCATGTACATTTCCACCTGATACACAATAAATACTGTTTGTTCTGTCTTCTTTTTTATGTAGAATATATTTCAAAAAATATTCCCATTTATCTTGCTTGTAACAATGATACCTTGACCATGACCATAATGTGTCAACACCAAATTTCTTACAAATTTCTGTTAATTCTTTACTTGTTTTTCTTGCCAAATTCTTAATTTTCTCCTTTCTGATTCATCATATATAACACGATGTTTAAGAAGGAAATTATATACTTTGTTTGGCATATCGGCAGGACTGTCTTTACTACCCCTTTTTATTAAATCCCATTTGTCATATATGTAACTTACTTTTCTAATCGGATAGAATTTATCACATTCCTGTCTGATATGATTTATATCAATTCCTTCATCTAAAGCTATTACAATTTCTACATTCAAACTAATTAAGATTCTTACCTGTTCTTCTGTTAGTTCACAGTTTCCAATTGCTACAGCCGTACCATCTTTTCTTGAGTATCTTTTTAAAACTGATTTCTGTGCTTCTAAGGCTACACAATAACCAGCTTCTTGAATTGTTTGATAATTTTCGTTCAATCCATATACATTAATCCCTTTTGGATATGTTTTGGATAACTTAAAAAATTTTGGTATATCAAACATTTCGTAATTTGGTACTGTAGTTCTGCCACTAATACCTATATATTCATTATCATCCCCATCCCATTTTCGTTCAGGAATAACAATTCGTTTTCTATCATATGAATATCCAATATTAAATCTTTTACAAGCAAACGGCATAACACCTTCACGAACCCAATCAATATAAGGTAAATCCGTATATTCTTTCATACACGAATCATCATATACTGGTATATCTTTATCTATTGTGTATCTTTGCCGCTTAACTTTTTTAAAAATTGCTAATGGATCTTTCTTATCGTCTTTGTCATTATTTTTACTATATGAGTATTTCAATCCTAAAATATTATGGAGATATTTATTGGCTTTCCCAAAAGAAAATCCTTTAATTGTCATAACCAATGTAAAAATATCTCCACGCTTATTTTTCTCTGAGCTTCTAATTGCTACTGATAATGTATCTTTTTTAACACATATAGCAGTTTTATTATTGCCTTGTGGTAAGGCGGCTCTCCACTCTGTAGGATATTCGTGTAGTCCATGGCACTCCAACGATAATAAAATCTGTTCTATACAATTATTCTCTATAATGTATTCCTTTAGTTCATCTGCATTAATACACGCTCACCGCCTCCATCACAAATTAAAAATCAACTGGAACAGATGTAAAACCAACTTCTTTTAAGATATTTCTACTCATATCATGTTCACAAACAATCTGTATGCTACTTGCTGCACCTTCACGGTTTTTACAAATAAAAATAAGCTGATAATGCTTACCCTCGTCCAGCTTCACAGGTATCTTAGACTTGTTGTTTTTCCCATCAAATCTATATACCTTTAATGCATTTTTCTCGCCTGTATATTCATCTTCAAATACATCTCTAAGCATTAAACATGTACTTGCAGGATCGACAATACTTTTTGCCATACCAATGTTATCTTGGCTATAAAATCTCTGACGTGCTGAAGATTTCGCCAACTGGAATGTAATAGTTACATGAACTTCCAAGCCACCCTCTTCTTTACACTTAATTGTGTCATAAATATCAACCATATTCTGTTGCATATCTAACCACATCTTATCGGAACGACTGCCTGAATCGGCTTTATATGTATCAAGAATGAAATACTTAACACCGAGATTTGCATATTTCTTTAGAACTTTTATGAATTTCTGAGTCTTATATCTTTTAAATGGAATAAGGGTAAGCATGTTATTCTCAGATTTTTCAACAATCCAATCTGCACATTTCTTTAACAAATCTTTTGTCTCATCTGAATATTTACCATCTCTTACAACAAACTTTTGTAAGTCTTGCTTGTAGATATTATTTGCAACCCATACAAGTAATTCTCTCTGCCATTTACGAATTCCTTCTTCGTTTACAGCTATAACAAGCCTTTCCCCATATTTAATCGTGCTTGGGATTAACATTGACCTTGTTAATGTGGTTTTACCCATATTAGATAATCCACCAATCAGTGTTATATTGCCAGGCAACTGACCACCAGTTTCCTTGTTAAGAATATCCATATTATTATAAGGAAGACCAACTGCAATACCTGCATCTAACTCATCAATTAAATCATAAATGCCATCAGCCAATGAATATGACTGTACATCATCATCTGCATTGATGAAAATATGATTTAACATTGCTTCATATTCTTCATATATTTCATCCAAAGACATATCACAGAATTCATTGATACGATTATTTACAGGGAATCCATTTTTTAACATCTCCAAAACTGTTTTCCACTTGTATAGTTCTTTAACATACCCATCCATATTGTTGATGTTTACATACTCTTTGGCTTTATCAATCGTTTCATATCCACCATAATCCTCATATTCCTTTTTGAGTTTTTGATGCTTTTCAAGATATAAACCAACAGTCATATCATCCAATACTGATTTCTTTTCTACTACAATAATGTCATTTGCAATCTGCCAATAGACTCGCCATGTATTTTCACTAAAATCTTCAAGCTGCAATGTATAATCAAAAATTAATTCTGGTTGTTTATATAAAATAGCAACTATATTAGCTTCTGCTATTATCTTGTATTCTCGAATCTGTTTTGCACATTTTAATACTTCTTCCTGATAAGGAGTTAATTTTTTATTCTCTTTTTTCTCAGCCAATTAGTACCTCCTCAAAACAGTTTCTTCATTCTGTCACTTGTCTCTTTAGTCTTTTTTACATATCCAGCATTCTCATTACTCTGATTATTGAAGTCTTTAGATTCAACTCTCTCCTCAGTCTTTTTAACATTCTGCAATCTCAAATATACATCGTTGATTTCAGGTTCAATCATTTTCATAATAAGATTGATTTTATGTTTTTCATCTTTGATTTTCTTTTCATTTTCATGTAAATATGTAACAATTTTTCTCTTACATAACTTAAAGGTACATAAAATTGTGTAATCATCGTAATTAGCTTTTGCTTCATGATTATTATTCGCTATATGTTCGCCACGTTTAATACCTTGTAGCTTTAATGCGAGATACTGTGGAAATTTCATATTATCATCGTATTCAAGAATCTCTTTCTTTACATACTCACATAGTTCAATCCACTGCTCGTTATCTTTCTTTTTTATATTTCTCATTTACCAAATCATCCTTTCTTAAAAACTCCAACAGGCAATTAACCTGTCGGAGCATAATTTTAATTAGGCTAACTGTAACTTGGCAAAATCAATTAACTCTGTAAGAGTATCTGGTGACTGCATTTCAAGATTCTTTAATGAAACATCCTTATCCTTCATCTGCTTGTTTACTTTGAGCAAAGCATCTTTATTATCCTTGAGTGACTTTAATACATCTTTAAATTCAGCAGCTAACTCTTCTGCTTTCTCAGCTTTGTCAACCATAGAATCCGTAGAAGTCTTTAAGTCATTCTTGTATGATGTCTCATTCGTTTCAAGATCATGCATTGACTCAAAATAATCCTTCCAAATATCATAAGATGGGTTCTCAATAATCTGTCCAACCTTAGTTACATTTGTTCTGTCTTTCTTAACCTTTGCAAAATAACGAACATCCTCACCATTCTCTTCCTTATAGAACTCAAGGATTGTATCATAATCAAATTTAACTGACTTATGCATATCAGGTTTAATGCCAACTAACTTACGGTTATCGCCTGTTCCTTCATACACTTCTGTTGCCTGTGCAACTGACACAACATGCTTACCCTTTGCAGAGAGATCAATCTTAGCCTGCTGAAGCTTCATGTTAATGATCTTGATACGTCCCCACTGTCTCTGAGAAACTACTGTATCGTCAACATCTCCACCCTTTCTACGAGCTTTCTTCTCTTCAACTTCTGTAGCTCCGACCTGCATTGTTGCATAGAACTTAGTCTCCGAGTCGATGTCAAGTGTCTGAATCTCATCCGAATCTACTGCTTCGTCAATATCATCCTCTAAATCATCAAGATCTGATGTGTCGTCTACTAAAATAAGATTGTTGTAAGTCTTACCATTTGCTAATGTAATATCCTTACCCTCATAGTGAGCAATACCTGTCTCTGAGTCGATACATGCAACCTTTGGAAATGTAAGAGCAAACCATGACTTACCAGAACCCTCATAACCATATGCTAAAAACTTTCCACCAATCTTTGCTTCTCTTGCTTTTCTAAATGCCAATTGTTTATCCTCCTAGAATTTAATTTTTTATAAAGTGCTCACCCTGTTTATAACAGGGCAAGTATATTTTTTAGTTCATACCTTCAAGCATTGCAAGAAGATCATCATCTTCTGATGAGCTGTCACTTTCTGTTTCAGAATCGCCATCATCACTTGGTTCTACACCAGCATCATTTAATGCCTGTTCGTAGAAATACAGGTCATCCTCATCATACTTACCATCTTCAAATGCTACAGTTGGTTTTCTATCATCACCATCACCAACATATGTAATATCAGGCTTAACAATAATCATTCTTCTCTCACGATTACCATTTCCTACGGCACACTTCTTTTCAGCCTCTTCCTCTGAATAAAGTCCCATTTCGATAAGTTCCTTAATGTCGTCAGGAATGTCATCTGCTGTGATATTTACTACTGAACCACCTTCAACTAAATTTCCTGTAACCGTAATTTCAGTCATCTTACCCTTCTTAGGCTTAAAAAATCTCTGAAGCATCTTTGCTGTAATTTCTGGATTCTCGTTGATAGCAACCTCAAATGTCTTAGGGAATGTAACATTCTTCTTAACCTCAACCTTTTCTCCATCAATCTTAGGCTTACCAACATAATCAACAACATATGCAGAAAGCTCCATAGTTCCCTTGTCCTCATTTTTCTTTCCAATACTCTTAGAATCTACAAGGATTGTCTGTGAGAATGTAGCCTTAAAATCTGCTTCATCATCAACCTTTGAAAGAACAATAGATGTAATTTCCTTCTTTATAGATACATTCCCTTCGTACTCGCTATAACCCATTGTTCCCTTTACGTTCACAATCATTCCGTCTTCAAGATGTTCATTGAGATATTCAACTGCGTCATAAGCTGTAAGGAACTTCTTATATACAGTCTTATCCTTAACATCCTTCTCAACACCAACTGTTAAGAAAGAAGAATCTGAAATACTGTCATATAAAGACTCATCAAGACGATCTTCCCATGCAATCTCTACTGACTTACTCTTTCCTGAATCATCCTTTTCATCCTTGCTATACGCACGAATGACATTATCCTTATCAGGGAAGAAACCACTTCGCATCTCTGCATAAACCACATTACCATTGCCACAATCAACACCAACATACATACTATTATCTGTCCAACCAGAATCATAACTGTTGTCAAGATTGAATGTCTTGTCTGTTACTTTTACACGTCCAATAAGATTAAATGCTGCCTTACCTTTCTTTAACGCTTTTCTTTCCTTTGTCTTTGCCAAATTACTTGTCCTCCTTAAAATTAAATAATTTATGTAAATATTGTTAATAAAACAATCTATATAAACGCCCACTCAGGACGGAACATGGAAGTAAATCTATATGAAAATTTATCCATAAACAGTGATTTTTGAGTATAAAAACCCAAGGGTATGCTGCTAACCACCCATTATTTATTCTTTGTTCAGTTGTTTGTTTTGGAAATTTTGAACTGAATTGTTCAAGACTAAGAACTTACTTTGTTCTTCATAATATTTAGTATTGTATTTAACATATTCTCCGTGGTTGCGAAGTCTCCACCTAAACAAGAAGCAGTTGTCTTTATTTCATAAGTCCAATCAGCTTTATTACTTGTTGATTCTACTGGATAATCCATATATAATACTGTTCCTTTTGGAACAACAATATTATTGTATTTATTCTTGTAATCTTCTTTCAAAACTTTTAACCACTTTTGACAACCTTTATTATATGATTTATACTTTGCATCACTTGTATATACATGAAAATAAGGTTCAGACGGATATTCAATGCTCTTGAATTTGTTAATTACAAGTAATACTCCATCAGATATTCTATAAAGGTCTTGATAATCTGTTTCTGCTAATATCTCTATTTATATCACCTCACTTATATATTCTCTATCAGTAATTTATTTATCACACATAATACTGCCATCAGAATTTAATCTTGGTATCATGCCGCCCCTAATAGACAATAAATAATGAACACCTGTATCAGAATCAATAAATTCATAAACATAACTACCATTTATTTTACTAATTGAATTGCTCTCACTTGATTCTGTAGTTTCTGGAACGCTACATCCAACTAATGAAAATGTTAAAATTGTTGCTGTTAGAAATATCATAAGCTTCTTTTTCATATCTTTTACCATCTCTTATCTATATATTCTCTGTTACTATCGAAGAATGTGAACCATTCCTTCTCTTGTACCCATTAAAACAGGTTCTTCACCATTAGCTTTCATCTTCCAATAAGCACTTTTACTTTTCTCCATATTTAATTGATGTTTCAAGCTTTCAATTTCTTTCTCATAATAGTTATTATCGAACTTCTGAATGCCAATCTGCTTATAGTCTTTAGAAACATGTTTTACATAATAATTGGATATATAATCACTTGTACCATCTGAATACTGAATTGTTGGCTCAAAGAACCCACGCTTTTTACATTCATCACAATGACATATATCTGAAATGTAACCAATTCTTCCATCTCTATTTTCTACGAAATCTCCGATGTTAAATTTCATATCTGTTACATTATTCTCTTTTGGTATATCAACTTCTTCAAAGAAAAGATTTACATATTCAATATCTTGTGCTGATCCGATAAATCTGTATCCTAAGTTTTCATATTCTTTAATTGTTTTATGTGCATCAGATAATCTAACTCTTACCTCCACATTCTCACCTCCTAACAACCAATGAAACAGTGATTTACAATCAACTTAATTCATCATGTAATTTTCCACATTTCTTACATCTGAAAATGTGCTTTACTGTATTATGTTCATCTATAATTTCGTGAGCTATTTCAACATAATCATGTGACTCACATGGACAGATAAGATTTTCTAAATAAGATATTCTCTGTCTATATTTTAGTTTTTCGACTTCATATTTTGTTCTGTTAATCCACATAAGATTCTCCTATATGTTTATTCTCTATTCGATTTTCATTTTTATTGGAAATTATTAGCTGAATCGCTAAGATTAATTATTCAAGACTTTTCATCTCGCAAGTAACATTTTCATTTCTTATCGTTTCTGCCAGTTTACATAAACCAAGTTGAGTATCAATATGATATGTATCAACAAATCGTGGTTGAGTTTCGTCATCGTGAAACATATCTTTGTATGTTTTAATAAATTCTTTAATACCAACTTTGTCACGATATTCTTCCATTTCTTTTTCATAAATTGGATTGTATGATTGAGTAATCGGAGGCTCGTTACCACAATGCCCACCTGCTCTAATATTTAATTCTTTGTACTTCTTATACATTTCATTTGCTATATCAAGAGGCATATCACCATGACAAACCCAATAACTCCATGCTCTATAAAATACAAAACCATTTAAAATACCGATATATTTTGTCTTGACTTCTGTGTTCATGTAATATGGCAATCTGAATACAGGAATATTTGCTATTTGAAGTTCTTCTTTTACTTTGTAATCAATCTCTCCATCGTATTCATGTCTTGCAAAATTATCCATTTTTTCACCTCCAACTATACGCTCTCTGTTTTCTTTCTTCTCATTACTAATTCAAACTCTGTACTAGGATATGTGATCTGATATTCTTCTTTCTTACCTTCGGAGTCTTCCATATTACCCATAAACCATTCATATACAGCAGCTATCACATCATCTGTAACATCTATTTTCTGTCCAATCCACATATGTTTTTCTGTATCCTGTGTTCCATAGTAGATTGTATTTGTTATTGGACTTACACCAAAACCCTTCTTTTTCGCCATTTATTTTCTCCTTACTGCAACATTTCTGGATAAAAGTCATAAAGATAATCACAAAAATCTCCATCGTATTGCGAACCTGTTCGTTCCCTCCAAGAATTTTGCCATTCTTTACCTCTCTCAGTCTGAATAAACTGTTTATATTTAGGTCTTAAAGCTTCTCTATCTTTACAAATGTCACTCATTCTATAATTCTCCTTTAAAAATCACCTCAAGAAATGTCAGTTTCATTCGGTCTTGATTTCCATACCATATATAGTGTTTGTTGTGCTTTACGCTCACTATATATGGTATGTTATTTACTCTTCACCAATAAATACCAATCTATCAATATATTCTCTACCTTCACCCTTGAAAATAGGAATATCTGTATCAATAATCCACTCATTTTCTGATTTAGAAAAATCTCTTAAATGTGCAGTTGCCATGACACCATCAGATTCAATAATAATCTTATTTCTTACACAGCAACTTCCACGCTTTTGATAAGTCGGCAAATCATTCCAGTTGATGCCTTTCTGAGTCATAAGCATATCCTGAATATCATTACATGACTTATTCTGTAATTCCTTGTGTGAGAAATTGGCTTGACCTACCATCTGAATTGAATTACGAGAAGCATCAAGTTGTCGCCAATATACGAGATTTGTTACTTCTTCTTTTGGAATATTGAAACAACGAGCATCGAACATTGCACCTTTATCAACTGCTAAAGATAAAATATGTTCATAGTTTTCATGAGTATTATCCATACATTCGTAAGTATATGTACAATAATCTCCTACATTATTAGCAAAAGCCCTATTAAATGCCATAGTAGCCATACTTGCTGCAATACTACAAATCTTCTGAACTTCATAATCAAACCATGCTGAAGATGTAAGTTTCTTATAATCAACAAGAATAAGTGTAATCTCATCTGACTGCGTGTAACCAAGAACACAGCCCTGAATATTCTCGCATAAGTATCTCATTGTTTCCTGCATTGATTTAATCAAAACTTCATCAAAAGGCTTCTGAAATCCTCTTGTGAATGTGTGGAACGCTTTTCCATCAATTCTGATAGCAACTGGACACCTTCTCATCAGTTTTGTCTTTGGAATCTGCTCATAAAATGTCTTCATCCTAACGCCTAAATCATCATGTACTGGCATATATGTACCTCTCTTTCTTTACTTTTATATTCTCTCTTACTAATATAATTTCGTACTTAATTCAGAAACTTGTTTTTTAATTTCATCCACTTCTGTTAAACCATTTATAGGTTCTAACTTGTGATTGATATCATTTATATCAGATTCAATTTCGTCAATTATTTGAATAACAACACTTTTGGGAATAAATTCTTCCCTATCATCAAATTCATAATCAGATAAATCACCATACTGATATGCTTCTTTGTCTATTTGTTCTCTATAATTTGTATTTTTATATGCCATTATCTTTACCTCCTCATATAAAATCGAAATTTCTTGGTACTTTTGTCACTATATATTGTGGTTCATCTCTTATATGGTACTATATATAGTATGTAAATTTTACTAATCAACTACATATAGTTATTCTCTTAACCGATTGTTAAAATTGCCGGATTTACAACACCATCACCATCATAGTTGTATTCCTTATTGTGCCACTTTCTAAGATATTCTCCATACCTCCAGCACTGTGAAAGAATACTAACTGCACATCCATACATATATCCTGTAATGCCCTCAGGATCAGCTTCATGGCTTAACTTATCAGCATTATCAACAATAACTTTCATAGCATCTTCTGTAGAAGATTCAATCTTGTTCTCTAACATTTCTGCCCATCTTTCAGCATATGTAAAACAAGCTCTACCATAACCGTCACTATTTTTATCATACCAATCCTTGTATTCTTTTTCGTGTCCTTCTAAAATTTTCATATTTTCCTCTCTTTCTAAGCTTCACAAGAAACCGATATTTCTTGTCCTTTTTATTACTATATATAGTAGTTTTATTTTATCTAACCACTATATATAGTATGTGATTTTATGAAATATACTATTTATTGTATTATTCTCTCTTTTACTTCAATAAAGCAGCAATCTCATCAATTTCCAGCTCTGTTTTCTTATCATTAGAAAGCAACTTGTCCAACTTGCTCTCCATTTTCTTCAAATCAGACTCTTCTTTCTTCAGACCAGATATCTCTAACTTACTCTTAATATCTTTAATCCATGCTGTCACACTGTATCCTGAAATTTCAAAATCAGCCATATTAAGATCCTTTGCAGACATTAAATATGAATTCAATCTAATCAAAAGTAATAATAATGCATCGTCTGAACACACATTGAGATTAATTGTCATTCCATCCATATTAAGAACACAATTTGTTTCAGGAATAAATCTGATTTTCTTCTCAGAAATTGATTTCTTCTTCGTCTCAATCTGTTTCTTTAATTCTAAAATTCTGTCATCGTTTTTACTCATTAAACTCGTACTCCTTTTTATATTCTCTACCATTTGCTAAATATTTCTGCTTACATACTGGTTTTAACTTTTCAAAAACTGTTTCAATAGAAACTGGAATCATATGTGTCTGAATTTCTTTTTGACCATAACGCACTTCCACTTCTCTTTCTTCTGTCGGGAAAATATCAATTGCTTCCTTATCTCCATGATAGATATTCTTGGCACTATATTTATAAACAGTATATTTGCCGTTATCTTCTGATCTATATGGCGTTGTCATTTCATATTTAATATATTCTCCATTGTCGTTTACCATAAAACGAACATCGACATATTTTCTTGTTATATCATCATCGACATATGTATTAATTGCTTTTTCATAAAAATCTTCAAATGAGATGTTTATAATTTTATCCTTGCTATTGTCTATAGGGGAAAATTGATAAGATGATTCCATTGAATCATAAATTTCAGAATATTTAGATGTGCATTTATCATCGAGACAACTAATAAGTTTGTTTTTAGGAACACTTTTGAGTTGCTCAAAATCATACTTCCCATCGCTCAATCTTGCGAACCAATGCATTTTACCATATGAAAGATCGTTAATTCCTTTATAAGAAATCTTACTATAATATCCAAAACGAGTTGGTTCAGTTGGAATATCTTTATAAGATTTTGTTCTTACAATTTTACCATTCTGTATAAACTCATAACCATGTCCATATGTTTCAAAACGTCCCATATAAATCCAGTTCTCATTATCTTTTGTAAGATATGTAGCACCAAGAATCAAGTCTTTTGTCTTAATGGATTCATTATTATGTACAATCTTATTATAAGCCGCAATTTGCTTATAGTCAGGTGACTCAACTGGCATAAGAACTAAATCCTTACCATCCCATCCATATATAAATTCTCCTTCAAGTCCCTTACCTTTGATGCAATTCGCATTTTCGAGAATATACAATAAATTTTCAATGGTAATTTCAAACTCAAATCCTCTTGGATCATATACTCTACAATAAGCATGTCTGTGATCCCATCCTGTAGAGTAATCACCAGCTTTCTTATTTAGTACAAATCCTTCTGTTGGGACATTATCAAATTCATCATTCGGAATTTTATCGTCACGCCAACTATTCCATGATGTTTCTTTTCGCAGCTTACCTTTTTCGTCATAGTAAATGACGTATGCAAGTTTTCCTGTGTAAGTTCCTGAACGATTTTGATATCCAACATTTATCGTTTTAGGAACAAAAATACTGCTGTTCAATCTGTTGTTTTCTCCTTTCGTTGTATAAAATCATTTTCGCAAGAAACAAATCTTTCTTTCTCTCAGTTCACACCATTATGTGTTTCGCCATCTGAGTAATAAATGTTCCAACCCTTGAATAGCTCAATTAACTTATCATTATCCCAATCATATTCATTACAATGTGTAATGGCGATTGATTTTTTATCTCCAAAGTTTCCTGCATCATTAGAGCATCTACTATATAATTCTCCTAAATCAAGTGTTCCATATCTCAATGTATCCTGGAATGGATTTGGTACATTTGTTTTATCAAACATATACTCATTGATAAATCTCTTATTACATTCAGATGGGAATTTACCAGCACCATGTCTCGTTAAATAAGTACGAGATACATAACAAGTTTCAATACTTATCTCATCATTCCATTCAACATTTTCAATTATTCTCTTGGGATTTTCTATACCTGTATTAGACGGTGTTAGATGTGGAAAATATTCTGTGTTGTTCTGATCAAGCAATAAACCTTGTGCAGCTTCAAATACAATATTGTCAAATTGATTTAAGAAATAATTATCTGATATAGCCAATGAGTGATTATTCATAAAATCCCAATCATCTAAAAAGTGTTCAAATATACCATTATCAAGGAATATTTTTGACCATTCATCTGTTAATATAATATTCTCTCTTTCAAATTGTTCTAAGTAGTATTCCCTGATATGATTATCTACATCAGTTATGCCAGCTTTATATCTTTTGATAGTTTCAAAAATTCCCAAGCCACAACTACCATGTTTATTTTTTCCACGATTTTCTTCTATAATCTGATTTGCCATCATATCAAAAGGTGTAGTCAACATACAATTTTGATTGATATAAACATTCGTAATATATCCTAATTTCATCAATTCATCATATTCCTGCTTAAAGATAATTGGATTAACAATAAAATCCTCAGATAAATATGTACTTGCATGATTGAATGTTCCAGATCCAAAATGATGAAAGACATGTCTGATTCCATCAGGCGTTGTTACGGTATGTCCTCTCTGAGCACCACCATTTGAACAAACAACAATACTATTAGGTTTCTGTGAGAAATAATCTGTCATTAATCCCTTTCCACAATCTCCAAAGTTAGCACCTATTACAATCTTAATGTCTTTCATCTCTTAAATCTCCTATCCTACCAAGTAATTCCTTCTGAGTTAGAAGGTGTAGTAACTGTATCTGTAACATTATTCTCTGCTTCACTAACAATAATATCTACAATCTCATTTGTAATACTATCCATAGTTACTCTTCTAAAGTGTGTATCATCAAGATACTTCTTGTAGGACTTCTCAATTTCTTCTTCATCCCATCTGTGACCGTGATTTACATCTAAATGATAAATGTTAAACTTCTGAGAAGCCTCTTCGTATAAATCCTTAGTCTCTACATCAGACTGAAGGTTATCACCTGTCACCTCTGATAAGCCATGACCTCTACTCTTAAATGGAAGATATGGATTTAACTGCTCATCACCCATTGTAATAATAATTCCTTTTCTTCCACGGTTTAAGCAATCAAGCTTTGTGTGACGAGAACCGAAATACCATGCTGCTGTGTAGGATTCATAACTATTTCCACCACCGCCAAATTCAAAATAAATCTTGTCAAGCTGTTCAGCAATACGAATATCTGACTCAAACTGTGAAGCCTGAATTGGATAGCTATCACAAGCTAAATCACCAATACCCATGATAAGGAACTCAACATCTGTAACCTTTTCATATAACTTAGTCATAATTACATTTAACTTCTTTGCCACTTCAACGGCAGCCTGTCCCATAGAACCAGTTACATCAAGTGCAAGAATAACAGGAATTGTGTTTGGATGTTCCTCTGTATCGCAACACTCTCTAATAACATTCTTAGGATCAAGTGCAGAATCAATATTTCTTGCCTTAAACATGTCCTGATTAGAATAAGAACCTCTAATCATACCATCCGTTGAAACACTCATACCCTTTGTTGTTGAATAACTTACATAACTATCTCTTGTCCATGAACCGCATCCCATATTATGCCTCCTCCTCTTCATCTACTTCTGTATCATCGTCATCATTGCTACTCATATCAAAGTCGAACATTCCGTCAAACATATCACCCATATTTCCACCCATCATCATAAGTGGTAACATAGAACTCATTCCACCATTGCCATTCATCATGCCAGCAGAACCATTATCACTTTTCATCATCTGAGAAAGCATCATGTACTTAAAGATATTATTTGTACCTTTCTTACCTTTAATAACATCACTTCCAAACATCGAAACAATCTTTCCATAAAAATATGTATTGCCCATAAATACATGTCTTTCAGGAAGCACGGTTTCAATTGTTGAGTCCTCATAATTGATTACTGTAATCTTTGTCTTATCGGCTTCAATAACACATCTTGGCTTACCATTTACAAGAATGATGTCACCCTTCTCTACCTTATTAGTTGGAATAATAAAGAAGAATTCCTCTCCAATATCAAATACAAAGTTACTACAGTTTGTGAGCTTGCCAGTCTTGATGTTATATGTCTTATAACCACCATTTGTCTTAACTGCAATTCCACCATTCATAGAAAGTCTACACATTCCACTTCCTACCTTACCAAACATGCCATTTAAAAAATTGTTCATCATATTTATTTCCTCCTATGATATAAAATTATTGTTTACAATTACTTATTCTCTTAACTGCGACATTCTCATCAATTCTTCTTTGTCTGCTTCTGATAATGTCAATCCTGCTTTAATCCAAGCCTCTGTCTGTTCATCAATTTTCTTCTTATATCCACCTTGAATTATCCCATTTTCACTTAGCAACCTCTTACAATTCTCATACTGAATATCATTTGTCTCATGTGCATTTCTAAGATTACTTTCTAAGCAGCGAATAATATCAATCAGCTCATCTTTTGTCATAGACTTTAATGTACTATCTGAATATGTTCTTCTTCCATCACCTATCGCCATGTTCAACCTGCTTAAACAATCTAGCTGGAAATTCGTCTATATCGCCATCTTTATAAGCCTGTTCTTCACCAACCCAAACAATTTCAATTTTATTAGGATTAAAATTTGATCTACCAATAAAATAAGCCTTCTTACCTTTTTTATAAAATGTTGTATCCTCAATTAATTCAATAATATCTCCTCTTTTCATTCTTTTTCCTCCGATTTTTCATAATACTGTTTTATTAATTAGCTGTCCTATATAATTATTCTCCTATAACTATTTAAAACATCATTTATCTTATCAACTAATATTGTTGGATCACTTGACATACGACATACAAATTCATCATTACAATAAACTTCATATACATCATCATATTCTGGTCTTCCCCAACAATCACATCCATTTACAACTTCAGTTTTCTCTATACGAAATATATTAATCACCTCCCAAGAAAGAAAAATTTCTTTCTATGATTCAAACTGATAATCTTTGTTACTTACAAATTTGTTAATTTTTCCATCTTTGAAAAATACAAATTCTGCATAAAAATCATCTGTATTTTCTGACATTGCACACGAAACATATTCATCAGATTCCTCGTCATATTTTTCAAACCATCTCTCAACACCATCATCCACTGTTGTATTTTTAAATACAAAATATGGAAATTCATTTTCATCAATTGATAAAATATCATTTGCTATTTCTGTAAATCTCTCAATGATATGTTCTCTTTTTAAAACGGGAACATTATCTTCTTCTGATACATCATAAGTATCATTTTGTTTTAAGAATTGCATAATAGAATCTGAAATAATTTGTTTGTCAGATGTATGAAAAATCTGTTGATTCGACATCTCCCAACAAACCCTATCAGGTGTGTTATCGCACTCATTAATGGATTTGTTAGTTCTTGTCCATACATCGTTCCCATCCATTCCAATAATTCCCTTTTTAAAACCAAATGGTGTTTGAATGTAATCATGAATATATTTATCTGGTAAGACACTCCAAATTATAGGAGAAAACCACCATGAGTTTTTATATTCAAATATCTCTTCTCCTGTATAATCTTTTCTTATTCCATAAATGCCACTGCTACTCATTTGTTCTCCTTTCTTATCCTTAATCTAACCACCTATTATCCAAATAGTAGAACCCAAATACCATTCCACCGATTAAAATAACCCAAAAGAACCAGAAAATAATAATTGGAAAATCAGATTCTAATCTTTCTATCGTCTCGTCAATAGTCGAATTATTATAAAATGATGTGTTATCAGAAATGGTTTTATCTCTCAAATCTGTAAAAATTGTTCCTTTATATTCAGTACCAACACCATAATATTTATATCTTACATGACTCGACTCTTTAATTGTGTCAATATAATCAGTACCAGGTAAATTAATTTTATTACTTGTGAAATTTACTCCACAAAATGATACTTCTTTACACTTAATATTTTCACTTCCGACTCTATCCCAAGTCCAATATGTTTCTGTTGTATAATAAGTTTGTGATTTGCCATTAACAGTTCTTGTATGAGCTACTTGTCTTGTATGCATTGTGTATCGCTCTTTGACTTTTTCTACATACATATATTCTCCACTAATTTCAGGATATGTAACTGCATCTACTGCTTTCAAATCACCATATACAAATGCATTACCAACATTTGTATCCATTCCATATTGGAACATTTCTTGACTTTCTATCTTAACAGCTTTGTTATAAATTTCATTTTTATCCATTTGGTGTTCTGAAATCTTAGAAGAAATCAGAATACCAAACAGAATCATAACTGCAATGATAGAAATACTAGCCAAGATTTCACGTTTTGTTATTTCAAAATCGCCAAAATCAAAACCATATCTCATATACTAATCCTCTTTAAACAAATCCTGTGGAGCATCAACTGGCGCATTGTAATCCAGATACTCATATTCCTGCACTTCGTATCCAAGCAATCCAAGAAACTGTCTTGTAGGGAACTTTCTCACATATCGTTTGTATTCCTTAATCTGTTTATTGTAATTGCTGCGATACTCTGCAATCATATTCTCTGTCATAGATAATTCATTCATAAGAGTCTTATAATTCTCATTGGACTTCAGCTCAGGATATGCTTCTGCAACTGCCGTAATAGCTGTTGTTACATTCTCAATATCTCCTGTTGATCCACGACCATCCGCAACTGCTGTCAATGTATCAGCTTCATGTTTGTCATACTGTTTTACGCAATCAGCAAGGTTATACACAAGGTCAACTCTTCGCTTTTCCTGTACTTTAATATCTGATGATGCTGTATTTACCTGCTCCTCAAGTGCAATAGCTTTATTCTGCGAACTCTGTACACCAAATACAATCATCAAAATAACCGCTAATACTCCTACGCCAATAATTACTGGCACTTTCCAATTTGTGTTCTTCATTTAAAATCTCCTTTATATGTAATATTTTTATTAGTTACACTGTAATATTCTCTTATTTGTTGGGATTCCCATAGCCGAATGGCTTAGATACGATTAAAAATTTTCCAAAGAAAGATTGGTTTGCTTCGAAACCACTACTTGCTCTTCTTTACAGAAGTATTATTAACTGATTTCTGAATGTTCTTCATAAGCTGAATATTATCGTTAATCATAAGTGCTAACGCCTGATTCTCTGTAAAACCAACATTTACATATGCATCAAACATATTCTTCTTGGTTCTCGCCTGAATTGCAGGATATTCAGTATTCTCAGAATAATCCTTTGCAATAATCATGAGCTCCTTCAGGACATCATATACAGGCTCTTTATACTTTGTAATGTATGTCTTTACTACCTCTCCTAAACTTTCTGGGTTCTCTGCTAATAATCTTAAAATTGTTTCCATGTTTAATGTTCTCCTTTATAATTTTTTGTTATTCTCCAAACTCACAAGTGTCACATGTTGAAAAATACTTATCGTGATCTATGCAGCATTGTGGTCTGTTATCGTCTTCATCAGTTTCTTCATTAAATTTAATATAAAATGGAGTACAATCACAGACCAATATTGATGCGATTGACATTCCGTAAATAATGGCAGATTTACACTCTTGATTATCCTTGAATATTGAACAATTGACCATCTTGTTAAATTCTTCAGACCCAATGAAATTCAATACTGTTTTCTGTAATTCGGTTGAATCAATTAGCTTTTTATAATCATCCATTTGATACCTCTTTTCTATAATCCAATGATATGTTGCTTTCCTGTGAAGTTACTCAGATATGATTTTCTGGAACATATCATCTACTGAATCCAATACGTCATATCTCTTATCAAATGCTGCCGTTGAACTTCTTGCAAATTTACGCTCTACCATGTCTATAAAATAAGTGAAATTGCCATCATCGCCCATATAGAACTCATTCCATTCATCATCAGACATCAATCTTCTAACATTCAACTGGTCAATGGCAAGATTATCAAAGCTAACTACCTTAAATTTCTCAATAATATCTGCAAGATTTTCATATAGCCAATTCTGCTTTACAACAATGTTTTCATGATCTTCTGAATAAAAATCATCACCACGTCTTAAATGTTTATAACCAAGAATCAGCATCTTCAGATCATTATTCTCTAAAGCTTCTACATCCGATGGCTTTAATACCCCGTTGATTACATGAATGACCGCATTTGGATATTTCTTAATAAGTTCAATAAATTTTTCTGTGGGATTTACAAGTGATACACCAAGACCATAGATAAGTTTTTCATCAACAAGCTTTTTAATAAGTTCTTGTTTTTTCTCAAAATGAATCTGATTTACAGTCATATTTGCAATGACTTTCTTCTCTTTGAGTTTTTCCAAGAATGGAATTAAATCAGGATGACTTGTAGCATCACCACCACCAATAGCAACTTCCTGATAAGGATGAAGTGTGTTAATGAATTTCTCATTCAAAATATCTCCAAATTTTCCATCTGTTGTGCTACCTTCATGGCAGAATGGACATCCCATATCGCAAAAATTACAAATTTTTATATCCATATTCTCTGCAAAAGCTGGTACAAACTCATCATCTTCTGTTTCTCTGATCTTTGTTCCATCACTCAGAATAGTAGTGAAAAAGTTACCATTCTTATATCTTCCTAATAATTCCATTCTTAAATCCTCCTAATTAATTGTAACCATAATATCCAAATGCATATACGGTCTCGCCATTTGCTCCTGTATAAGATTCTTCAAAAGTCTCATACTCTTCAGAAACATTGTTCCAATATTCTTCAGAAGTACAATAATCTGATTCTGCTAAAACACGATTAAATTCATCGTCATTATTCCAATCTATGCCAGGATATTTTGGTGCTTTTGTTCTCCAATCCACTGCTTGTTTGAATTTTTCAATCATCTCTTCTTTTGTATACAGTTTGTGAGAACCCCATCTTTCTATGTACATATTCCCTTTTTCAAATTCATCATATTCTTTTTTGCTACACATTGTTAAACTATGTGTTGAACTGCTATTTGTTTCAAAAACTCCACGTCTAATCTGTCTCTTCATATTTTAATCCTCCATTCCATAATCATCTCTTGGATACTCATGATCAATAGCATCCATATTTACTAATCCTGCTTTCTTCATATCTGACCAATAACAATATTCGTCACCATCCTGAATAACAACATACTTCTTATTTATCAGATATTCTTCTAATGATATATTCTCTTTTTTGAGGAATCCACTAAGCATATCTTCATCAACATACCCTGTATATGGCTTATCAAAATGAAAATATCCATTATCTCCCTCCCAATATTCGATTGTATCAATTTTCCAATCTTTTTCTTTCTGTTCAAGCCACTCATTAAGTTCATCCTCTGTCTTACCATACTTTTGTGCATATTCACTATCTTTATTCTCTGGATGATTTTTATCAGCGATTGAATCTGAAATCATAGGAATGACAATCTTTTTAAGACCAGGAACATATTTTAATGCAAGTGTTTCAAGTTTCTTATAATTCTCATCATTATATTCATGCACTAATGAAGCACAAGCATACAACCATTTATCATGAAAGTTACCCAAAGCTCTAAATGGACTTCTGCCAAATTCCATATCATGATCCCAAATATGCCATTCGCAATCCTTTTCACCAGTTTCTTTGTCATCCCACAAATAAAAATCCTTAGAAATCTCGTCTGGCGTATAATGTTCATCGTTTTTCATGATACAAAGTGAATGCTGACTTGATGAATTTGTCTCGAAAACACCTCTACGAATCTGTCTTTTCAATTTTGTTTACCTCCTTGTTTTTATATTCTCTCTTTGTAACCAAATGAAACCTGAATTTACTTACCTCTACTTTCTATTAATCCATTCCTTAAACTTATTAAAATCATCTTTTGTAAACACAATATCCGAATAATAAAAATCCTTATTCCTAATAATCGCCCAAATTTTCTTCAACTTTTCAAAGAATGGTCTTTGCTGAGTATAAAAATTGCCATTCGTATAGGTCAAAAAAGCGTAATCTCCATCTTCATAATCGGCGATTTTAAAATGGATACCCTCATCACAACCGCATTTACAGCTTACAATCAACTCATCATCTTTAAAATTCTTAAACATTGCCATAATAATCTCCTTTACTTGCTGTTTCCAAGCCCAACCTTATAATCATCTTTCACATCAATAGTAACTTCTCGCTGGAATTTCCCTTCCTTGTCATACAAAGATAAGTAATATCTATTACCACGTTGTTCTAATACGACATCTTCATTCTCGAATAACTGAACTCGCTTCTGTTTCTGTACTGGTTTATTTTCTACTTTTAAGTTATTTATTGCCTCCTTTGAACCAACAAGGATTGGTGATTTTAATTCTTCAAGGATACACCTAATATCATCATCAAGATTGCCATATCTGTTTGTGTGCCTATCAACTGCTTTAATAACATCATTCTCAAGTAATAATCTGTTTCCCATTTTAATATTCTCCTTTCCACTCTCCCAACTCATAAAAATCATTAATCTGGTCATCTAATTTTCTAACTTGCTTTCTTAAATCATACTCTTCTTTCTTACTATCTGTTCTCTGACACTTCTTCCGTAATTCAATACGCTGCTTAGTCAGTTCATCATACTTTTCAGATACATCAATCTCATCTACGACTTCAATCCCAATCTTCTCACCACAGTGCGGACAAAACTGAATTGGATAGTTGTCTGTCTGTACAAATTCGTCTTCATATGATGTAATAACTTCTGTATATGAAGTACAGAATCTCGGAATATATCTTTCATCATCCCAACAATCATCACTATAAATTAAATCTTCATCTGTGAAAATGATGGCTTTATCATTCTGGATTTCATCACAGCAATGTTTAAATGGCTTGTACTTGTATGAATGTGTATCATTGAATTTTAACTTGATTAGCTCTATCTTCATATTTATTCTCCTAGCTAAATTTCCACCAAAAATCATAAATTTTATGAATATGTTGATAACCTTTGTGTAATTCACCCTTATATCTGCGAATCGCTTTATTGGACTGTCGCTTCAAATAACTGCTTCTTTTACCTCTATACCATCTTTTATAATATGGTTTTGGATTTTCAACATATCCCAAACCTTTAATCAATATCTTATCTTTATATGTTACAGCATAAGGATATCTACACGACACTCTTTCTAAATATTTGAGATGATTTTGATGCCTTAAATATCTCTCACGCTTATTCATTCTCTTTTTCTTGGAATGATTCTTATGCTTTTCTTCATCGTGTTCATACCAATCACTACAATGACCAAAAGAATAAACCTTGCCACCAACTTTATCGCACCAAACACAGTTCTCAATATCTTCTTCGTCAATGTATGATTTATATTTTTCAAAGTCTTCATATCCATAAAGGCAATCTTTACATTTCATCAAATCACCTCTTTTATTTTATTCTCCTAATTTCCTTCCACACCAAGGACAATACGAAATATATTCTTTCTGATGAACAAATCCATCGTCATATTCATCCCATTCAGAAGTTTCAATATCCAAATAATATTCATTTGTCAGTGGATCAACATATATCTGATTGTCAGGTGAATCATAATTACAACGGTTACACATACACTTACCTCGCTCTATCACATTCGTTAAAATCTAAAAGCATCTTATATTTATATTCTCCAAATCTTTCTTTCCAACGCTGCTTTGCTTTATCAGTATCCCAACTAAAAGGCATCATATGGTAATTGATGAGGAAACATGTATCTAAAACAACATCAGAATTAACATGATACATAGCTGTCATGTATTGATATGAACCGTAACAATGATGCTGATAATAATGAGCTATCCCATCTTCATCAAATGTTTGTGTACTCAATTTGCCTAAATCGTGATACAAAGCACCTATTCTGAATCTTGCAGGATAAGCATATTTTGTAGAAAATAATCTTGATGCATATTTGCAGTGTTCAAATAAATTCATTGTATGATGCGGACTTTTCTGATCAAATCCTCTCATATCTGGAATATCATTTGGTTCGTAATCATTTAATAAATTATGAATAATAATCTCATCGAATCCTTCCTCGTAGAACGGAATCTGAAATTTTCTAATCTGCTTATCCAACACAAAGTCAGGTACAGGATGTTCTCTATGTAGATTATCTTTTTTACACTGTTCAAATGGCTTTGGAATAATTACACATACTTTTCTGACATTTAAGCCATTTACTTTCATCATAATTGCTCTGCGAGATTTCATAGTCAGATTAGTCGCATCTGCGATTACATTCTTTTTATTCTCCAAATTCTTACGGATTCTATCATGAAAAATTTTGAATACTTCTTTATTATGTTCTTGATTTTCGTAATTACCAGTCAATTCCTCACGAATTGCATCGGATGATACGATTATTGTATTTGGATTCTCATTGGCAATCTGAGTGGTAATGGTTGACTTGCCACTACCACTCAAACCACACATAATATACAATGTAGGTTTATTCATTTAAAGTCTCCTCGAATAACTCTTCAGCTTCTTCCATATCAGGCACATCAGATGTATCTTTAGCAATCCCCTCAATTACCTTAAATTCAAACACCTTATCCTTATAAGCTGTGAATGTTGCTCTGTTATCAATACGAACAACTACACCTTCAGCAACATGTGTCTTACCGATTTCATCTGCTGGCATACCATCAAGATATTTATTTACTCTTTCTTTCAAATCTTCTGGTGTAGTAAAAATAAACTTCTCTAAATCAGGTACATGCTTAACGCCCAACTTGTCACACCATACTTCTACAGTTTCCCAAGGCACTTCAACAACTGTTCCGTCTGCTGTTGTCATTGTCATTCGATATACATACATCTCATTTTCGCCTTGGTCACAGCCATATGAGAATGTTGTGGTGTCACCAAATTTCTTAGTAAATTCTTTTTCCTTAACTCCCTTATTAGATACTGAACCCATAATTGGTGTTGTTTCATTTACATATCCGACAATTTCATAGAAAATTTCAGCACCTTCAGGAAGCTTGTCTTTTAATAAATCGTGGTACTTCTTTCTAAATCTATTATCAGAATAATATCCATCATTCTTTGTCATATCCTTTAACACAACCCTTCTGCTACCAGATACAACAGAAACTTCTCTTATAACCTTTGGCTTCATATGTAAAAACTTTCTCAGCTTACTATTCTTCTTTGTAACCTTAACAGTCTTCATAGTACGAGCCGATGTTCCGTGGAGCTTACGAGTAATATAAATTGTATCTCCTGGCTTAAATGCTGATATATTATATGCAAGCTGTGCAGTATCTTTATGCTCCTCAAAAAATGGATATGATACTGTTTCTTTCTGAAACTTATTTTTCTTCTTTAAATTATTTCCATTACCTCTTGAACGATTTTTTCCTCTTGGAATATATTTTTGACAAATCTCATGACCACCAAGAACTGTAATCTGATCGCCATCTTTTAATTTTGAAATATCTGTATACTTAGAAAGTGTTTCAACAGGTAATACAAGTCCTTCTGACTTCTCACCTCTAAGTCTAATAGCGGTTACATTTCTCTTCTCAGCATCCATATAACCACCAATGTTGTTTCCATTCTCATCTTTCTTTCTGACAAGGTTATTATCTGCTGCATACTCAAGTGATAACTGACCGTCAGATGGGAAGAATACTACTTTCTGTCCTTCCTGATAATTCAAATCTACAATTACATTCTGTCCAAATACCTCTACACACTGTAACCTATCAGCGTTACTATGTTTTCTTAATCCTTTTAATGTTGTGATATAAGCACAATACATAAGTTCCTCTTACCTTAGTAAGTAGTGCGCACTTTATCCTATAGGAACTTTTCTATTTTTCCTTTCTTCTTTAATCTTCTAATTTGTTACCTTTTGCTTCATTACAAAGCTTACACATTGTTTGATAGTTACTAATATCATCAATACCACCTTTTGAGCGTGGCATAATATGATCTTTTGTCATTAAAATTTCATCACCATTATCATCAACTGCATACAAATTTAGATGATAACTTTTATCCTGTAAATGTCTTTCTTTTGCAAAATATTTTCCTTCAATTCCACAAACTACGCATTTACAACCTTTAGTAAAAAATGTTTGGTATCTTTGGCTATTGCCCTTAATCAAATCTCCATCAAAATCAACTTTTGCAAGTTTTTTATCTTTCTCAAATAAAACATCCTTTACTTTATCTCTGACTTCTTCTATTGAATAGATTTCTTTCCTAAGTAATTTTGTAGGATTAAAATCTTTTAAAAGCGTTTTTACTTCACCTAATTTAAAACATTTTTCAAATAGCGGTTGCTTGTGCCAAGTTACGGATAATAATTCCGTATCGTTTGTAGGTGACATTGGATTATTATTCTTAGGGAAATCGGTTTCTAAAAAATCCCGTATTGTCTCAAACCTCAAAGACAATACCTTATCATCGACTTTGTATTGGATTTTAAATTTTTTATCTTTTCTTCGCATAAAACATATCTCCTTATAATTTAATGTCGTCACCTATGTATTCTCTCTTATTTTTCCAAAACTCCAAAGAAAATGCTTCATTCCTCTAACCATGAATATTCATATAAGGATATTTAACTCCCTTATATTCCTTATAACCCTTTGTTAATAATCTAAAATTCACATTCTGTTTATAATATCCTTTGTATTTCTTTACTAAAAACAAATGAGTACACCTACATTGAATACAAAATTTGCTATTTCGTTTGGCTTCATTTTTTGAATAATAATATCCTTGAATTCCACTACAACAAGGGCAGGTTGATACCCATACTTCTCTTGTTAAGTTGTGTATTTCTTCAAATGGAATTTCATGAAATATTAGACCTTCAGGAGTTACAAGATAATATTTCTTTTCACCAACATCTATACTTTCTGACTCAACTTGACTAATCATTTATTCTCCCATCTGATCTACAATGCTTTGTAATTTATCAACATATATCTGAGCATCCTTTTTATGTCTAAGCTGCTTAATATCAGCAGGTACAAAAGTCAATATTGCTTCACCAAAAACTTTATTGTCAGCGTATAAATTCATAAACTGACACATAGTCTCGACATCAATCCAATTTAAATCTGGCTGAAAACAAATCACATCACCCTTCTGTGGATGCAGTTTTCTAACCTTAATAAGTGTCTGTTTAAATAATTTCTTTCTCTGTCTCTTGTTCATATGGTTATTCTCCTAACACTTCCACATCAATACACAATAAATCACGCAAATTCTTAATCTGTTCATCAGTTGGTTTCTTCCACTGCATTGTTTCGTCTACATTAATTGTAAAAGCACCACCACATAATTTGATTTTTGCAATAATACCAGGAGCACCAACAACAGCTACTTTTGGCATTGGAATGTTACAACTTGTTTTTGGTAACTTTGATTTCTGAGCATATTCAAATGCTCTTAACTCATCCTTGCCGAGCCACTTTACCCAAGCACCACAATCATCACAATACAATCCTATATTATTACCTTTTGTTTCTATATGAAGTGCAACGCTGCCACACTTCTTACAACAATTCTGATACATGATTTCCCTCCTAATCAATTTCTTCAAATACAACACTATTGAATTCCACATCTGGAAACTCTTTTATATATACAATTGTGTGCCAAGAATGAACTACAATATCTTCCAATGTATATTCTTTACCAACTTCCAATAAGTGATGATTTTCACCGCCACCACCCCATACGTCATCATCGTTTCTAACACATTTAATTTTTCTTCGTTTTGTATTATAAATATCCATTTAATTTCCACTCCTCTTCCAAACGCCTATATATTCCTGTGACTCCTGTTTGAATCTTTTTAACATATCAATTAATGCATCTACTTCTGTCAAATCATCAAAAACAATCTCGACTGGATCTTTTTCTTTTAAATCCAATCTTTCTGCGTAAGGAAATGGTTTGATAAAACATTCAAATTTAATATCTCTGCCCTTATGTCTGAGTGTGATTTCATTAACATTTTCTTTGTCACCAATCCTCAATATTTTGCCTCCTTGTGAAATGCGAGTTTTATTGGATAATTATTCGTACTTATTTCCAGTTGCAGTCGTAACTGAACTAATTGAAAATCCTAAATGTTTACCAAAATCATTGATGAAATCAATCTGCCTCTTCTGAAAATCAATATCATAACAGATATTTGACTTCGCATATGTCAAAATCATCTCAAACAAAGTTTCAATAGATAAATCATCATTTTCATCATTCAACCATCCGTCACCAAAGTTTAAAGGACTTATGCAAGTTTCAGTCTGTACTACAAAATCATTACGCTCATCTTTGTAAACACCGCATACATATACATCATCGTCATCATATTCACAATCAAATCTGAATATCTCTAATACACTTGGACAATCTTCTTTATAATCTGCATGAACTAACCCATACTCAAAATTATCTGAGTCGATGAACTTTTTAATGTCTTCTAATGTAAAATCTTTATATCTCATTTAGTTATTCTCCTCTTCGTATAATTTCTCCATCTTTATTACATATCATTGCGTTTTCGCATACTTCTCGCATAACATATGGTAAATTATTTTCTTTAAAATATTCATTTGCCATATCAATGAATTTATCTCGATTTTCATCAATATGGTTATGTGAATATTCATCCTCAAAATCCCATGTGTCTAAATACTTTGTCTCTATAAAATCATTATTTTCAATATCGTTTTTTAAATCTTCAAATACTTCATAGCAAATATCTAACATTTCACACCTCCTGACCGAATGAAAGATTTCTTTCAATGTATTATTTGAACTCTATCTTGTTCCTTTTTAATACTTTAACTGCCTTATCATAATCAGTTTCAGCTACTTTGATATTTTTCATCTTAGTTGGTTTTGGCTTAATCCAATGACGGCATTCAGTAATGTTTTCGTCATACCACATCAAACCGCTTTCACAATATTTATGCCATTGGCAGTCATTGTTACCACATTTACTCATTTATGTATCCTCTTACTCTCTTGCTTCCAACCTCAAAAATATCCTTATCTTTCTCAAAACATATGTAATTCCTATTTGTATTCATAGCTGCGACTGCAGTTGTACAACTTCCTGCACATGAATCAAGGACTAAATCGCCTGGATTTGTGTATGTCTTAATCATATACTCGCACAGTGCTAACGGTTTTTGTGTCGGATGCAGACACGATTTTTGTTTGTCGCTTGCAAAAGTCAGTACACTCCTTGGATAACGGTCGGTTTCACCGCCACCAGATAATTCTTTATTCATTCTTCCATAAATTTCTGTATTATTCTGTGTTTCTATATACTTTGTATATGAATGAATTGGTGTATGTCCTGTTGTTTTCTGTGGATGATATGTAGGAAGTTTTTTATAGAATATTAAGATGTTTTCATGTGCCTTCATAGGCATTTTTTTAGCATTTAGATGACCAGTAGCTTGTGTTTTTTCCCATATCCATTTATAACGCAACATACTGAGATTGGAAGCACCTAACACTTTATCAAAAGGTGTTTGTGCAAATAATGCAATACAACCATTGTCTTTAATAATTCGATTATAATGAGTCCATAAACCGTCTTTTTTATTCTCATAAAACCAATCTCTTGTATATTCAAGACTACTATTTGTTACTTGAGCCAACTTAAATAAATCTGTTTCATAGAAATATTGTCCTGATAACTCAACGTAATCATTTAATGGTAAAACAGAATCCCATTTACAATGAGTTGTTCCATAAGGAAGATCCGTAAGTATAAAATCGACTGACTTATCATCAATCTTTTTCATACCTTCAAGGCAATCTTCGTTGTATATTTTGTTAATCTCTAACATTTCTTACTCAGAGCAAATCCAGATTTAATGCTGCAGCAAATCTCTTGCTCCTTTCATTATTCTTATTCTCTTAATAGATTTCTGTCCATTCACTAATTTCTACTTTATTATCAGGATAGCCAGATAAACTCCATTCATCGTCGTTATATACTACTTTCCACATAGCATTCTCTCCATGTGGATTACCTTTAATCTTGCCATAATATAATCCTGAACATGGTGGTAATTCTTCTTCTGTCTTTCTCCAAATTGGCTTCTCATATACTTTGTTAATGTCATCTACTGCTTTTGCTAAATCTGTCGCAATTGTATTGAAATATCCTTTTTGTAAATCAATCATTTTTTCTAAATATTCTTTAGTATTATTGTTCATTTCAAGTATGTAAGTATGATTAATTTTAAAATCAATTCCAAGCCCAATAAGTGCTCCTATACAAATTCCTAATAATCCAATTAATACTGTTAAATAAATATCCATATCTTACCTCACTTTCTTATCATCCGAAGGAAACTTCGGTTTACTGTGGTTTATTTTCCATCATACAATTTAACTGTTCCATCTGAATTGTAGATAGGAGTGATTGCCATTGAGTTGTTTCCATAAACACATAAATACATTACCTTTGTATTCTCGTCATAAGCAACTACACTTCCATCATTCTTATCATAAATTTCATGCATTTTTATATATTTGTTATTAACATTTGAAAAATTACTATCTCCATCTTTAATATAAGCTCCACATCCAGTCAATCCAAAGCACAATGTTAATCCTAATACAACCACTAAAATTTTCTTCTTCATATGATTTATTCTCCTATCTACCATACATAATATATTCATCACCAAGTTCAAGATTCATTTTGTAATTTCCATTGTTATAAACCTGAACTCTCATATTGTAAAATTTACTATCCTGCTCATGAGAATTTGGATCATAAGGATAACTAAAACCTGCTCTTGTTAGATGTCTAAGAACACGTCTCTCTGTTGTCGCACGACTACATCTTTCTTCAAAAGCTAATTGTCCATTGTCGAGATTTACCAAACTACAATATGTTGATGTACTGTCACCACCATATTTGTTTTTATTATCTCTGAACGAAATCACTAAATAAACACCTATTACATTGTTATTTTCTTTCTGCACTACGACTGCACCATTTGTTAATTTGATATTTCTGTCTAAGTCTACACAATCGCAAACTCCTTTAATACTAATATTCTGCATTTATTTACACCTCTTGTTATATTATTCTCTATTATTTCTGCCACCAATGTTTCTTTTTATTTTCTTTATAAACATTACAAACATTTGGATAATTACAACTTTTGGTTTCTTCATTGTAATATTCGCAAAAATATCCATCTTCACAACCAATATCGCATTCCATTTCAGTATATATTCTCATAAAACCCTCCTAAACTCCTCAAGAAATCTATGTTTCATTGGTTTTCTACATTTTTTAGCACATGCCATATTTTATTGACAGTATCGTTTTCATCATCATCGACCACCAAAAACCCTTTATTTTCAAGGGTTTCAACGACCTCTTTTGCTTCACATCCGTAATATGCCTTAATTTCAGCGATTTTCTTTAATTTTGCCATTTTTACCTCTTTTCTAACCCAATGAAATTCCGCTTTCTTGTGGTCTTGATTTTTATACAATATATAGTATTTGTTAAAATCATTTAACACTGTATATTGTTATTTGTTTTTTATGTAAATTTCCCGTATTAATTGCTTTATACAGTCTATTTAGTGCAACTTCAAATGCACCAATGCCAGAAAAGAAGCTACTCACCCTCAAGTTATCAAATAGATATGGCATAGCCGCATACAATTCAATTAAAGTGTAATAAATAACTGCAACAACAATACTGTTTCCTGTCTGTTTATACATCTGATGATCACTAATTCCAGCTTCCTTACAAGCATAATAAGCAGAGTCATCAAAATCCATCAATCTAAAGCATTCTAATGTTGTTAATTTCCTTAATACTTCGTCTTTTTCAATTTTAGGACAATTGCTATGACCTGCTGTATGTGTTTTCGAAATACCATTAGGATCTAAAATTACACCATCTTGTGACGAATTTATCTTTCCTTTTACTAATATCTGTTTTGGTTGTTTGTATGTAGTAGCATCAATTGTTGACATATATTCGTTAATGTCATATACCCAATGTCTACTATTTGTACCTTTGCCTGTTCCAACAGTTGTTCCAAGAACCTTATATTCATTCCCACATGGATATTTTTCACTTTTTTGACTCTCTTTAAATCGTTGGTAATACTCTTCAGATAAATAATACTTATTCTCTACTTCTGATTCTGGTTGCAATAAATCTTTCAATCTTATATCGCTATCAAAAGGTTTATGAAAATGAAACTTACCATTGTCAATATCTTTTCTAATACTTACAATTATTACTCGCTCTCTATTTTGAGGAACACCATAGTCCTTGGCATTAAGTACTTTCCAATACGAATTATATCCAGCTTGATCTAAATCTGATAAAACTGTCTCAAACTCCTTTTTAAATCTCTTACTAACCAAATTCTTGACATTTTCTATAATAGAAAACTTTGGCTGCTTATATTTTAAAATTCTTATCCCTTCGTAATACATGCCACTTCTTGTTTTATTACCACTTTCATCTATAAATCCTTTTTGACTACCGGCAACTGAAATATCAGTACATGGAAAACCCCAGGTCATCAAATCAAAATCGTTTAATTTTGTTTCATCCACTCTTGTTATGTCGCCTAAATTCAGTGACTCATCTACATTATGAATGGCACAATAGCTTTTTGTAGCATATTTATCGAACTCGCAGAAGTTCACTAACTTCCAGTTCTTCTCACAATAATTATTTTTTTCTTTATTCTCTGTCAAAATCCTTTAATCTACAGAGATTGCGCAATCATTTATACCTAGAATTTACTGTTAAATCCTTTCTTCTTAATATTATTTTGTTGTAAAATCACTCGAAAATGGGCACGTCTGCCTAATCAAATGAAAAAAATATTTCTTGTTACTTTTATTTGGAAAGTTTGGCTGATCAGCCATGAATAGAATTGCTTCTATATTAGATTATTCTCTGTTTGAAACTTCTTTAATTCATCTTGAATAATTTTCTGCATATCTTCTTTGTCAAAAGATATATTTGCAACTGGAATAATATTTGCATTTAGATTAGCATCACCAACAACGGCTTTATCAAATGCATCTAAAAACATTTCTGCGATTTCTTTTTCATAAAACCCACACATTCCATCGCAGTTAATATCTGCAATTACTCTTGAAAAGAAATCTTTGAACTTATCAGCTATAAAATCTCGTTCATATTCTCTTGGAATATCAATTGTTATTTTCACTCTCTCACCTCTTACATACTAAAATCTCAACATCCGTATCTGTAAAAACACTTTTTATCTGTTCTGAGACATCATTCCAGTTCAGCCTATCTAAACCACAACCAATTACAGGCATTGCAATCTTTTTAATATCGTTCTCTAAACAAATCTGTTTCATCTTTTCGAGCGCAAGTCTCATTGTGATAATTGTTGGCTTGTTGAAATATCTTTCTTTTGTAATAAGATTAAATACCTTACCTTCTAATAAGCAGTCGCCACTAATTCTCTTATGAGTGTACTGATTAAGATAATCTGGATATTTTGACTGCAATTTTCTTTTCAAATCAAATCTTTTATTAAACTCAACTACAATTCCTTTACCCATTCCAAAATCAGCACTAATACAATGTGCTAAATTGTAATCTTCTGAAACTGTAAACAAGTCTTTATTCTCTTCACTGTATGTCATTTATTTCACCTCACTTATTCGTAATCATATCCAAAAACAACAACTCATCTTTCTTCAATGTAATATCATAATCTTTCCACTTTTCCATAAGCCCCCTTGTATCAAATCCATGTGGAACTACAATCGCAAACCCATGCGGTGTCTTATGACAATTCATATCAATAAGTTTTATACCAGAAAAATGATTAATGTCTGATAAAAAATCTGCTACTAATTCTCTATTATCAGTATCAAAATCAAATAGCCATTTGCTCTCATCACGATTTTGTACCTGCTGTGCAACAGATGCTAATGTGCGATTTAACCGAGTCATACTTAGTTTATCTCTTAGCAGACGGATAACAAACTCCTTTCTGATTTTTTCTTCATTTCTTGAATTAACCGACCTATACAACCTTGTCTGTTCACCAGGAACTCCTTTAGCTGCAAAACTCTTAAAAGCTTCAATTACCTTGTCTTCATTCTCTTTATACTCAAGAATTGTTTTTGCTCGTTCCCTGAAATTTGGAATATCTTTGTTGTCCTTATTACGAGAACGAATCAGATATACATATAAGTTTGACATTGTATTATTCTCCTTAAATCCACCCAATATCTCTTGGTGTAATCTCAACATAACAATTTGGTTCACATGATTTTCCAAAATTCACGCCAATGAAAATACTTGTGCCTCTCAATGACATTTCTGTACTTGAAATCTTACAAAATTTTGTAATATACCACGGCAATTTATTCTTAATCCATGTCATTCTCATAGTGTTGCTTTCAGAAATTTTCTCATACAGTGAACACATTTCATTTTTCTTTGTTACATGTTCTTTTCTATCCTCAATAATTTCATCCATACATTCCTGACGCATCTTGTAGTACTGTTCGTCAAGACTCTTTGACAATTCAGATAACGATGCCTGAATACTTTTTAATCGTTCATAACTATTTCTATTTTTCATGTCTTAACCTCCAAAATTTCATAAGAAATGTGCGTTTCTTTTTAATGTAAAATATACACCATATATAGTATATATTACTTATTTTTAATACTATATATGGTATATATGTAACAATTACTCACTTAATTCTGCAAGTGCCTTATCCAGATCCTCATCAGACATGTTCTCAAGTGCTGCATCCTGTCTCTTAGCCTTGATTTCAAGCAATCTCTGTCTCATCTCAGTATTTTTCTTAGCGTCTTCTCTCTTCTTTTTCTCATCCAGCTTCACACCAACAATATACTTGACAATTTCAATCTTGTTAGAAATCTCCTCATCTTCCTTTGACTTGGTATTCAGAAGACTTTCTTCCTCAAACTTCTTTGCTTCTGCATTGAGTGTCTTAAACACTGAGTCCAAATTTGTGAGAGATAAATCCCACAAATCAATTACGTTAATCATTCCTCTAAATGGGAACTGATAGTTTGCTCTTGTTGCATTGATAAATAATTCATTGTTTGTCATAATAGTAATCTCCTTTTCTAATTAAAACTTAATCTTCATTACACGCTCTGTTGCACCCTTAACCTTAATAACTAAATCTGCTCTCTTTGTCATAGAGAATCCAATTCCTGAAAGCTGATCATCAGTATCCTCTACATGACACTTAGCACCTAATGCTTCAAATACTCTCTTGTGCTTCATTAAATCATTGTCAAGGAACTCAAGATAGAATCCATTAGGACTTTCGTTATTCACACAATCCTTCAGGAAGAAGAATAAATGTCTATGACCAATTCCATCCTGCTCGTCAAAATAGTTTGGACTGTAACTAATTACTGATATAGGAACAAACTGATTTGTATTTACACCCCAAATTTCACGACTTGAAATAGATGAATTTCCTGCTAACTTCTCCTTAATTGAGAAGTTTCCATTCTCATCAAGTGTTACTTCTGCAACCTGAACCTTTTCATCAGTTCTCATTGACTTATCGTAATCAAACTTGTAAATTTCTCCATTAAATTCAATCTCTGCTCTAAATCCATGCCTTACGCTTCCTGAATACTGATGTACAAAAAACTTATAAACACCTGGTTTCATTCTTGACAAGTCTTCCCAAGTAATATTCTCTACTGCAACCTTTCCATCTGGATGAATAATATCAACGTCCAACTGACCACCCATTCTTGAAACACTTGGCTTTCTACAATTACTAAAGAAAATTTCATTCTTATCTGGCTCAATACAATGTGCATCAAGGTCGTAATTATCATGACCATCTTCATTCCACTGAATAGAAAATCTGAGTACACCATCGACATTGCCGCCAGCAGCTTTTACATTCTGCTTCATATCAGAGTCAGTAATGTTTCCTGAATAAGCCCAAGATAATCCATTATTCCATTTGAACATTGTCTTAGCGTCTGGATTAACAGGTGCAATCATAGAAACAAAGTTCTTCTCATGTTTATTTTCTACAAAAGCTTCAATCTCCTTTGCAGTTGGAAGTACCTTATAAATGAAATCCTGTGCTGAAATCTCTTCAACTTTAGAAAACTTCTTAGGACTTACAGCAATATCCTTTTCCATCTGTCCAAAAATATCATCTGCACCAACCATTCTTCTTGCAGCACTTTTATTTGAGAACAGTACATTATTTACAGTAATATCATTCAGATTAGCAAATCTTCTCTGCAATGAATCCATATATCCAAGTTCTGTAATGGTCTTCTTTGCATCCTCAAGCATTTTCTTTGTAAAAATAGCCTTTGGTCTTTTATAGTTGCTCGGTGCTGTAATCTGTTCATACTTCTTAACTGCTGTGTCAAGATCCATATCCTCACTTACATTGATAAGAAGTGTTCCAATAGAATGATTTCTAATTCTACCGATAGCCATACCTGCTGTTACTGATTTTTCCCAAGCATATAAGTCCTTTTCAGTATCAGAAGTCAGCTTATCATATTCCTTCTTATACTTCTTGAACTCTGTGAGTACGCCTTTCCACTCTTCGCCCTTGTAAAGTGTATTTGAATTGATAAGTTCAAAAATTGTATCAAGTGCTTCCATAGTAATCTCATCAAGAGAACGCTTAAATACATTTCTTGTGTCTCTGAACTGTCCCTTAACTTCCTCATTTGAACAACTACTTCTATTTACGAACTTGCTTGGAAGCTCTAAGAATAAATGATCCCACTGATGAGACTTTCCATTAATTTCCTCAAAGTTAAAATCTGTACCAATCTTAGGGAACTTAGTTGTATAAATATCTGTAACTGTATGCGTCTTTACAAAAGCGTCAAGTGCATCACATACTGGCTGATATGTTGTATCACCAAGATTCAGTTCCCAAATCGTATGAATCTGGTTGTCCTTGATAGTGACAGCAGAACCAATATTCTTGATAAACTGTCTACAACAACTGCAATCATGCTCTCTGTGCTCTCTGAAAATCTCATTTGTACCAGCAGGGAAGCTATCAAGATATGTATTCCATAATTCATCCTTATCTACATTTACCTCAAATAAATGTGTAGCCTCTTTCTGCATTTCATCGAAGTGCTTCTGTAAAGCCTTCTTAAACATCATAAATCCATCCATATTTTGTACCTCTTCTTTCTTATATTTATTTTTGTTAATTGTTTCTACTGTTACATTCTCTCTTCTAAAAAATTAAAAGGCTATTGAATTACCTTTGAATAAGTCGGTAGGCTTTAACACCTACCAACCCTTACATTATTTTTTCTTACGCTTTCCTACAATAAAACCTGCTCCAAAGCATATACCAAGACAGATTAAGAAAACTCCAATGTTTAATACAATCATATTTATTCCTCAATAATCTTGAATGATATGTCAGTTCTTCTGTTCTTCTGCATATTAGTTTCTGAATCGTTAGGTGCAACTGGCTTTGTGCCTCCATTTCCTACTGTAACAATTCTATCTGCACTAATACCATTGAGAACAAAATACTGCTTAACTGTTTCTGCTCTATTTTTCGAAAGGTTAATACCATCTTCATCATCATTATCAGAAGCTATATTTCCTTCAATCTGAATAATCGAGCCATCCAAGACTTTAGCAATTTCAATAAATTCATCTAATTTAGAAGTTGCATCGCCTGAATCTAAGAATTTTGCTGTATTAGCAATAAAGTCTACAGAAGTTGACTTTGTGAGTAATGCCTTTGCATTTATTACATCATTCTGATTAGATTCATTAACAACAGGCTTTGAATCTGTAGATGTATAACCATTTGAATCATACTTAGATGATAACTTCTGAATATACGTGTCATCGAAAAGAGTATCTATAAGACCTGTATTAACATTCTCTCCCATTGATGTCCAGACTTTACACATATCATTATAAATAGTCTTTGCTGTACCATTAAAAAGCTTAAGATTGTCTGCGTATGTAGTAAGTTTAGCAGATGCGCAATTATCCTTGACATCCTGATTAGAAGCTGTTGAGAACATTGGCATAACTGATTTGATTGTTGTCATATCCTTTTCATATAAATCTGCTGCCTGTAAAGCTCCATCAATAAAAGCTGTTACAACATCAGGATATTTCTTTGCAAAATCATTATTAAATAAAATACCGTCCATAATTAAGCTAGAAGAACTTGCTGTACTAAATAATATATGAGCATCTGACATATTCTTTGCCTGAGTTAAGTAAGGCTCCCAAGTGGCAGCTACATCAATCTGTCCAGCGAAAAATGCCTTTGCAGCATCATCAGGTGTTGAGAACATAATTAAATTATTGATAATCTTCTGCTTATCAGCATCAGATAAATCCGACTGATTTACAAACCATACTACAAGAGAGTGAGCTTCTGAAAATTCAGGAACACCAATTTTAGCATTAACCAAATCCGTTACAGATGTAATACCTGACTTTGCTATGATTCCATCTCCACCATTTGAGAAATTAGTTATATATGGCATAATTACATCTATTCCTGCCGTCTTAAACTTTTCTGAAAGAAACGCTGTTCTATTAATTGTATATCCTGCTGCATCTAGCTTTTTACTGATAATCGCATTACTTGACTGTGTTGCATCATTTATAATACTTATGTTTACTTTAATTCCTAACTTATCATAAATCGAATTTTCTTTAGTAGAAAGACCGCCATTAGCGTCTATGATCGGCTTCCACCCGATCCATTCGTCAAGTGATAAATTAATTGTCTTATCATCTGACTTATCTGTATTAATAACATTTCCATCTTCATCTGTTGTTATGTTGAAGTGTTTACTTGTGACAAATCCCGACTTTAATCCAGCGAAGACACCACCACCAATTAATGCAATAACTAAAACCACAATTAAAATTTTTGAGGCTTTAGTAAGTCTAAATCTTTTTGTATTACTCATACTAATTCTCCTTACTTGTTATATTTTCTCTTTAAGCTGTCTAAATAATCGTTACTGCTATTTTTCTTAGCTTCAACTTCTGCTCTTGCAAGTTTAGTTGACATTTTGTTGTTATATACCACCTTAGATCCTTCAACAATGGCATCCAAATCTCTGTTTTTATCTCTGACAGAATCGAGAAGTTTATCGGTTGTAGTTACATTCTTTAACTCGTCCATATCATCATAGACTTCCTGTAACTGTTTCTTCACTTTCATATTCTCCACAACTTCCTTACTTTCTCTCTTTAATTTACGGAGATTCTTTTCACACATTTCCTGTGCTTCTTTTGCGGTATTCGCTGCATCTTCATATGCTTTTATTAACTCAGAATATCTCTTAATATCAGCCATAATCTCTTCTCTCTCGTCAGCCTTTAACTGTGCCAATTCAATTTTATTAGCTTTCACAAGAGACTCACATTCAGATTCGACCTTCTCAAGCTTCGATTTAAGATTCTTCATATCTTTCTGCGCATTGCTTAATTTACCAGCAGCTACCTTGTAAGCGTTGTCTGCCTTGTTATAAGCATCCTGAGCTTGATCAATTTTTTCACCATAAATGGCTTCTGCTCCTTCTGGTGTTGTTGCCATATCTTTGATAAATAATCTTGTAATTCCCGAAAATAATGTTCTTGCTTCAGGAAACAGAATAAAAATCAAAATGACAACCGCAATTACTAAGATAATAATTAGCTTTCCAAGTTCCATTTACTCATTTCCTCCTTCAATAAATTTGATAAGTCCAGAAATTCTATCAACCTCTGCATTGATATTATTCTCTGAAGTCTTCATCTCTGACTGTTGATCTGCTATCTCTTTCTCAAGTCTAGCAATTTCTTTTTTATGATTTTCAATTTCAGCCTGCTTATCAATGACTATATTCTCTCCTTCATTTAATATTTTTGACAAAACACTATTAAGCACATCAACACGCTGTTCGCCATCAAGTGTTACATCAGTAACCGTTAAGCCAAACACTCCAAGAGTCGCTAAAACTGAACCTCTCTTTGTCTCTGTAACCATTTCTTTTGGAAGAGAATTAATCAGTTCTTCAATCTTGAAAATTGACTTTGACTTATCTGATAACTCGTTTTGAGTATAAATATCCTCGATAAGTGTATCTGTATGCACCTCATCAAGCTCAACTAAAACCTCTGTGTCTTCTACAGAATAATCAGTGTCTACATCATAATTCTCTTCTTCTGGAACTTTCTCTACGAAAAAGTCTCTAAATCCCATTTTGTTTCCTCCTTAAATTAAAATTCTATAATCACGTCACACATTTTTTGTGCTTCTCCTTTGCTATGTGTAACCATAATTATTGTGTTATTTGTTTCTTTATGCTGCTTGATAATCAAATCTTGCATTTTTTGCCTAGTTTCAATATCTAATGCAGATAATGGCTCATCCATAAGAATTATTTCTGGATTCATAAATAATGTTCTTGCTAAAGCAAGTCTTTGTCTCATACCACCTGATAGTTGTTTTGGATATTTATTTTCATTACCTTCCAATCCAACAATAGAAATCATTTCTTTTGCTCTATCAATATCACACTTATTTATTCTCCCTTTGACTTTCTGTGCTATCAGAATATTGTCTAAACACTTTAACCAATCAAATGAAGTGTAATTTTGATGCATCATGTAAATATTATTTTTACTTGCCTTAGTAACTAATTCTCCATTTACAACCGCATTCCCACTTAACGGTTTTATCAAACCTGCAATTGTTCTTAGTAAAGTTGTTTTTCCACAACCAGATTCACCTAATATCCCATAAATTTTAGAATCAAATTGATAATTAAAATTCTTCAATAAAGGCTTGTCTCTGCTATAGCCTGTATATAACTCATTCAATTCAATCATTTATATACCTCCATTTAAAAATATGTTTTACTAACCATTTCGCAGCAAAATCAAATATAACACTTATAATCATGATTACGATAATAGCCATAAAAACTAAATCTGTTCTTCCTCTTGAAGAAGATTGCTGAATTATATAGCCCAATCCGTATTTTGCATTAATTGTTTCTGCTACTGCTATATATGTAAACCCAATTCCATACATCATGATGAAACTATTTAATACTCCTGGTAAAGACGCAGGTATTTGTATTCTCCAAATGGTCTGTATCTTATCCATTCCGATTGTTAGTCCTGTATCAATCAAATCACTACTGACTTCCTCTAAACATAAAATGACTGATGGCATCATATATACAAAAGTTGCGATAAATAAAAATACTATTTTCATTATTTCATCTATGCCAAACCACATAATCAACAGAGGATAAAAAGCTGTAACAGGAATGTATCTCATAACACTGATAATTGGACTTAATATATCTTTTGCTACTTTTGAGTTATAAACTAAAATTGCAATAGGAAAGGCAATAAATCCTGATATAAAAGTTGCTATGGTTATTCTCAAAAACGAATATTTGATAGCCATTATCAATTGTCCAGTTTTTAACATTGCAATTAAATCTGTAAATACTATCTTTGGATCTGGAACAAATAATTGATTTACATGTTGCGATGCAATATTCCAAATTATGAGAATGGCTACAAGTAATGCTATTCTTTTTAAAATAATTTTCATGCCCTCACCTCTTTCTATATCTATATTCTCTTTTTAATTTGGGAATTTTTATTGAGCTGAATCGCTCAGAATTTTTTCAAAGGAAACGAAGTTTTCTTGCTAATATTCTTCTGCTATATCATCATATTCGCTTGACAGATATTTAATCAAATCTTTATAAATATCCAACTGATGGTCGTATAAATAATTACACAATTCAATATCACTATCGAAAAACTCTTCAATAGCTGTGGAATTAGCCCATCTGTCAAAAGCAGTTCTTGTTGAAACTCTAAGCATCCATCTATTTTTTGTTCCGCTATGAGGCTCTACTATCATAAAAATAACTGTATCTGTTCTTGCTTCTAAATGACCTTCGTATTCATAAATCTCGTAATCCTGACCATTGTTTACTTTGTCATTCTCAAACCATCTTCTTATATTTTCCATTACCTTACCTCTCTTCTATCCAAAATCTTCTGAATGGTTTTCTTATCTTTCTCAGATAAACTATCCCAATCTAACTTAAAACTCCCACAATTTTTATGGCGATTCCAACCATCATCACAATCATAAGAATAACGGTACGCACAATAATCACATGCCATTTATTTTCACCTCTCTTCCAAAGAAATCGAACTTTCTTGTTATAAAAACATTTTAATTTCCGCTTGATATAGCGAATCATATCCTTGCATTAATTTCCAAACACAGAAATTATGATCATTGCCTTTATCTACAAACAACACGCAACTCTCATTTATATCTTCTATACAATAATTCTCTTTGATATAATCAATATCAATACCATTTTCTAATTTACAGTAATAGATATTAAATTTTTCTCTATGAATATAATCTCCAATCATCGTTGTTAATAATAAACAAAGCATAACTGGCAGTTGTAAAAGAAAAAACAGCACTAATACTTCTTCTGTATCTGTTATAAAGAATTGTCTTATTGCACATATCTCTAATAAGATAATCATAATCACAAATAAAATTCCAAAAAACAGATACCACTTATTAGCTGACCACACCTCTTTTGTTTTAATTTTTGTTTTATCCATTTATTTTCACCTCACAATCCAAAGAAATGAAAATTTCTTCCTGTTATATTGGAAATCGTTCTTGTGTATTTTCCAAAAACATATCACTGTTTGGTTTCCAGCCTCCTGAATTCGAAAGAATATCTTTTCTAATTCGTGCAAATTCGTCTATATGGTTTCTAAAATAATCAATAGCATCTCTTTCTCGTAAAAACTCTGTGTCATATTCCCAAAAGAAATGTCTCTGATTTGTAATAAAAAACGAATTAGTATCTAAACAATAAGCAATGATCCATGATGAATATGTATCATTAAAGTTTTCGTTTTGTTTTAATTCTTTATACATTTAACCACCTCCATTTTTAAAAAACTTTGATATTTGTCCTCAGTTCTTCATTTCTTCTTGCCTAAGTCCCATATAAAAAGATATAATGTACCAATAATAATAATTAATTCCATTCCATATCCTATAATTATCCCTGGAATGAATAACGTTACAATTACACTACTTAATATTTTTCCCAATATGTTCCTATTATGAAATAATTTTTCAAACCAGTTTTTTAATGCTTTATGTGGTGTAGAATTGTCTATTCCTATATCTAAAGTAATTATAAATATGATATTGACAACCACTTCAATAATTGCAAATATACCCAATAATACTTCCATAGTTTCTCCTTTCTTAAATATTTAATGTGCCATATGGGAGTTGAACCCATGACACCTCGATTAAAAGTCGAGTACTCTACCTACTGAGCTAATGGTACGAAACTAGACTGGTGGGATTCGAACCCACGAATGACAGAATCAAAATCTGTTGTGTTGACCACTTCACCACAGCCCATTGTCAGGTGTGGAATTTCACCACACCTATATATTCTCTAATTACTTATCAGTTACAACTGTATTATTTGTTCCTGAAATTGTAACCCAACCAAACTTATTTCTTGCTTCTGCTTCCTTCATTCTAATAAGCTCATCGGTAATAGAAGAACTTAACTTATTGTTAGCTTCTGCCTGTGCTTGAGCTTCTATGAGCTGTGCATCGGCTTTAGCCTGCGCTTCTGCCTTAGTTACTTCTGCATCTGCTTTTGCCTTATTAATAGCTGTTTGATTATTAATTTCCTGTGTTTCCGCAGCCTGCTGTGCGGTAATCTTAGCATTAATCGCTTCCATCGTATTTTCATCTACAGTAATATTAATAAGAGATACATTTGTAATATTAATTCCATATGTAGAAAATCTTTTATTAAGATAATCTGTTAATGCTGCATTAACATTTGCTCTTTCAGAACCGAGAATATCAGATACCTTATACTGCGCCACGACTTCTTTTGTCCAAGAAATGATATTAGGCTTAATAAAACTATCTCTTACTTCCTTACCAGATTGTCCTCTAAACCTTGTAAATAAATCAGCGACCTTTTCAGTGTTGTACTGATATGTAAATGTTAAATCTAATGTCATAGCCTTACCTTCAGATGAACTAGCTGAAAAACTATCATCATCTTTAGAGTCTCCGTCCTTACCTGCTGTAAGATATGACTGTTCTAAGCTTACAGAATATAATGTAGTCTTTACTGTGGGTGACTTGAAATGCCATCCCTGTGTTAATACATCACCTTTGATTCCACCCGACATACTGTACTGGATTGCAACATATCCCGCTGGAACACGAACTGTTGACTTAAATAAAATTATTGCTAAAAATAGTATCACTATGGCAGATACAACGCCACCTACAACTTTCTTCATTGTTGTTTTGTCTCCTTTTCTTCTTTGTTATTTATTTCATCTGTTACAAGATCTTTTATTTTATTAATAGTAGAATTTCCTATTTTTTGAAAAAATCTTGACAGTAGAAACCATATAATCATTAATCCAACTGCAATTAATATAAAAAATACTTCCATTTAATTATTCTCCTTTTACTTATCATTCCATTCCATTTCCAATAGCTCGTCATATGTAGCAGCATTATCAGACAGACTCTTTTCTTTTTCTTCTAACAACTTAATACACATCTCAATAAGCTTTGGTTTAGAATAATTCTGTAATTCTTCTCTTAATTCTTCTTTATTCATTATTCTCCTTTCACTCCATTTCTTTATTAACATTAAGACTAGTCTTTCGTTTTTCTTCGCTAGTTAATAAATCAATAAGTTCTAAAACTTGGCTGTATGCCATTAATTGTCCTTTCATTATTAATTCATTATCTTGAGAATGATGCACTTTTAAACTATCTTCTCCTACCGCAATACAATCATTAATCAAATTTTTTAATTTACTTAAAGTATTCATTTTTAACACCTCGCCATAATATTATCTACATCACTTATAAGAACATCTCCATCCTTAATTACCCACATACACTGATAATCTTTCTCAGCACATAATTTTGTAAAATCCCCATAAGATTGATATTTACCTGGTTTAGCCATAGCTCTATAACATTGTTTTCTATTCTTACAAGACTTACTTGTACACATCGTAATATCTGGCATTTATTCATTCTCCTTCCTATGCCATTGCAGCACAATAATTATCAAAATCTTTCTTAATATATGTATAATTAATTTTCTGTGATGGACTAAAATCAGTCTTTTCATTCTGATAATCTTTCATCCATTTAGAGAATTCTATATCTTTCTGAGTTTTATATACATAAGCCATTATTGCAATCAAAGCTGTTTTACATTTCTGATAAATAGGAGAACTTATTCTAACTATATCTTCTAAATCCTGTTCATAATCATTAATATCTAATTCAGAAATATCTTCACTTACATTATCCTGAACAAACTGTAATACATCAGAACTACCCGTATTCTGTTCTGACATATTACTATCTGTTTCATCTTCGTTAGAAGACATAGTATTATTCTCTGTTTCAGATGTGATTTTTTCATTTTCTGAATGAGCTTCTTCCTTATTAATATGTAAATATTCTTCCATAAGCTTGATAAGCATACCAAACTTAGCAAATACAACTTTCTTATCCTTTGTACTTCTGTTACTGTCATATGTATCAAATGATTCATTCTCATATTCTTCAAATGTCTTACTATGTAATGTTCTCTGAAATTCATTTAAGAAATCAGCAAACTTAATATCTTCTACATTGTATGAAGTGAATTTATGAAATGCTGCTAACCAAATAAAACTATTCTTACTATTAAATAACTGTCCGTTTGTGTTTTGATCTATTACATTCTGTAATCTATTAAGTTCCTCTTCTAATATATTGAATTCCTCTTCTGTGGCATTTTCATTAAGATACTTAGCCATAGCTGCGTTTTTCTTCCAAGAATCAGAATGGAACATTAACATAATAGATTCTTCAACCACTCTATTTAGTACTTCTTTCTTGCGCTCTGGAGCTGTGTACTCACCACAATCCAAGAAAAATCTATTCTTTGTTACTCTCTTGAGTGAATCTACCACTTTATACATCATTAAAACATTTTTTTGATTTGTATTCATGCTTGTCTGCTTATTATATCTATCAATATGGTAAGCTATTTCTTCATTAGTACAATCAAGATGCTTAACTATGTCTACCTGAAAATTATCAAATTCTTCTTTTAATTCATCTGGAAGGTCTTTATACTTCTTACCTCTTAAATCATATTCCACTACCTTACCACTGCCATCTTCAGCTTGATATGCAATCATAGGCATTCTCAATGATTTACTTATGGCAAATACATTATTCTTAAACTCTTCTAATACTGTTAATCTCTGTAATCCATCAATCAACCAATTTGTAAAACCATCGCCTATTAACTGCTCACATAATTTTACAGAATCAATATCCTCATGCTTAATTACACTGGCAGCAAGTCCAGATTTTGCCTCGTCCGACCACTGATCAGGCTTTCTCTGTAATGGATGATTCTTATTGATTACATTTGTTCTAAACTGCTTAATCACCGTTCCTAACATTAACTGTGTCTTTACTACCTTATCTCTTCCTAACATTACTGCCATTGTAATATTCTCCCTTCTTTAATCAAATAATAATGATATGTATTCGTATGACCTTAGAATCTTCATACAATCTAATAATTGTTGTTCTGTTATATGTAATAATTCCATAATTTCATCTCGATTGTATTCTTGAGAAAATAACTTTGCTACACCTCTAACTCTTTTAGGTAAATTGCTAAGATATAGTTCAACCTTATCTGTATATTCCTCTGCAATGAGAATATCTTCTATGTTTATCTTAGATGATAGTGTCTCTTTTAAATTTTGCGTCTCATCATTATCCATATCAAATGAAACACTATCAATTCTTATAGGTCTTTTCTTGCCATTGATTTCTTCGTATATAATCTTTCCATTACCGTCTCTGGCAAGATTGTTTCGGCAACCTGTATACTTATTATCACGAAACCAACTATAAGATGATCTTGAAATATTACCCGTTAGGTATGTTTCAAATTTTGCCTTACTTTTAGTGTCATATGTAACTAAAGATTCTATTAATACCTCTATAGCATCATCAAGCAATTCGTCTTCTTCGTAATTATCAACCTTACCTTTCCATATTTTATAGCAAATATTTTTTAACTTCTTCATTTCATTTGTCATATATAAATCAAGTATTTCTGACAACTTAGGATTGTTTTTAATAACCAACATCATTTCTTTATTAATCATGACATCTACCTACCTTTCCATTTATATATTCTCGATTTACTTCACACTTTTTCATCTTCTTCTATCTCCGTAACACGATACTTATATTTTCTATGTAATAATCCATCAACAGCTTTCTGTATGCGTTCTTTTTGAAAACGTGATGGTTTTATCTCATTTAATACATCAGATATAATCATTAGTTCATCCTTTAATTCACGTCTTCTTCTACGATTCTTACGAAGTCTGACATATAACAGATATCCTTTATACATATTCATATCATTTTCCAACTCAGCATCATGAACTATATCTATAAGTTCATCATCACAAGTATTAAGTTCGGCTATAAGTATGTTGCTTCTTGCTTCTGCTTCGTTTAACGTCTGTCCAATTGAACCGAATTTATCAATCCATTGTGAAACGGATTCGGGTATTTTATATGTATTATTTTCTATAATTTTAGGTGGTATATCAGGTATTGCTTCAACACGAAAACCATATCTCTTCAATGTTTTCGGTAATGAACTTAATATATTTTTTGCTTTCGACTCACTAAATATACTTTTCATTTTTTCTGCACATGTTTCTATCTTCCCACTGTTTATTCGAAGATAAATTTTCCCACTCCTGATAATATAATCCAAGATAATCACTCCTCTCTGATTTTTGACGCACTTTAATAAGCCTTGGGTATACCAAAGAAAAATTAAAATGCTATTAAATTGTTAAAATTTGGAAAAATTCTGCGAATGCATTGATTTTTATATAATTGATATGTATAATTTAAATGCGTACTAGTCTTTTTCCCCCAAGAAATAGATTTTGTATGTTGCTTGACTAGAAAGTTGGTAGCTGGCTAGTCAAGCATTTTTTATTTTCTTTTCCATTATATTACTCCGAACATGTGTTTGTGTCAATATAAATTCGAACAAAAATTCGAGAAATTATCTTAGCAAAATATCATGCATAATTCCCTTCTTAATAATATTTTTTATGTCCTGTTCGACATTAAATAGTTGCATATGAGGAATGTACTCATCCTCATTCACAATTATTGTTTTTGATTTTCTAACTAATAAGCACCCATCATCAGGTGTTGCAATTTTCTTTGAAGAAGTATTATTATCAAAATCCATTGTAAGTATTACTACATTCTTAGGATTTTTCCCTTCAGCTTTCAGCTTTTGTAATCTTTCAATTGCTTCGTCAATTGAGGTATAATCATATGTTTCTGTCTTCATGATATTCTCTCCTCTCCCTTATATCAAAGCCAAACTTATTTTCATCGCTTCCATAACCTTTAAACTATCTTCAGCAGATAATTCACCAATTTTAAATTGAATCCGATCTTTATCAATCGTTGTAATCTGCTCTAATGCCACAACAGAATCATATTTTAGTCCATTAAGCTCATCTTTATGTATTTCTACATGTGTTGGCAATTCTCTTTTAGACTTGGTTGTTATAATGGCAATTATAGTGGTAGGGCTAAACTTATTGCCAATATTGTTTTGCAATATTAGTACCGGTCTTTTACCACTCTGTTCTGAGCCTTTAGAATCGTATTTAGTTATATCAGCGAAATATATTTCACCACGTTTAATTTCCATTATGTTAGCCCTCCTTTCTCTGTTTGTCCCTTTTGATATTTTATATAATACATCATATTATAATATATGTCAACATATATTATTGATTAATATATTATTTTTTACTATAATACAAATAAATAATATATGAAGAGGTGCTATATGTACAAGCTTAATGTAAAAAATCTTTTAGATGCAAAAGGTAAAACACAATATTGGCTTTCTAAACAAACAGGGATATCCGCAAATAATGTAAGCAAAATCTATAATGGAGAAACAATCAATATTAGACTTGATACAATTAATAAATTGTGTGAAGCATTAGAATGTACACCATGCGAATTATTTATTAAGGACGATACAAAATAACTTTGTATCATCCTTTACATATTGTTTAACACATCTTTCATCCCCACTGCACCATTTGCATAATTATTAACTGTTGTATTTACATTACTATGTCCTAACTGCTGCTGTACAAATGCAAGATTTCCATTTCTGTTCATTATACTAGCATAATAATGACGCATCATATGTGGTGTTATACCATTTCCATAATTCTCAAATATCTGTTTGATATTTCTTTCTGTTGTACGAGTTCCATTTTTATTTACAAACACAGCTTCTGTATCAATAATGTTACTTAATGTGCTTCTGTATTCTAACCACTCTCTTATAGCTTTTAAAGCAGATCCGCTAAGATATACCATTCTATTTTGCATTTCTCTGTACACACCTTTACCAAGAATAGTAATATAAGGCATTTCTTCATCTAAATGCAAATTAGATAAATCCAAACCAGCAAGTTCAGATTCTCTTATTCCAGTTCCTCTTAATACTCGAAAAATAGCAATATTTCTATTTCTTACTGAAATATCCTTTTTCCACATTATTTTTTCTTCCATATCATTAAGTTGCTTTTCTGTTGGAAGTTTTTTAGTTAAATTGTTTCCAGATGGAATCCCTTTATAAGTTACATCTTTAAAGAATCCATCTTTAATTTCAGTTCCCTTCACTCTACTCATATAATCCCAAAAACTACTTATTATATGTTTTCTAGTTTCTAATGTCGTAGGTGACATTCCATTCTGTTCTTTAGTCTTTAAATATAACGTGATATCTTCTGCCATAATGTCAGTAAAATCTGATGGCTCAATATCTGAAATATTTGTTTTATCAATAAGTTTCTCTTCAATAAACCAATTGAGCAAATCTACAATAACTCCAAGATAATTTAAAGCACCTGCTTTACTTTCAATTTTAACAGTGAAATATTTTCTCATATATATAGGAAAATTTAACTCATCCAACTTCCTATTAAGCTTTTCAGCATTTTTGTTTTGTACTTCTATTTTGTAACACATATTCATCAACCTCACTTTCATATTCGTCTATGTAATAATTCTCTCTTTTTATCTTTGCAGCCTCAAAAATTTCTTCATATGAATCACAAAATCTTACTTCGATACACTTCGTTACCTCTCCGCACTTCAAACAATACAAATCTTTAATATGTTTTCGTTCTCTTTGTCTCTGTCTCTGAATTCCACTGGCTAACATATTTTCATTCATACATTTCATACATATGAATCTGCTTGCATGTTTTGGATTTCCATTCTTATATCTACTCAAAAATTATTCACCTCATTTCCGCAATAAAAAAGAAGCAGGTATTTCTGCTTCTAATACTTGTTTCTATATTTGATTTGTTTTCAATAAGAAAGCAATTTTTCTTTGGGTTATATTTTTTCTCTTAATTTATTACAAAAATCAGAGGAATCAAGTAATGAGCCGTCAAATATTTTTTTACCTTCTGATTCATATATTTTCAATGAACCATCGAATCCTATAACAGCATATTCTCCGTTATATTTATTCATATCTGAAAGTTTCCATTTAACAACTTTATACTGTGTACTGTCATCCATAGGATCACAATATCCATCATATTCTAAAAGGGCAATTCCAAACATATAAACTATATTATCCATTATCTATTCACCTCCAAATTTTCAAAAGAAATCGTCATTTACACTGGTTTATATTTTTGACGATTTACTTTCTGTCTTTCTTCAATAATAAGATTCAAAATAATTGTTAGTCTCCTCTTTTCATTTGAGGAATCAGTCTCTTCATATATCTTAGTCAGTTTACCCTCATATTCTTGTTGTAAGCTACATAATTCTCTTTCATATTCTATCAATTCTTTTAGTGTCATATTTGTCATTATATCACCTCGTTTCTTCTGCTCATTAATCAAATCTTATACTTCATATACAAAATTTCTGCCCACATTGAGGACAATATGTATTTGTAGAATATACATTACTACCACAAATACTACACCGATGTACAATTTTTGATTTTCCCAACAAGCCAAATTCTCTTTCGTTAGTTGTTGGGATTCTCTTTTGCTTTCTTACACATTCTTCTATAGTATCTATATTAGCCATTAAATCTTTAATATCACCAACAGTTATAACTCCATTTTCATTACTATATGCAATTTTAAATTGTTGTATGGAAATCAATGCCGCATTTATTTCTTCTTCATACATTTATATCACCTCAATCTCCTATTAGCCAATCTTTTCCATCACAAGATTTGTGTTCTTGGACAATTTCATCAGTTAATTTTATATTTTCAAAAAATCCACTACCAATTGCTGCACAACCATATGAGCAATATTTATCTGTAAACCCAGTTCTTACAACAATAATTGAATTTTCAAGTAATGACTTGCCACATGTAGAACATTCCATATATCTTACCATTTATATCACCTCTTCCAATCTTCCCAATAAATCATTCTTTACTTCAATTAAAACTTGAATTCTATTTTGCATACTTATAACACCTATATCTCCATTACTCTTGTAATATTTTTGCAATTCATTTTCACACCTATTAATTTCCATATCAAGCTCACCAATATATTCTCTTATCTTTTCTCTCATATCTGGTTGATTCTCATACTGATATAGTTTTTGTAGTGGTTCTTGCATTTTTTGATTAGAATCTAAATCAGCTTCAGCATATACAAACATACACTGATTTTTTATAAATGGCATATTCCAATTTAATTTTTGTATTAATTTACCCATTATCTTTCACCTTTAATCTTCAATTCCAAATGCATCATATAATCTAGTTTTTAATTCCAATATAGCCGTTTGCTCATTTGAATTTTTATCTAGTAGTTCCATATTTACTGCCTCATCTATAATCATCTTTATATCATCAATATCGTACATACTATACTACCTCCCAAAACTTGAAAGTTAAATTTCTTTGCCTCTATGTTCTATGAACCATCTATTTGCTATTGTATGAGTCAATTCAATTTGAAGCATTAATACAGTATTTGCTCCGAAATCTTTTTCATATTCTTTTTTAATTTTCCCCAATTCGTTATCATCTGGAAAACCAGATATTTTTTCTGCTTCAAGAAATTGTCCGTATAATACAGATAATTCTTCATCCGATTTTGTTTCAAATATATTCACATGCATAATGATTATTCTCCCTTCTTAACTTGAAACTTAGATTTCTTTACTTATTCCAACCAGATTTGCTCCATAAAATACTTCCGTTTGCATTGCAGCTTAATTCAACTCCTTTGTTCTTGAACCATAATTCCATCCAATCAAAGAAATCTCTTGTTGGATTAATTGTAAAACTATCAACACTGTTCATACTTGGAAGCGTAATCTTTATTTGCGAATTTCCGCTTGTACCATATTCATCATATTCGTATCTAAAAGGACAACCTTTTAATGCAAGTTCATTGTTAAATTCTGTTACCATTTCTAATGTTATTTTCATATTTTATTTTCCTTTCCACAAGAAACTTGGTTTCCTTAGTTTGCTTTATTTTTCACTAAACGAATTATTCTTATTAGGCATCTCCTCAATGATATCAGAATATTTATTATAGATGTTATTTTCAATTTCTTTTCTAGCTTTAATTGCATCATCTTTGTTAACAAAATAACCTAGATGATGATTTTCACCATTAAAATATATTCTAGCCTGCCATTTTTGCTTATCTTTTTTCCATGATACACCAGGATAGCCGCTTGTATTTCTTGAAGTTTTTTTACCTAAATGAATAAAACTCTCTGCTTTTATGTTGCTATCTGGTAAATATTCTTCAGTTAGACATCCACAAGAATATCTTTTCACTAAATGAGAAATTGAAAGAGTTATCACATTGCCACATTTACATTTGCATATATACTGTGTACGACCATCTTCTCCTATAGTTGTGTCAATAACGGATAAAAGTCCAAATTTATCACCTATTTTAACTCTTCCTTTTCCTAAATGTTTTTCTCTTTGATATTTTTTTTGATAGCACCCACAACTTTTTATTTTTTGCGATGTAATACTACTTGTTTGTGCATAAAAAATATTACCGCATTCACATTGACATTCCCAATACAATCTATTTTTCCCTTTATATTCTTTATATACTGGTTTAATTACTTTAAAATGTGGATATTGTGTATTAGATAACTCTTTTCTCTTTCTCATTTTCTCTCCTAAAATCACTACTGAAGCTGTTCTTCTATTTCTTTTTCGTTAAGAAATGATAAATCATCAATATAAACACACACCTCTTTATTTTCTGTAAGAATCCAAATTACATCTCTTCCATTTCTACAAGTATTTAATGTAATTGTATCATCATTGATCCACGATTGAATATTCTCTTCATCCAATTCATAGTTTATTTCATTTAATGCTTCAATAATTGCCTTCTTTTCCCTATCTTCTACCTTTGTGTTTTCGTTCCATACTAACATACTCTTTTACCTCCAATTTTCCAATGAATCTATTATTTATTGCTCCTTCCATTCTACATAATATCACCCAACAACTCAACTACTTCATTGCGTTTAATTGAATGGCATATACTCTTCATCCTCTTCACCATTTTCCTTAAAAATATCGTCATCTTCTCCATTATCAATACAAGTATCATAACCATCATTTCCAATTGTAAAATGTTGAAGAAAATCAACTTCAATAAAATTCGCCATTTCTTGAATTTTTCTTGTGATATTAATATCATTTACACTTGCATCTTTTGAACCATTTGGATGATTATGAGCTACAATAAATTTATTCGCACCAGACAATAATAGAAATATTGCAAGCTCTCTCATTTTTATTATAGAAGTATCTGCTGTTCCATGTGATAGTTCAAATACTCCTTGTGGAATCATTTGACAATTAAATGACATAATATAAACATATTCTTCTTCAAGATATTTCGTTTCAAATACTTGATTAAAAAAATCCACCATTTTATCATATGAAGAAAAATCCGAATTCCATTGAATTTTCTCTTTCTCTTTTAACATAGGTAAATTATTCTCTTTATTCCTAAATGTAATATATCTTTTAATCTCCATTATATATTCTCCTTTAAAAAATAGATTTTGCAATTATATTAGCAGCCATATCATTATACTGATTTAAATTATTTTTCAAATATATCTTTGTTGTTTCGGTTCTAGCATGTCCTAATAACTGCTGAACCACATATATATTTTCATCTGTCTTTCCCAACATAATATTTGCAAACGAAGCCCTTAATTTATGAGGTGTTACTGAATATCCAAGAGCTTCCTTTGTATATTTTATAACAATATCAGATAATGATCTTTGTGTCATACGAGTTTTTGATTTTGAAATGAATAACGCATCTTCATTTTTATCTATTATTTTTTCTCGATCACACATCCAATCTAAAATAGCCTTTTCTAATTGAGAACTCATAGTAAAAGTCCTGTCTTTATGCCCCTTCTCAATTACACTTTTAATAATATGATTTTCAAAATCAATATCTTCAACATTGATTTCGCTTAATGCTGTTTCACGTATTCCAGTTTGCATAAATAACATCATAATTGCTCTGTCTCTTGATTTCCATTTATATTGCATAGCAACTGACCTTCTATTTCCTGCTCCACATTCTACAGCCAATAGTACTTCTTTTAAATCATCTTCATCTAAGAATTTTCTATTAACAAAATCTTCTCCACGAACCCTTTTTATTTTATTCATAGGATTTTCAGTTATATAATCATTCTCCGTTAAGAAATCAAAAAAACTTTTTAATACACTATGATAACATTTCCTGTAAGATAATGAAGATTGTTTTTTATTTCCATTATTATCTGTTATATATTCTATTGAATCCAAAAAACGAGTAATGTCAAACTTTGTTATTTCAATAACTTTAATATGTTTAATATCACTCGGATTAATGTAATATAAAAATTTTGCTATTTTTCTTATATATTCTCTACATGCTGTTGGTTGCCTTCCTGATTTAAATTCATAATAATATTCTGTTACATATTGTGGTAATAAAGACAATATTTCTTTTATATTTTTTTCTATTTGTAATGAATGTTCTAATCTACCTTTCATTTTTATCACCGTCCTTTATAGCAGCATATTATTTAATTTTTCAATATTATTTAATAAGTTTTTTAAACTGTTAGTGGCATCTTCAATTGTTTTAGATAAATCTTCTACATCTTCATCTTCTTTTTTATCAGTTTCCTTGTTTAAGCAGTCTTCAAAAACATGACCACCATTTTCAACATACATATTAAACAACATATCACCTGGAACTGTTTCAAATAATTTTCCATTATGATAAATCTCGTAATCAGGTACTTCATTTATAGGTGCTTTAAATCTAAATATACATAAAATAGCAAATTGCGTATCATCATAACTGTCGAAATAATTTTTTTTCTCTGGTTTATCACTTGCAATATAACACCATTCTTTCATTATTTTATCTCCTTTATTTTTCACTTCGTCTATATTTTACTCTTGCCTCCCCCTCATCTATAAATTTATCTTTTAAAGAGTCAGCCATTGGGCGTAAAGTTGTTTCGTAATATAATTTTTGTTTATACCACGTACTATATGGTTCAGCCATATGTTCATAATATTCTTTTACATATTTATGGAAAAATTTATTTATATCTTCTATTAAAGCACCTTGACCAAGCATTTGTTCAATTGTTCCATCTGATAATCGAACAATTTTCTTTGTTTCAGGATTAAATAATACGGAAAATGATTGTTGACAAATTCCATAACCAGACCATAAATGTAACATTTTATAATGTTCTTCAGTAAAAATCATATATCTTTCAACGTATAATTTCCCCGTTTTAAAATCTTTATATTTTATTCCTGGATATTCCTCTTTTCTATGCTCATTGTCTCCGTATTTAATATGTGTTCTATCACTTTCCCCTCGTAATGCTTTCGCTTTTTCTTCCTGATATTTTTGCTCAACTCTACCAGCTGTAATATTTTGAGTATATCTACCAGTTTGTGCATCTTTAAGCCAAACATCACCATTATAATCTCTCTCAGTTACCATAATATGATTGGTAGACAAGTCTCTTTTGTTCATATTATGATCTAAATAAGTGTTGGTTTCATTGTTTCTATATCTCGTCTTATGATCATTGTCTTCTATAGCATTTTTTACATCATTGACACCTTTACAACCAATTCCAAATATTGTATAAAATAATCCGAATAAACTCATATAATTAACCGCCTTTTTTATCTATGATTAATTCTATCTTTATAATCTTCACCAAAATTTTTTCTCATAAATTCTTCTGCATTTCTTTCTGCATTATTTTTTTCTTCTTTTTTATTATCTATAAATATTGTGATTGCAAACATTAATATTATTATACTTATAGCTGTACCCATAATCCATATCCTCCTATTTAACTATTCACATCTCATTATTACTATTCTAATTCTATCATATGATTTTAAATTTTGCACTATATATCCAAGTATTAAAATGATCCATAGTAATGAATTTTAATACATCCTCAAATCCCTTTATTACATCGGTTGCAAACAAAAATCCTTTACTGTATCCCTCGTAATTATTATTAGGAATAATTGTAAGATATTTTCCATTCTTATGTATCTCGTGACCTCTATTTTCCATCTCTTTCTTGAATTCTTTATAATCTATCATACTAAACACAACCTTTCTTAATAAAAATAAAAGAAGTGAATGACAATATGGTTATTCACTTCTTTATTCTCCACTATGTATCTATTAAAGAGAAAATGTTTATTCCCATTCTCCATTTGTTTTAATCTTGTTAATTACAGGTATTGCTATTTCCTGCATTACCTGTTTCAGCTCATCCTGCGAAGCTTTTCTTTCCTGTGCTTCGACAAGCTTTGTTGCATCAGTAGGAACTTCACATTTATATTCCATTGAATATAATATTATTGCCTCATAAAATTTAGAAACATCTACCGTTTCCACTGCAAACTGAATCTTATGCAACAATTCTGTTTTATTTGCCTGTTCTTCATTAAGCATATTTACTCCTCCTTTCTATTATTATGTATTATTATATCACTATTGCTAATTCCTGCATAGTTTCTATTTTTTCTGTAGCAATTTCTTTACCTTCTGCAATAGTCATACAAGAACATAATCTTGTCCATGCATTATAAGCTGTGTTGAATATCATTACATCATACTTCTGATTGAATGAATTAATTTCCATTCCAGCCGTATATCTATTCACTATACGTATTTTTATTCCATTTACTCTAAAGTTTCTCATTACAATCACAACCTTTCACTGTAAATTATCCATTCCTTTCAATAAAAAAAAGAGACTGGATATTTTTTAATCTTTCCAATCTCTTAAATGTTCTCTCTAAATTATTCAATTATTACAAAATTTCATTTTGCTTTTCTAATAAAATTAATAATGCACTCATTGTCATTTTCTGTATGTATTCATCTTTATCCAATTCTTTTTCAGTTATTGGCTGATCTTCATCAATAAAATCATAATTTACATACAATGTAACTCCTGAATTATCCTTGCACCATACTGCAACAACTTTGTCACCACCAAATTCTACAATATCTTCTTTAAGCTCTTTGATTAATTCCGAACATTCATAACTAATTCCCAAACCTTGTTCATTTATAAATGCCATTATTTATCCCTCCAAATTTTTTATAAATCTAAATCCGTTTGCCGTAGTTTTCTTTTTAGAACCATCCTTACGATAAAACCAATTGCCTTTTATAATACCTTCTTCAATAACTTCTGTTACTACTGGATGTTTTCTAGTACCAGACCATTCTAAGAAAGCACATTCCCATCTTTCTTCTGAAGGCTTAGATTCCATTCTTTTCTCTTTTTTATAATCTAAAAGCAATTCCTCAATTTTATCATCTGTCAAATTTTCTATTCTATTAATATCAAGCGAATAGAATTCTGTTTTATTATAGTGATTACTTGTATGATGCCATAAAGAATATCTCAAGCAAACTTCTTTCAATACTTTTATAGGAAGTCTTCTTAACTTCTCAATTGAACATTTCAATTCAATTTCTGTATCTTTAATTGTATCAAAAATATTTGCCTTTGTCCACTTACTTAATGGTTTCTCACCATCTTCATAAGCTGCAACTGCATTGTTGCTCATCGACCATCCATTATACCCCGCCATATTATCAACCTTCTTTCTTACATATTATATCACACTTTATTTCTCATCCTCAATATCTTCTAAGCTGTCAATTCCTAACTCATCCATAATATCATCACAAAGACAACTTCCATCGCATTCAGCTCCATCATACATAACAGTCATCTCTTCAATATTTAAAACATAACGACTTTCTTTCTGTTGCTTAAATAATTTTAGTACCTGTCTTAATAAATATTCTTTCCTATCCATAAATTTTACCACCTTTCCTTAAACAAATTCAATGACAATTGCCTTATAAAATACTCCATCGACATTCTCAATCAATATTGTTTCATCCTGATCGCCTGTCATTATTATTATATCTTTCACATCTAATTCAATTTCTTCATTATTAAATAATAAGTCTTTAAATCTAATTTTCATATAATTTACTCTCCGAAATGTGCTTTTCATCTGGTTTTATAATTCTAATAAAGAATACGCAACTCTTTCTCTTAATTCATCAATACATTCATTAGGAGTTTTAAATTCTTTAGTTTTTAATCTTGTCCCATTTTTAATTCCACCACTAACAGAATAAAGTTTCTGTCCTGTTTCCAATGTAATGATATTAATGGAAACACTCTCGTTTTTTACTTCAATAAAGTCTGTTCCAAATATATTTATCATATTATTAACCTCCGATTCAATCTTGAAATTTCCGTTTCATTGCCCAACTTTTATTTCGCTTCTGTCATAATTAGTCTGTATTCCAACAATTCCTTTTGGACTTTCACATAAAGCCCATCCAAAAGCAAGACAATTATGTAATCTAATGTCAGCTATATCTCTATCGCAACCATAATTATTAACAAGATAATCAATTATCTCTTTATCAAAATCTTCTGGATATTTCTGTCCTATATAAAATACTTTTTCTACTTTCATATATAATCATTCCTATCTAATTTAATTCCTGTTTACATTCTTCTAACAAATCGTCTACGGTCATTCCATCTGTATTTCTCCACCATAATTGTAAATTATCGTCTTGCGTGTTGACTTCTGCTAAAGGATCATCGAGCATTGGAATATTTTCATTATCACTTTGCATATCCTGTACAAATGCTTTCTTTGAATCCCATTCGTATTCCACATATTTCCCATCACAATTAATAACAACTATATTCAACATAATATTTCCTCCAATCTGTCAGTAAATCATCGTTTCTTTAACTTTTCCCGATATTCCAAATATGCATCCGTTTATCTTCACTTACATATTCATCTCCCTCTTTCGAGGATTTAGTCCATATAGACACTTTTTCTACTTCTTTCTTTCCATATTCAAGTTCGACATCTGCAAGAAGTTCTGGTAATGTATCTATAAAACCATACCCACCATTTCCTGTATCTACTTCAATTCTATATTCATCATTCATAATATTTTTCTCCAATCTTCATAGTAAATCCTCATTTCATATTATTCTCAATTTCTTTTAGTCTCTCTTCTGAACCGCCAAATTCGTAACACTTACATGGTTCATTATCAACAGATACATCCTTTCCGTATTTCTTTCCGAAACATCTTCCAAGCCATTCTTTTCTACATAGTTGGCAGTTATGCATATTCATTTCATGTGTTATGTGCATAATTATCACTCCTTTTCATATGATTTTATTTTCCTAATTTTCTTCCACATTCGGGACAATACTTAATAGGGATGTAAATAGCACCAACACCTTCGCCATTAAAATAACCAGGACAAGTGAGAATTAATTCTGGTATAGCTGTTTGGTAATCGTGAATCACACCATCCCATTTATCATTTTCTAATACATTTCCATTCAATCTACCTTCGTTTAGATTATTACTATGGTATGGAAGTTTCGGTTGTTCCCATCCAAATTTTACATCTGTTCTTCTTTCGCAATATGTGCACATAATAATTCCTCCAATCTTACCATTCACCTTAATACAATTAACTTTGTTTCTTCTACATATTTTCTTGCAGCATCATATCCATTTCTATTAAACTCACCTTCAATACTAAACCAAAGTGAATCTAAAAAATTTGGAATAGATGCGAAATCTTTATTTGGATATTTTTCTCTATATCGTTTATACGCTATTTTATACAATTCATCTACTAAATCACGTTTCATCATATATCCTCCGTTCTTACAAAGAAACTCTTGTTTCAATCCACTACTTACACATACTGTACATACCATCCACAGGGAAGTTGCCATACAGAACCATGTTCATCATCTTCTAATTCTTTTTTCAGTTCTTCTTCTGTAAGACCGTCACTCTGATCCTTTTCGCTTTCTACAAGGTCTTCCCATGTTTGATATGTATAAAAGCAATCATCATACATATTTATGTAATCATCTGCTGTCTGTAATTCTTTTCGGGATATTTTGTTGAATAACTCCATTAACTCTTTGACTGCTTGTAAGTTATTCCAGTACACACAATTTGAAATTCCTTCAGCTACTTTTTTAATTGCTTCATCTGTAATTAACATATCTCATCACTCCTTAATCTACTTGAATAATTAATCTAATCTGTTTACCACCAGCACAGTCAATGATAATTCCATTGTCTACTGTTACTAAGCTATCTTTGAATACTCTAACTCTTTCAATATCAGGAGCATCACCTGTTTCCATTTTACTCGTCAAGAAATCAAATAACTCTTCCTCAACTGATTCCTTTGTAACTTCTTTTACAATCTCAAATCCATTGTGGCAAAAACCAGTCTCATCAGACAACCAATCAGAAATTTCTTCGGTTGTATACTCTCTATCTGCACTATAATATTCTGCCAATTCATCAGGAATAATCATTTCAGTTGGCAAATCCTGCAATACTTTTTCGTCTCCGTCTGTGTCCCATTTAATATTTATTGCTTTTAACATAACTCATCAACCGTCCTTTCTCTCATATAAACATATCTCTTCTGGATATGCAGCCATTTTATCTCCGTTCTCAAACTGAATGTGCCACATTGGTAAGCATTCAAGATCTGCTCCATTTTCTTTATCTTCCGTAATTTCTTTTACTCTGCCAATCACAGTAAATTTCATACCCAGATACTTCTTTTCTCCCGTATATGAAGTACCAAAAGTATCTGCAAATCCAATATGTTCATATAATTCGAAACAATCATTTACAAAATTTCTTTCTTCACTTTCCGTCAAATCATCCCTTGTTATATATGGATTATCAAATCCATATGCTTTATGTAATTCTTTAAAATTTTTATACATATCCAATTCCTCCAATCTTAAAATGAAATTGCTATTTCTTATTACAAATCATAATCGTAGTCTTCATAATTACAGTTACTTTCTGCACAAAACTCAACTGAAATCCCTGCGCCAAACTTTGCAATTAAAAGCCCTCCACATTTTGGACACCGATTGTTATTTTCTCTAATATCTTCCACAAATTTTTCATTTCTTCCAAGTTTAATATCTTTTCTTGTTTTCATTTCCATCACTCCTTTATCATCATGTTTCTAAAGTATGCAAATACCATTATCATCGCTTTATATTTCCGTGGATGCTTCATAATATCCTCAATTTCTTTCTCAAGACCTGCTGTATCTATATCTAATTCGCTTTTTGTAAGAAAGAATCCATTCAATCCACGAAGTTCCTCATTGCCATAAGTTTCCTTAATTTCTCTTCTTATCATTTTTGCTGTGTCTGTCGCAGCTTGCTCCAATAATTTTTGATCTACCATATTAATCACTCCAATCTTCTAATAACTCATATACTTCATCCTTGTTGTCATACATGTACTGATTAAAAGCTTTATAATCTCCATCTTTATCAGGAAATTCTTCTACAAACTGTTCGTACATTGTATCTGATATAATATTTTCATCGAACAACTTGCCTTTGTATTCAAGTTCTGCGTCTGCCCATTCTCCATGTGAAATATATCCAATATCTTCAATTCCGCAATAGTTTAGGTATTCTTTCATCGGGAAGCTTGCAATTCCGTTTTTAACTACAAAATCTCTCGTTATTGTGCTTGTCATCTTCTCACCTCTTCAATTTAGATAAATACAAAAACATTACTGTTCCTTTCCATTTTGTGTTATAATACTAATATAGGAGTGAGGACTTACACGGCTGCGTCACCAGCCGATGCCTCTTGTGTTAGTAATTCTCTTCTATGTATTCCCATGCTTCTTCCTCAGTTGGAAAAGCATTTGTACAACCTGGTACATAGAAGTCGCCGTACATTTTGTAAGGTTTAATCACTCTAACACCTCCTCATATGTATTTATAGAAAAAGCAGAGATAATTAAATCTCTGCTTTAACTATCACTATTAAGTTATTCTCCACTGTCTCTTAACTGACCGCCACCATAACTGATAATATATTTAAACATCTTAATCACTCTCCTTTACAATTTTTCAAATAATCAGCTTTATTTTTTCTATATTCTGCTTCAATTTCGTCCAATCTTTTCTGTTCTTCATCGCACTCTTCTTGTGATTCAAATACATCATAGTAATGTGTATCTCCATCCCAACGATATCGCACAATTTTATCTTTCTCTTTATCCGTTAATTGATATACTCTGTACATTTCTATCACTCTCTCTTCAAATTAGGGCACAATCCAAGACCACCATCAATTTCAGGTACTCTTCTAAATGCTCCTCTGTGTGGACATTCTTCTCTTTCACACTCTGGGCAATAACATTTCTGATACTCTTCATAACTCATTTTCCAATTTGTTTCTGCAAACCTTTCTCTTGTCATCATATTAATCACTCTCCTTTTAATACTTTCTGTACTTTTTCATTAAATTCCCCATACATTGATTTCCATTCCTTAATAATCTCTTCTGTTGGTTCACCAATAAGATTGTATCTTTCCTGTCTGTAATGCTCTGGGGTATCAGTATGAACTTCTTCTACATATACCGCATTTCCCATTTTACTTGCATCACATCCAAACCCACTTAATGCAAGCACAATCTGATACTTTGCCTCTCTAAATTCTGGCTTGAAAAACTTGCTATCAATTACTACAAGTTTTCCTTCAATGTGATCGCTTAATGGTCTACATTCACTTTTATCAATTATTGTTTTCATATTTATTTACCTTCCTTTCTGATTAAACGGTTCTTTCATTGCCTTATGCTACTGACTTCATATCATCATATAATGTTTCGCTTATGCCAAAATCAGAAGCAATTTCCTGGACAAGCTCATCGCCCCATTTGTCACTAAAATATCCCCAACATGAATCTTTTTCTTCCCAGTCATCAGTGTCTGTATCATATTCTTCTGTGATAATTCCATACACTTCGTCTTGAAGATACATATTGTACAATTCAATCTCTCCTTTAAGATTTTCTATTGCAGCTTCTCTCCAATTTTCTTCCGTTACATCAACAAGATTTCCATTTTTGTCTTTGTACCTTGCACCCCAATTGATAAGTGTTTCTTTTACATTTTCTTTTGTTGTATAAATCCAACCTGCTTGACCAGAATCCCATCTATCACCAAATTCAGATACGCTTATTGAAGTTCCACTATGCTCAAATACAAATACTGGAAGAATTACAACGTCTGATTCTTTTAACATTTTCATTGCTTCTTTGTACATTCCTGCACTTGCATAGAAGATATCCCCGTCAAGCAATCCTTCTCTTAACTCTCCATTAATATAATCCTTGCACTGTTCTTTAGTTCCCTTATACTGAAACCATCCAATATCATTTGCTACTTTGTATTCTTTGGAAAGTCGTAAGTTTTTCTCGAACTCATCTTCTCGATTTCTCTTATATACATTAGCCATGTTTATGTATCTGGCTGCATCATCTGACAGTTCAAGCTCATTTGCTTTCTCAGCCATAGCATTATATTTTAAGACTGTACTTCTAATATCCTTTTCATACTCTGCTTTATTTGGTTTTTCTACAGCAGGTGATTCAATCGAAACAATTTCCATACGCTTATTAACAAGTGATTCAATCTGTTCTTCTGTTAAATGTTCCATACAAAGTTCTTTAAAGAAATCCTCTGCATCATCCCATTTATTATGTTTATCTCCAAGATAACCCCAATTATTTCCCCAACATACGATTTTTCCTATATTGCAATCAAAATCTACTCGTGGATTAAGTGGATCATTGTCCTGTTCAATATGTAGTCTCATAAGCTTTCCGTTATCTTTATAGTATCTGTATTCTTTATCTGCCATATCAATCAACCTCCGTTCTATACTTCATAATCACTTACTGGCTCTGTGTAACCACTGTCAATTTTAATTTCCGTTGAATCATACTCATCATATACACTATTTCGTGTACCTCTTGTATGTATAATCTTTGCAAGCTGCATAATCACATATCTGCGTTCGCAGCCATGTTCATCATAAACTTTATGTGGGTAATACAATGCTCTGCCAATACAAGTTGTAAAATTATCAAAGTCTTTTCCGTAGAACTGCTCACAACTACTTACATGCACATACCGTAATGCATGATTTCTGATGTATTGTTTTTCATTATCTGTCAATTCATCTGCATTATCTAACAATGAAAAATCAAACAAGATATTTCTCTTACCAGTTTCAACTGAATCGACATATTCCAAGTTATTTTCTTTTGCTGTCTTTTTAGCTGTCTTGTATAATTTATACTCTTTAATCTTCATTTTTCACTTACCTCCTATACGGTCTGACATATCAACATTTTTTCATTGTAAATTGAATCAATAACCTCATAGTTCTTCACTTTTTTATTAAATGGTGTTTTGTCATACTGTCTTATATCTCCAACATGACCATCAACACATATTTTGTTGATTCGTTCACTTTTTGCTACTTCCATTACAGTTTTCATTTTTCATAAACCTCCTACAATTCAAATTTTTCCGACATAATATCTACATTTTCCATATTTCTCATCCTCAATCCAATCACCATTAGCGAAAATCTGTTTCAAGCATTCGTTTGCTTCGTATTCTGTATCAAATATAAAAGCACTATCTTCCTCATTTTCCATACAATGACTTAGATAATCTGGAAGTCCATAATATTTTCTATATATTGTGTACATGTATATTTCGCTCCTTCCATTACAAAAGGCAGACACAATTATTTGCATCTGCCTTTATTTATTCTCTGTTTGATTTACACTTCGATTACTTCCCAAGTCCATTCATACTCTCCATCACAAGAAGAAAGATAAGCAGTTCCATCATCGCTTATTGTAAAATCAATCTGTTCCTTTCCTTCTTCGTCAGAATTATTCATTTCTTCCTCGTAAGTATTCTGTGCATCCTTTTCGAGAAATGCATAAGCATCATCCTCATTATCGAATGCATCATGACTTGCAATTTCTTTATTATGAACCGAATAACAAATTACTACATATTTTTTCATAATTACTACCTTTGCCTTTCTATTTATATATTTCTTGTTTACTCGTTAACTTTCTTTACTTCAAGGATTTCATACTCAACATCTCCATTATCAAGTCCATAAATTCTTTTACACTCTTCAACGGATGATACTGTGCAACTTTGCGTTCTCCATTCCCAATTACTCATTGCGTCTTTGTATCTGAATGTTATATTAAGCATCTGCATTTTCCTCCTTTGGTGTAATAAGCTTTGTAATTCTATCTTTATGGAATCTACAATAATCATCAATACTGCCATTTCCATATACCCAAAACCACTGTTCTTCATAATCCCAAAACACCATCACTTCATGTCCACATGTTACATTACTGAAAACATATTCTTTTCTTTTTCCATCTGTCGAATTGAAACAATCGTTGATGCTATTTTCGGTTGCTCCATTTTTGGTTGCCTTGAGGTATAAATATCTTTTAAGATTTTCCAAATCCTTTTCAGTGTCTACATTAAAAATCTCTACTGTGTCATCATATGAGAAATTATCATTAATTTCGCTTTGTGATATAGTTCCGTTGGTCAACCTTTTCAATTCCTTACTAATTGCAAACAATGCAGATTCCTCATATTTCTTACATTCTTCTTCAGTTCTAAATACCGTACCATCCTCTGCTACATACTCTGTTCTTACCACTACTTCTCTTGTTTCTTTTACTTCGTTTGTTCTCATAATATTTACCTTTTACCTTTCTCAGTCTTTGATTTCTATAATTCCATTATCTTCAAGAATTGTCTTTACCATTTCAAATTGCATATCTCTATCTTCTGTATTTTCAACTGCATCTACAATAGATTCAATTAGCAACTCCATACTTTCACTTGTTAATCTAAATTCCATTTCAATCACACTCTTTCTAAGTAAATTACAATTTCCTTTGACTACATTTCTTCATTATTATATGTATAATCAAAATCTCCATATTTTAATTCAGACTTAATAATATCCCTTGTTTCGGTTTCCCAATCCTCTCTGAATAGTTTTGCTTGTTGTTTCGGAGTATTCTCTTTTTCTTTACATATAATATGTTCTCCATCCCAATCATGATAAGTAGTAACTGGTTTATATTCCATGTTACCTTCTTCAATTTCCTTTGAGATTTTCATTTTTAACTTTTGTTGTGATGTTCCAATGAAAAGAAGTCGCATACTAGAATACTCTTTCCATTCATTACAGCTATGTAAATAATATATTTGCTGTGCCATTTATATCACCTACCTCTACTTTCGTTAATTTACCATTCAGGTTCAGTATCAATCAAACCTAAATAAAACTCATCCTTTTTAGTGTTCCAAAAATACTCACGCAAATCAGTTAATGTCTTATCCCCGTTTTTTAATGCCTCATAATCTGATAATACATTTTCGTCTGTATAATTTCTGTATTTATTCTGAGCAATACTAAGTCTGAACGTTTCTCCCTTTCTTATCCATCCCCATTTATTTGTATTCTTAGCGATTGGATAAGCTCCGATTGTATATCCGTGTAAATCAGGATATTCCTTTGTATTTTCATCATGCCAATCTTCAATCTGTATTTTAGTTCCGTCTGGCATTACTGCTCTATCAATGACTCGCATAATTCTCAACCTCCCCATGTTTTGGAATTTCAATTCCAGACTTTATTTCTTCTCTCGCAACAATATATGATGAAGTTTTTCTATCAAGTGTATAATATTTTTCTCTTATTTTATTCTGTTCTTCGCTTGCCTCAAAGAAGTCTTTAGTTGGATCGTCCCAATACCAAACATAATATGTGTGTACAGTATGAGTAATTTCATCATATTTTCTTTTACATCTCATGATGTCACCATTTATCAGGAATGTATCTTCTTCTAATTTAAGATGATCAAATTCCGTTGGTGATACATGATGCTGTTTCTCTTTCCAAGTCCACACAATGAACTGATTCTGCCAATGTCCTTTGAAAATTTCTGCTCTATATGTTCTCAGATAAGCATATAAATCTGTTTTACTTTTCCATGCACAACCTTCTCCAAAATATACATAAGGTGAATCATCTTTAGGATTGAATGATATATACTGTTTATCAAAATCCTTTGTTGTGAACTTATATCCATTTTCACTTACAAAAGGATTTTTACTATCTACATATTCCCATAAATTTACTTCCGCTATAAAATCAATAGCACCATCTGCACAGCCTCCACAATTACCCCAATCACAAAATCTCTTTTCAATTTTACCTATATATTTTAGTTCTCTTGTTGGTAAATGTGTCCACGCTCCACCACTTGTATTACAACTAATTCTGCCTTCGTATTCATGAACAAAAGGTGTATATGGTCGTTCACAGATATAAATTTCATTCGCATCTGCTTTTTCAATATGAGCTGCTCCATAGTAATCTCCATATTCATTTGTATATCTAACGCAATCACCTATACTTGGAGTCTTTTCAGACCGTGTATTTTCTATAAGTTCAACATACATATTTGCCTTATCTACATCGTAATTCATAAGTATATGCGAACTACAAAATCTTGCGTTAATCTCTCTTAATGTATCTATTGTATATTTCATACTAATCAACCTGCCTTTCTAATTTCTCCAACTTCTTGTTACTGTGTCATATAAAGCTCCGTTTGCATCCTGGTATTCATCATCATTTGAATATGTGAATACATAACACTTGTGACCATTAATTATTTTCGTTTCTCTTTCTCCATGCAACATTGCATATCTTTCTCTAAAACTTGCACTATCACACATTTCTCTCATTTCTTCATCTCGCTTTGGATTTCCACAAGCTGCTTGTACACAGCCATATAACCATCCATTGAGATAATCAATGTTGTAACAATACTGTCTCCATGAATCTGAATTATCAGTGAATATATAGAAACTTTCTCCGTCATCTCCTCGCTTAATCCGTGGCTTGCCAAAGTTTGCAATAAATGCCATCAGGTTGTCTTTAATAATTTCCATTTCATTTTTTGTAAAATCATACATAATTCATTCCTCCTTGTAATGTAATAAAATAGGCAGCTAGGTATTTATTCTCCTAACTGCCTTTGCGGTTACTATAAATTTATTGCTTTTCCGTTCTCGTCATATTCAATCGGTGCAATGTGAACCGCATAACCGATTTCTTTTTCTTTATCGTAAATCTCCATTGTACCACCTGCACAAAATTCAAATGAGAACCGCTTATCATCCGATTCAAGTAATTTAATCAGATGATCCGTGAGTTCATTTAAGTTCTGTGCGTCCTCTTTTGATTTTTCAATAGTTGTCATTTCGCTTCACTCCTTTTCATAAATCTCTAATTTATGTAACAAATCAAACATTGCTACATATCTACCCTGATTCCGTTCTTTGAGTTTATCATTGTCGTTCTGCATTGCATCATCATAATCTTTATTTACTTTTCTAAATTCCTCTGCAATAATTTCAAGAATTTCATCCTTTGTCTTTTCACATGTATATCTACTCATTTCCATCACTCCGTTCCCTATAATTTTCAAATCCAATTCCACCACTATAATTAATAATCATTTGTATATAATATGGTAAAAATTCCGTTCCTTTTTCAATCATATGTTCTTTCTCCTTCCATATTATGAAATCTTAGTTTCAATGCCATCTATAAATTTCTTTATTTCCATTTACAGTGTCAGCAACCAATATGTAATCACCTGTTGCGTAATATTCTCCTGTATACATTGTACGAATAGTATCGTTTATGTATTTTCTAAATGAAAAAGATTTGGCAAGTACCTTTTTATCAAAGTCCCTTACAACCGCATATGAAAATAAACCTCTCTTTTCCACATGTGCAATACTTATTTCTCCGAATACTCTAATGTTTGATTTTTTCATTTTTGATTTCTCCAATCTTCTAAAGAAATGTGAATTTCAGACACTCATTATTCCATCTAAATAATCATTTAAGCCTTCAAAATAATCTTCGTTTGGCTGTTCCTGATGAACAAATTCCTCTTCGCACTGTTCTTCATAAGCTGTTTTCTGTGTCTCTTTATAAATAATTTCATCAATTCTATTCATTTCTCTTGCCTCCAACTCTAACAAACACACAATTTCAGTGTTTCTTTTTTCTGCAAGAATAACATCTGCAAGGTGCTTTCATATTCCTATCAGTAAACCAGATTCTTTCATCATCTGTTTGCCAAAAATATTTTCCGCATTCCTTACATTTTTTAACATCCTTTAGATCATTTGCGTTATGCTTTTCTACGGCATTATCTGCATATGTCTTATTAGCCATCCATGAAACAGTTGAATCGCATGGCATCGTCTGAACTTCTGTCGCAGTATTATCTGCTACAAATTTCTCTCCATTAAAATAAATCTTATATCCTAACATATTATTTCCTTTCTTCCAATGAAACACGCATTTACTTTGCATTTACAGCTTCTACTAACAAATCATGATATAAACAACAATCAAAATTGTTATTCCAATCTAATTTTCGTCCTACCTTTTTCTCTGCATCTTCCCAAGATAAAAGATAAGAGTATTTACGTTCAAATTCCTGAAAACTCATTATTTTACCTTTACCTTTCCTTATGAATTATCCATTTCTAATTAATCATTGTTCCATTCACCATTTAACACTTTATTTATTTTTACTTTGTTTATGTCCTGGTCGTTAAGAGTAATAGATGAAATGCCTTTAAATTTCTCAATTAACTCTTCTCTTGGCATAGTCCAATCAAACACTCTTAAATATGTCATTACATCTTCTTTTTTCACATATTCTCCGCTCGTGAAATCATTATATTTCATTTTATTTTCTCCAATCTTTCCTATGTTTTTATATATCTGCATTATTTGCACCATCAGAGAATCCATCATCATATCCCTTGTTGTACATAGGATTCTCGAACTTTGTGTTTGCTATTGGACTATCTTCTTCAATACCGAACCACTCTTTCTCTTTATCTGTCATCTCACAACAATTTTCAAAAAATTCAAACGCACTTTCTCTATCATCGGAAATAAGTCCGTCCTTAAAGGATGTCGCAAGTTCTTCAAGTCTTGTCCGTGGAATATAATTCTTATTTACTTTTTCAAACAGCTTTTCAGTTGCTTTATTAAGTGCAACTAATTTTTCTTTATCATTTAAAAACATATAATATATACCATGTTCCCACTGCTGTCCCCATCTTTCCAAGGCAGAATATCCGCAAGCTACAATATAATTATTATCTGTTTCAATAAGAGAGAATTTTTTACCTTTTTCATTTGATACTACTAATATTTCTCTATGATTTTCTTTCATCTCACACCTCCAAGTTATATTCTTTAATTAATCTCTGTTTTACCATATCATTCAGATCCTTATTGACAGGCATTATCCTATGCGTTGTTCGATTAATATATACGAAATGACTCCCCTTACATCTTGTCGGCGTATATCCATTCTTCCGTAATATCACATCAAAGTCACGCATTCGCTTTGACTTTCTAAAATTGTGCATAAATCTCACTCCTTTCTTTTACCCGTATAGCCTGATAGTGCAGCTTTATATGTATATGTTCTCTCTTATGCTGTTCTCTTTTTAATAAAAATAACCTTTGTACCTTCAATCACTCTTGACTGTTCAAGTCCAAGTCCCTCTACAATCATATCCTCAACATAAAGAGATACCGCTGTTCTAAAATCTAAAATAGGATATTTTGCACAAGCATTTGCCTTTAAATTCTCTGGTGTAATCTTTCTGAACTCTTCTGATAGAAATTTCTTTGTTTCGCTTCTGTCTTGAGCATATAACTTATACATATCTCTTAATGCACGAGTTACATAACTTACATATCCACTGTGCTTTCTATCAAATCCAGAATCTCTTATTATGTCATATACATATTCTGCACAAGCTCCGTTGTCAATTGAACAGAGACTCAATGCTTCTGTATATGAACCAAGAACTCCACTTCCTCTATTGCCTGCATTTTCTCTATACTCAAACCCATAGATGTTTTTCATTTTTTCAAGTGTTTCTGTTGCCGGATCATGTAATACAAGCATTGCACCATGCTTCTGAATTGGCGTTACCTTTCTAACTGATACACCCTGAAATGCATACAGTTCTGCTTCAAATGCAACTCTTTCAGAATCTTCCGTTGGTGCATTTAAGATTAACTGCACCTTTAAATCTTTGTATTTGTCTTTATCTACAATCTGACTTGCAATCCATCTTCCATAGCCATCAACTATATACACTTTACCTTCTTCCCAATGTGGTACACCAAGTAAAGGCATGAGCTTTCTTTCATCCCAATTATTAGTGAGATATTTTAAATCTCTTTCCGTTCTTTCGTCTGTCTGATACCGTGAATCAATTTCCATTAATTCAACAGGTATTCTAATAATTGCAATGTCTTCATGTATATCAGTGTATGCCTTTGTAAGACCTTCTAACTTGTCAACACTTCCCTTTGACTTTCTTCCTGTTACTACTTCAAACATTTTGCACATAATTAACTACCTCTTTTCTTTTAATATTTTTGATATGTATTTTGTGTATAAAAATAACGGCTTGCCTTTTGGTTCGCCGTTTAGTTACTAAACTTTTCAAGCCATTCATCTGTTTTCAGATAATCTTGATAGTCTATATCAATCAAACCTAATTCATCTGCCATTTGATATAGCCACTCTTTGCATTCTTCACTTCCATCTTCTGCAAGTAATTTACAAAGTTCCTGAATAACAGGTGTTACCGTTTCTCTTGCCTTTGATTCTTCAAACTCAACAAGATAATCGTAAGCATTACAAGCAATTTCCTTTGGTGTGAAATTACCCTTCCAGTTTGCATTGCCATATTCTGCAATATCATAAAAATCTCCATATTCCATTATATCTCACCTCTTTCCATTAAATAATTTCTATATGCATTCTCGCTTTCAAACTGCTGATATTTACCTATTGATGGTACAAATCCCATATAAGCAAACCCATTATAATATCCCTTTATCATGCTAACGCCTTTCTTAATTTGCATTTAAGAGTGTCGAATATACTCGGCTCTATAACAAGAAAATTGTCGTCTTGCATACACCTGCTTTCATATACTTGCTGATACTCCATCATCTGCACTGGTGTTAAGCTGTCATATGGAGTTAATAGATTTCTGTCTATAATGTCGTTTCCATCATTTCCTTTTATGATTCTGAAATTAAACATTCCAGGAACTTCTCTTTTGTGTATGACTTTTGTTTTGCTTTTAAATAGCATCATTTCCTTTATACCTCCTGTGCTAATCTTGCATCACGCATAATCCGTGATATTTCATTTTCTGTTTTTGCATTATGAATCTGTATTATTACTTCATCCGAATAACACAAATCTCTTGCTGTTGTGATTGCTGTTCTCTTGTAATTGTACATTTCTCTTGACATATTAATATTCTCCCTTCTTTATCTTACAAAACCTGAATATTGAGCTTTGATAATTGTGTCGTCATATATGATATCTGTATAATTGTCGTGCATTATTAATGAGCAGATATCTCCCTTGTACCAATCTTCGGAATTATCTATAAATGTCCAAAGGTTTCCGTTGAAATCCTTGGTTGTTATTTCGTTTCCGTTTACACACTCAACCACTGTTGACAGTGGGTATGTGTGTTGATTGTAAGTTGCCTTTTGAACTGCTCTACCTATAAATAAGGCAGAAATTGAGAGCGTGACTGTTAAGATTACCATGAGCAGTTTTCTCTTTTCCTGATGTGTAAATTTGATTTCTTTTCGCATTGCTTTAGTTTCCTTTCTTGTAGTATTGATTTTGGGTATAAAAATAGCACCCTTTGCGTTTTGCTTTGGGTGCTTTCTTGAATATTATAATTCTTCTAAGTCTGCAAGATTATGTCTGAATCTTGTTCGACTATTGGTTTTACTGTCTACAACAGTATATTTCCCTTTCTCTTCATTGATATAGAATCCATCTTTGTTTACTTTTGATGTTTTCCATTTATAGCCTTCGTTTTCACATTCTTTCCATGCCACTTTTTCGGCATTTACTGAATACTGCCTTTTAAGTTCTTCTTTGTTCATAGTATTAACCCTCCTATATAATTTATATTTTATTTTCGACATTAAATGTCAATGTGCTTGTAGGAATCGAACCTACTGATAAGTATAATGTTGTTAGCATTATATTATTCACCACATATAAGCACAAATAAGATAAGTAGCCCTCACATCCTCTGTTATATATTCACTTATTTCCTATTAGGTAGACCTCAAACATTAAATGGTATATTCACTTATTACTTATCATCAGGTGACTAACCCTTATGCAGTCAACAGTTTATTATTTTAATTCGCTCCAACTGTTACGAATACCTTACACTGTTTTATACAAACCGATTGCAAGACATACGGTTTTATCAGTGACATTATTCTCGAACTGATTACAGAATATACTATCAACCTAGTTACACTAGACAGTAGGATTTATAGGCAGGGATTGTACTGCTCATACCTCATACACGAATGTAGATAGATACATTCAACATTAGTGTTACCACTAATTCTTGTGTATTGTTCCACTAGCAACTTTTCAAATAACCAAGCATAAGTTTTCATCGTTTTACCGAAACGCCAGTCGCTAACTATATACTGAGCTATCGAATCATTGTTAATTTTTATGATAGTGAATTGTGTCAATCACTCACTATATTTGTACCAAGATGCTATGTGATAGTGTTTACACACTATGTATTATGTACTTGCCACCAGCCACCACTTTTCATGCGCTGTTCACCAAGTTTTCCCGAATATAGAGTTTATATTCGCTGACCTAGCCACTTGGGAGTGCTCCGTAACACCCTTGTCAGCCCTATACGACATCTCCTCGTTTATGGTTCTCGCAAACCACACCCTTGACCGTTCAATCATATGTATTCTTGTAGTGTTGTGCTGATAGTTTAGAGCAGAACATCTACTTGTCCACAAAACCTGAAGTCTATCGTCACCTACTTATTAACGCACACCTCCTAACTAGGTTGTATTTTGTGTAAGTGTATTGATGTCGTGTGTAGGTTAATCACACTAGAATACACATACAGTAACCTTTATGCATTGCGTCTTTAAATTTTGGGTGACTTTAATAGACCGTTTGGGAAGAACTGTCGTACCTCTACGGCTTATCACGGTTTTATTTGTATTGTGTTTAATGTTATGTATTTTTATTGACATATGGGTTGAGTAAAAAAGAACCCTATCTTGACGAAAATGTAAGTCAAAAATAGGGTTGATGATGGAGAACCCATCACAAAATGATGATGTAGATTTTGTGACCTACCCACTCAAAGAGTGGGTAACGCACTAGGCTTGACACGGTTTATACTCGCCTAGTCGAGTTATTTAGCCATACGGCTCTGCTGATTATCCATGAACTTTGTAGCATCTTCGGCAGACTTGAACTCGTAAATCTGCACATACTTGTCATCCTTTGCAAGTGCGTCATAGACCTTATCACCCTTGCCAAGCTTAGTTGCACCAAAGTCTTCAGTCGCAGACATCTTGATGGCAAACCTAGCCTTGCTTGACAGAAATGCACCCTTGACTGTACGGACGAACTTGCCATCGCACTCAAGAGAGCCGACAATCCGTGTAGACTTCTTAGATGCTGTCTTAGGCTCTGACTTAGGTGTTGTGTCTTTAGGTGTCTCTGTCTTAGGCTGTTCAACTGCTCCAAGTCCTAAGAGTTTAGCGATTTTCTGTGCTTCTGTAGCGTTAATCTGATAAGCTACTCCATTAACGATAACTGCATTCTTTAATTCTTTCATAATTACCAACCTTTCTGTCTCATCTTAGAGACTTAAAAAAATATTTTTTGTTCACTGAACTGCTCGTCAGCCGTTCAGCTTGGCTACACCTTATCACAAAAAAATTCTGCTTGTTTCGGTGCAAAACTTCCAAAAATGCTTATTTTTCGTGGTTTTGAGTATGGCGAGAATGGGGGGTGGCAAAAACGGATTAAACCCTTATGAAATGTAAAACCAGGTATAGCAGGTTTATTTACACACCAAGTCAAAAAATTTTTTATTAAAAATAAATTATCTTATTCTCAATCCATTAAATCCCCAATAAAATCAAGCAAAATCCCAATTTTCCCATCTCAAACTCCATATCGTACCCCATATCGCTCAAACCTACTAACCAAGCCACTTTCACCCATCTTACAACCCAAAAATCAAACTTTCATTTCATTAAAAATTCACTCACAAATCCAAAATTATCCTTATTTATAAGCACTTTTACCGATAACCATTTTTAATCCAGAATCATCATTATAATCAATTACATAAATCATAAATCTCTAATCAACAATAAGGGGGCTACATAAAAACCACATCAAAAAATCTAAAATTACCTATATACATCACAAAAACAGCCAAAAAAATCCAATACAAACCATCAAAAATCCTACTATAACAATGCCAAAAACTCCCATCTCTCATCTAATCCCTCTATCATGCCCATATACAGTATTTTTATTTTACCCTACCAATAACACATAAAATCATTTTTACCTACCTAAATGCTCAAAATACAAGGTCAATTTTTTACATCACCCAAAATCACATTAACTATCTATATATATTCATGCACATTTACTATAAATAATATTATCAATTCTCACACTTATATAAAAATCAATTCTCATAGCTCAAATTTCAATTTTTACCCTCTACCCTAACAACTAGCCACCTGACATATAAAAATCCAAAATAGACTCAAAATCATACATTTTTCTCCTTATATTCCATGTAAAGAATTTTATATCAGAACAAATTTAAAAAAGAGAATATAAAATTGTATAAATCACATTTCTAAGGAGGGTTTACAAATGAATACATATTTAATACCAACAACGGCAGCATATTGTTATGAACCATATGATTACATTTATTTTGTTTATGCTGATACACCACAAGAAGCTTATATAAAAGCATGTACTAAATTACAAGGAGAATATATACCACTTGAATCACAAGAATATGAATCATATCCATTTAAATTGTACAAGCCAGATGATACAACTATTTTTCCATTCCATGAATCAAGAAAATATGATATACTTGCAGAAGCATTTAAAAATACAGAAGGAGCAGAATATATGGCGTATTTCAATGTAAACTGGAATGATTATATAGAAGATATAATTAAAATAGCAGATAAAGAAAATTGGTCTAATGATACATACCCTAATAATAAAATTCTTACAAATTATATGGTTCACACATATAAAAAATTATCTTCTGAAAAGAACGTAATTATTAATAATGAATATGCACTATTTAACACAGGACTTTTTACCGAATTCTATCAACCAATATACGCATATCAAGATAAAAGCAAAAATGGATTAAAGTTTCTTACATCATATGATTTAGGAAATATGAATATTTCTGATCGCCCACCAAGAGCAAATTATTTTGATGATCCATCTCTCTTATTATTTGATTGGCACTACGAAATAAACATTAATTATAAACATATATTGAAAGATATTAATAATATTGAAAGAATTCCCGAAAAGCTTAAAGATAGCAAAAATATTCTTAACAATCTCAATGGTTCAATAGAAACTATGAAGAAGCGAGTATCAGCTAATTATAAATTGGCAATACCACAATATTATGAAAATAAGATTCAGTTGTTACTTCCATTATGCTTAGAGGATGATACTACTCCATCATTAGCTTTAACCGTAACTAAAGTAGGAAATTATTATCAAGGTCACACATGTTTAACACTTGATATGGCATATAATAATGCTCGTCTTATTGCAAAACCAGAATCTAACTGGTTATCAATATAAATCAAATAAATATAAAAAATTAACAGGCGGTAATTAAGCTGTCTGTTTTTTATTGCATAAATTTATATTATTCTCCACTATTCTATTTAATAATTCTTAAAAACTTAAATCTCTTTAAGAGAACAATCTATTGTAAATAATCATTACACCACTCTTACCAAATAAAAAAATAAATTTAAAGGAGGATTCTATATGGGTAACTTAAAACTAATTACAACAGAAACATTTAATAACTTATCATGTAACTTTTATAGAAATATATTTGATGAATTAGCATATTAAATCACTTCTCAATCTATTTAGGGAGAAAAAATCACACCTCACAGAAAAAATTAGCCACTTTTATCTCATACCCTTATAAGTTATCACCTAAGACATAAAAATTGAAATTCACCCTCAAAATCGTTAATTTACTCCACAGATATGGGGTATGAGAAAACTATATACAAGCTCAAAAAGATAGTATGTGCGTAAGCACAAGATGTAGCCCTTTGATAAGGGCGGTCTTTTCGCAGCGTTAGCAAGAAAAGAACATCTGTGGGATAGACAATTGAAGAGAATAATATATCAAAGGAGTAATCTATGATACAAGATGATATATCAAAATATCTTAAACAAAAAGAAAGCAATATTTCAAAGAGCAATCGCAAATCAAAGCACAAACATCAATATAAAGAATGTTTAATTCAATTTCCGATTGCATTTACAGGGAAAACATTCATAAACACAAAGTTATATGGATATTGTTCCATCTGTGGAAAAATAGGTTCAGTTAAGAATGGAAAATTTAAAACTGAATTAGAGCAATTAGAAAAATCAAGACAAGGTAACAATAGTTTTCTTATTGCTATATCAGGTTAAAAAATATATGAAAGATATCATAATAAGTTACCTATATTTTTTATTGAAGATTCATTTGCTGATTATGTTGTTTTAGAAAAAGAGAATAATTCAAAAGGAGAATGATATTATGAAAAAATCAATTTTATTTAAAAGAACAAGAAAATCCGTTGCCAAGAAACTATCTAATCATATTTATATAGATATTATTAATAGCCATGATACAAAATTAATAATAGATAACTTTACATTATTAGAACTTATTTATATTGAAAGAGCATTAAAGAAATTGGATTCTATGTCAGAAGAAGAAATTCAAGAATTAAATATAGAATAATTTCACATAGGTACATCTCATATGTACCCAAATGAAAACGTTAATCAAAAACACCATGTACCTAAACCAATCAATAACAATCAAACAAAAAATTATAGAGCTTGTATGAAGCGTAAGCGAAATACAAGCGTAATATTCTTCTCTTGATAATATGAGTCTATATAGATATTGACCTACACAAATCCACACCTGACATGTACCCAAATGAAGAAATTTTTTACTTTTGGGTACGTCATACATGTACCCAAATGAATTTTTGACAATTTCATAAATGTAAAAATTCACGACTTTTAGAAGTCAAGATGGAGAATATACTATTGTACCACTTACAATACTCTCATCTCACAAATTGTAACTGTAAATTATATTTTAGAAGAAAGGAAAGAAAATGGAACAAAAAGAATTAAAAATCGATCCTGAATTAAGGGATTTATTACCACCACTTACTGATGATGAGTACAAACAGCTCGAAAAAAATATTGTAGAAAATGGATTTGATAAAAATTTTCCTATTATGGAATGGCATGGATTCATTGTGGATGGACACAATCGCTATTCTATCTGTAAAAAACACAATATTGAGTACGTTGTTGGTACTCTTGGGTATGAGACGAAGGATGAAGTTATGGAATGGATGTTGGATATCCAACTTGGCAGACGCAACTTATCTCCTATTCAAAGAATTGCTGTGGCTGAAAAGTATCGACCTATTTATGAAAAGCAAGCAAAAGAAAGACAGGCTACTTCAACTGGTGGAGCTAATCCACAGCTTACACCAAATCTGGTGGAAGCTGACAAAACTAATAATCGTTCAGAAAATGAAACCAATTCAAAGTTGGCTAAAATTGCAAATGTTGGAAAAGAAACTTATAGACAAGCAAAACGTGTTCTTGATTCAAATAATGAAGAACTTAAGAATCGTGTTTTATCAGGTAAAACTTCTATTAGTGCTGGCTATAAAGAATTACAGAATGAGAAGAAAAAAGAACAAATATCTGATAATAAAGATAGAGAATATAATACTGAACCACCAACCACACCCTCTCCTACTATTCAACCTTCTCAATCGTCTCAAAAAAATCAAGTTAGTGAAGAGGTAAGGCAAATATGCGAAGACCTTAAAACTGAAAAGTCAAAAGAATATCTTGATTCTATTTGGAATTACAAGATTGACATAATTGAATGTATGAATACTGGATTTGAAAGATTTTATGATGGATTTGTTAGTATTCTTAATGATATGGAAAATCGTGTAACTAAATCAGAATTAGATGAATGCATTACCAATGCGGAGAATAATATAGCAAAACTATTAACCGCTATTGAATTAGCAAAAAAAATAACATTAAAAACGGAGGATTAGATAATGAAATTAAAAGACTTAGTAAAAGGAACAAAAGTAACAGATAATAAGATTGCACATAAGGAAGTACCAATTGATAAATTGGATGCAATGCTTAACTATCAGAGAGATATTGATATGAAACGTGTAGAAAAACTTAGTAGTGATGAATATTTTGATGAAAACGAAGTAGATGAAGTAAAAGTTAGCGTTAGAGAAGATGGTTCTATGAAAGTATGTGATGGTCAGCATACTATTGCAATTTTAAAGATGAGAGGATGGACGACTGTACCGTGTGAACTTCGTTATGGTTTAACTATTGAGGAAGAGAATGATTGGTTTACCATAACTAATACAAAAGAAAAGCCACAGAATAGAAAACGCACACTTACATCTCAGATTAATGGTACATATGAAAAAAATAAGATTGAACAGGATTTTAATAATTGCATAAAAGCACTTGGCTTTAAGTTAGATATTTTTGGAGAAGAACCAGGAAATGATTATAAAATTAAGTGTCCTGCAAAACTATTAGATATGTATAAGGAATATTCGTCAAGAAATGACGTAGATGGCTTTATTGAATGTATGGATTTAGTCAAGGGCTGTTGGAATGGAAATTCAAAATCATTGCAGTGGAATTATATTAGGGGAATGTTTGACTTTTATGAAACATATAAAGGTATTTTTGACAATAAGAGACTTATTACTTCTGTCGGGAAAAAATCCCCATCTATCATTAAAGAAATTGCAGATAATGATAAATATACAAAGAAACCATCTTTAAAATATGCAAAGATTTATGTAAATGAATACAATTCTGGTTTAAATAAGAACAAAAGATTAAAAATGTCCTTATTAGAAGATTAACATAGTGAGGTGATACGTCTTGCCAAACTATGTAAAAATTCCACGAGAAATCATCTATGATAAAGATCTCTCATCTAAGCGTGTAATAATCTTCTCATATCTTTGCACAAGACGTTCACTTGATGACACGGTGGCATTTTCTACAACAGAACTTTGTCACTGGTCTAAACTGAAACCTAATTACAGAGATGGGAAAATAAATCAAAAATATTATGAAGTTCTATTACTTCTCTCTCATTATGGATATTTTGAATCATGTCCTGATTTTGAGAAGTGTCTAAAAGAAAACACCAATTCGGTGAAATATCAGCAAGTACAACTAAATATTGAAAAATTCGATGTGCCTGATAATTTTGGAATCATTTATTTTGATGAATTGGATAAAATATTGAATTTTAAGGAAGAGTTAAAAGGTAAAAATATAGACCTTGCGAGAATGTCATCTGCTTATATCTTACTCTTACTTTCCTATATTCGTGTCAATTTGAATCGTATAGAAGATAAACCCCTCTGTTGCTATCGGTATTTCAAAACGATTTCAGAAGATATTGGACTTTCTGAGAGATATATAGGACGCATAGTTGATATTTTGGAAGAATTAAAAATTATAAAATGTCAACCTATGAAGAGAGAAAAATATATTAAAGATGGGAAAGAAAAATATTTAACTACTCCAAAGGTATTTGTTGATTATAGACATTTTATAAATGATGAGCATGGTCAAAGAATTGATAATAAATATGATCCATGTGAGGAAATCAAAAAACAAATAGAGATTTTGGAGAACAATAAGTTAAGAACATAAAGAGATACTGCCACTTACGACAATATCTCTTTACCATAAATTTGCGCAATGAGTGTTACACTAAACACTCTAATTTGCAGTGAGGCTTCTAATTCACTGGTGAATTATTGTTAAAAAAGTTACTATAAGAAATGAATACAATAGTAATTCACGTACCTACTATATCCTATTTCTTATATGATATGCCATTTTTCGTGATGGCGACACGTTCTTTTCCTGAAGTTACAAGTAGCTTCAATTCTTTATACCGTGTAAAACACTTAACACAATATTTAACAAGATTCAAAACTGCGATTATAACAGCTGGTGTAAGAATAATGATTAGCAATATCTACAATCCTCCTTTCATAATAAGACACTATTAAAATAGGAAAGATTATAGATTTCACTATTTTTAATGTGCATAATCACACCTCCGTACCTGATATAAGAATCAGTCGTGACTTTAGTTAATGAGTTACAAGTGTATATACACATCTTAATGATTATACCATATCAGTGAATTAGAACAAACCCTCATATTTTAATTTTTTAATAAAACCCTTTTGCAATAAGGGAATATATAAAAGTAACACATAAACCGTATCACACTATATATAAAGGAGCGATGATATGAACTATTTAACAAGGAGAACAAATATTTATGACAAAGGAAACAGAAAATCATGTAGCAAGAAGAACAATGGAACTTAAGAGAAAGAATAAGCTTGTATGCTATCCCAAGCTAGTCGAATCAGATTTCGGTGGCTGTGGAGTTAATATTGCCAGTCGTATAGCGGCAGATTTTAAGTTTGATGAAACCAAAAAGAGAGAATGTACAACTAGAGATTATAACAAAAAGCTTAAGGCTTGTGAAGAAAGACAAAATTTAAAGGAGGAAGCGGTACATGCTTAGATACGAAATTATTGCTAATGTTGGTATTAGCGTAGACTTACATAATAATTACACAGTGGTTACCTTGGCAAAATGGAATAAAGAGAAAGAATCTTATTTAGCTACTTTCTACATTAAACAGACAGATATTGACCATTTAGATCTTATGGATGACCAGATTGAAATAGAGTTTTCTTCTGAGATAAAAACAATCAAGAATGATTTAGTGAAATATATTGAAATGCTTATAGAAAGAGGAATTATTCAGAGATATATGGACAGATACAAATATGAACTTGATTGTATTGATAGAGGAACTGCTATGTTTGAGTTAGAGAGAAATGTTAAGTAAATCAGATTATAGATATTTTAAAAAAGCTAAAATGGCTGCTACCATCTCGGATTATAAAAAAACACATATAGGGTGCATAGCCGTTTACCAAGGAAATGTAATAGGAATTGGTTGTAATACAATTAAAACGCATCCTATTCAAAAATATTATAACAGATATAGAAATTCATGGAATAAGAATGGTATTAAACCGACTTTACATGCTGAAATCAATTGTCTTAATTCTATCCGTCATCTGGATATAAATTTCCAAAAAGTAAAATTATATATTTTTAGAACGAGATTAGACAGAGAATTTGGTATGTGTCGTCCATGTCCAAGTTGTATGGCAGCGATTAAAGATTTAGGGATAAAACATATTTACTATACAAGCAACGATGGATATTCCTATGAATGTATAAATTAAAAAGAGAGGTTATATGTATGTGCAACATTTGTGGCAATAATCCTTGTCTTATAAGATGTCCAAACTTTCATCAGAAATATAATTACTTATGTTGCTATTGTGGTGGGGGTATTTTAAGTGGACAAGATTATCTGAGAAATTCAGAAGGACAATATATACATAGAGACTGTATTCCATGTACTGATTATCTTATAGATTGGTTGGGATATCGTGTCGAAACAATGGACGAGGAGGATTATAAAGATGAGAATTATTGATAGACTGAAAATATTTTTTGATATTGATTACAGTTCAAATAAGGAATATTGGATTCCAATTAATGAGATTAAAATTAGAGAAGAATTTCTTGCTACTCCACCCAATTACAGAAAATTCAGGAAGAAAGAAAATACATTCATCAAGTATGGTGAACTGGGGAAGATTATAATTGACAGAAATTATGAATTGATAGACGGATATTGTTCGTATCTTATTTGCAAGAAATATGACATAGGTAAAGCTCCTGTGTGGTTTGAATAATTGTAAATAGAAATTTCATTTAGAGAATATATAAGTGGAGGTAAATTTATATGAATAATAATTTTGACAATGTTGAAGAAATGAAAGAATTGATTATAGATGAACTTTCGGAATGTGAATTTGACAGCAATTTCAGATGTGAAGAATGTTCTGAATTGGAGCAATGTTATTGCAAAGCATCTATAAAATCATCTCATGAATTCGCAGAGAGCTTAGATTATGGTGGATATGATTCTGAAGATGAATTTTGGGAGAATTTAGATTAAATATGGAGGTATAACTATTGGATAATACAGGAATTTACATACCATCTATTGATGCAAAGGATATTTATTTATCAGCACATTACATTGAGGAAAATCCAGAAGGATATAATTTAAAACTCAAAGATGGACAGTATAATTTACGAAAATTTATTAATACACTTGATTACAGTTTGGATCTTATAGAATTAAAAGATATTTATTATAGGAAATTTAGAAAACATGATTTTTCATTTAGAATTAAAAAGCACGATTATTCTGTGAATGTAATTAATCTCACATTTAAGTATTCCGTTAAAGAATGGAATCAGATGAACAAAAACACTTTTGTAAGACTTGGATATGATTACAGAGAACTTACATTTGAAGATGGAATTGCTAAAAATAGCGAAGGTGAAATTGTTGGGATTAAGACGAATGAAAAAATTGAAGATCCGATTGATATACCAAAACCATTTGTTAAAAAGCAGGTAAACATCTACGACAAAAAAGATAAATCTATTGTCAAAGAGATTCAAACTCAGTATCACAAAAAGGGTGAACCAAAGACTATAAAGACAAATGCAGAACTTAGAACTGAGTTGTATAAAGATGGATTTATATGTAATGGTATTAAATATTGTCGTATGAAACGTTCTACTGGTTCAGCAAGAGTTGGTAAATGTCTCTTTATCAGAGAAGATTTATATGAATCAATTTTAAAGTTCAGTTCAGGTAGTCTTAAATACAATCAAGGCGATCCAATTGACTTAGCTGCATATGAGGGATATATTGCTCTTCCATCTAGTAGTATTATTGATACAATTTCAATTAAACCAGAAAATATTCTTTTAATTGATGACTATGATAGCATATTTAATGAGGATGTAATCGAGACTCACGATGAAGATGGATGGCTTAAAACCACTGAAAAGAATTGTAAAATCACAAATACAATTTGGGATGGTCAGTCTCTTATGGATATATCATTATTTGGTGATTATTCAGAATATGGTATGCTTCTGCTTAGAAATCTAATGTTCAAGTCTTGTTGTTTTAACTGCAATATCCAACAATGGTTCAAAGATAATAATATAACAGATGTATCTCAGCTCAATGGTAAAACAAGAGCTACACGCATTGAAGATGTAAAGCTAATTACCACACCTAACAGTATTAAATATTTGAAATTTAGTACATGGGACGAATGGCTTGACCACTTATATTCTGATTTTGGTGTTGTAAAGCATGATAAGAAAACTCACTTCTTTGGTGGTCGTTTGGTACAGACTCATTATCAATTACTCAATACTCTTCAGATGTCAAAAGATGAAGTAAGGGAATTTTTGCAGGAATCACTCGACTTTGCACAAATGCTTAGAGATAGACCAGAAGTTGTGCGCTATTACATTAAATATCCTGATATTGATGAAATGTCACCTATGGATAAACCTATGAGTAGTAAGAATGATGTAGTTTATAACTTAATGTGTGTGAATGATAATTTTACAAAAACAAAATACTATCAAGAATTTCTTATTGACTTACTTCGTTCATATTACAAAAATCTCAAAAATGGACATATTTATGTAAATGGTAATTACTCTACTCTTCTTGGCAATCCAATAGAAATGCTACAACAATCAATCGGTAAGTTTGAAGGAAAAAGTCAAATTGGAATTGGCAACATACATAGTACACGTTTTGAATATAACAAAACTCTTCTTGCTAGTCGTTCACCTCATGTTACAATTGGAAACATTTGGCTTCCATATAATACGGAGAATAAATTGATAGATTGTTATCTTAATCTTACAAATGAGATTGTGTGTATTAATTCTATTGGAGAAAATGTATTGCAGAGACTATCGGGTGCTGATTTTGATAGTGATACAGTAATGTTAACAGATAATGAAAAACTCATTCGTGCAGCTAAAAGAAATTATCATATATTCAAAACACCAACATCGTTTGTTAGTTCAACAAAAGTTAAAAGATATTATACACCTGAACAACAGGCAGATCTTGATATTAAAACATCTGTAAATAAAATCGGTGAAATTGTTAATCTATCACAAGAATTAAATTCTTTACTTTGGGATAAGATGTATCATGGTGCTACTTATGATGATATTAAGGAATTGTATTATGATATATGTCAGTTAGATGTTATGTCTGGAATTGAAATTGATAAAGCAAAGAAAGAATTTATTATCAACAATGGTAAGGAGTTAGACAAGTTACGTGAAAAGTATGATGAGTTTGTGCGTGAATATGAAGAAAATGAAGAAGGCGAATTAGTAAGAGGCAAAAAGCGTATGCCACACTTCTTCTCTCATATCTCTAAACAAAAAGGATATTACAATCCCGACAAGAAACATTATTGTAAATGTCACACTTCGATGGATTATTTGCAGACTATTATTAATGGATTTAAAATTAAGAATCCTTATAAAAAGGATTGGCTTCCATTTGTATCTATATTAGATAACTCTTTATTTAGGACATCTAGTATAAATCAAAAACAGATAAATCGAATTTATAGTATTTTAAAGAAATACATAAATGAAAGGAAGAATATATTCGCCATTGATTCCGACTCAAAAGAAGAACGAAATGATAAAGCAAATAAGCTTAAAGTTGATTTAATTGCAGATATTGAATCAGAAACAATTGGTTTTTCAACATTATATCGTTTACTTTCTTCTCTTGAGGATAAAGAAAATTCTCAAATCAAAAATCTTTTATTAGAAGTTTTGTATCTTTGTGGTAATGATAGCTTTAATAAAGCTATTATCCAATCTAAAAATGAAATTCTCCAATTAGAAGGTAATGGATCTGATATTAAATTATTTAATATTGGGTTTAAAATTACAAAAAAACAAGTAAATTCGGAAATTGACAGCTAATTACAGTTCTCATATGAGAGCGAAATTAAAGTTACATAGGAGAGGGTAGTTTTCTACTTATTACTTTTATGATTACTGCCCTACTCTATTGTAAAATTCTATAAATGCGATTATAGCAAAGGAGGAATTACAATACAACAAGGAAAAAAATATTATAATCAAAATGATATTGCAAATGAAATTCGTAATAGGATTGATTGTTCATCAATAGATGTACTTCGTGTACTTAATTCGTTAGGTGATGTGGTAAAGGATAAATTTAGTGATAGTGATGAATATGTTGAATTAAAAATATTTCCTGGACTAAAAGTAACTTCAAGATATATACCACTTGAACAATCTAAATCTAATCTTAATTTAAAAAATAATTCTATTTTATCTATTACTTCAGTGTTCACTGATGATTTTCGTAAAAAAGTTAGAGAATTACATAATAATTTAGAATGAAATCAGCTTTTCTTAATATCCTGCCCTATAGGGGCATTACATAATATTAAAAGTTTATCTCATAAGCTAACCTCTCTTTCTTATATCGGTGGTTACATTATTTTGATAATGGTGTAATCACTGATACTCTTCCCATATAGTTCAATGGTAGAGCAACGGACTGTTAATCCGTAAGTTACAGGTTCGAATCCTGTTGTGGGAGTTATCCTATTTTTATAGGACTGGTCGGTTTCGGATCAGAGAATATTAAATTCTAAAATAAGCATGGTGACATGTATAAAGTGGTTCTTATCGCATTATAAGGCTGCGACTGTAGTGATACAGTTTGACGGAAAACACATAGGATTTATACCTAACCTAAAATCAGAGGGCTACTGCTAATGATATGGTTCGGTAGGTGTCATGAAAAAGGCACTGTTAATTAACACAGAAATGTGGGGATAATCCGTGTATGGTTGGTGGAAATACCGCAAGTATAACTGCTAGTCATATTTTGGTAATATCTCTTAAGTTGAAAAACAGGGATAGAATCAAAAAGCAAGGAGATCGCAATCCAAGCAGGATGGTGATGATTGGGCGGTACTCAAAAGGTACTGATGGTCAAATATACACCTCATCGTCCAAAATTTAATTACATACTTTTAAATTGGTCAAATAATAGAAAAGATAGATTATTTAAAGAAAATAACAAGCAAAAGTGTGTATGACCGCAAAGAGAAAAACAACTTATTGTCCTGTAATATGGACACATATAACACTCGCAAGGTGTTATGTGAGAAAGTACAAGTATATGCAACTCTAATAGGCTGCAACCTATGAATCTCGCAAGGAAGAATGTGTAAAAAGAAAATCTATAATGCTTTGTGGTAAGAGTTTGCCAGTTATGTCAAAACTGGTGTTGTTGCTACCTACTGTCTAATCGACAGTGTGATAAATTGTGTCCAACCGCAATAGATGGTAGTGTATTGAGTCAATATCTCAGCTCATATTAAGTAAGAGTCTCATACTTCGGTATGGGATTTTTTATTTTGGGAATTAGTTCAGTTTGGTTAGAACGCCTGATTTGGGTTCAGGAGGTCGTGGGTTCAAATCCTACATTTCCAACTACTATTCTACTTTGTAGGAAATAAATCAAGAAAGAAGTGAAAATTATTAAGTACATTTCAAAAAATGAAATTGAAAAATTATTATTCGAAGGTGTAATTAGAAACACAAGACGAGGATATGTAGATCGCAGAGGCGAACATATTGGATATTACAAGACTTGCTTAAGTAGGTTCTGCTTATGAAAAATCGAATTGAATATAAAGGTTTTTATATTGACAAGACTGAAAATGGCTATCGTATCTGTAGACAAGAAGATACAGAAAAGCATACTCATCTCTCGAATCTTAATCCGTCATATAGACTTATAGACAATGTGTTATCAAATAAAATTCCTACTCGTTGTGGATGTTATTATTTAGAGTCACATATTCGTTTGAGTTATGATGAAGATTATATCAGAAAGATTCGTGAGTATATCAAAGTAAAACAGAATAAAACGAAACAAATGTATTTTAATCCTGGCAGAAAGCGTTCTGGTGGGAATTTTTAATTTATGGAGGAAAAGGAAATGGCAGCTAGTAAATTAAAATTTACAAGAACAACTACAGATAAATTAACAGTAAAGGCAGGTACACTCTCAGAGGATTGTACTACTATTACATACACTGATGAGAATGATATGGAGCAGGAAGTAAAAGTAGCCGATCTGCTTACTTCATTTAAGAATCAGGTAATTGATTTTACTGTTGCATTAAAGACAGATGAGGAGCTGGATGTTCCGTCTGATGAAGAGTAAGGAGTGTGATTATCATAACTTCTTATAAAAGATTTGAAAATGAGACAGACGAAGAACTTATCTACAGAGTTTGTTCAGACAAAGATCTTATTGGCTCGTGGCAAAATGTGGCTGATATATTAAATGAGTTGCTTGGTACAGAGTATACGGAATCAAAATTTCGCAAACAGTTTCAAGCTTTTAACAAAATGTTAAGTGCTAATAGAAGTAAATTTACCGATTCTGATGAACAGATTAAGGAGATTGAAGTTCAAAAGCGTGAGTTGGAAAAAGAACGCAAAAAGCTTCAAAGCGAAAAGATTGAATATAACAAATGGTTGCGTGAAGAAGCTAGGGATGAATTAATTGCAGAGAAAATTTGTGAAGCAATTACTTCTCTTGATAAATATTCTTCTCCTGTGCGCATATCTCCATCATCTAACAAAAAATCATGGATATTGGCAATTTCAGATTGTCATTATGGTTGTGAATATGAAATTAAAGATTTTTATGGTGGTATTATAAACGCTTACTCTCCCGAAATCTTTGAGGAAAGAATGACTATTTTATTTAATAAAGTTGTAGATAAAATTGAGGATCTTGGCATAAAAGAGCTTTCTATCATTGAACTTGGAGATGGTATTGATGGTGTTCTTAGAATGTCTCAGTTAATGCGCCTTAGATATGGAGTTATTGAATCAAGTATTCGTTATGCTGATTATTTAGCGAATTGGTTGAATGAATTGAGTAAATATGTCTCGATTAAGTTTCAAATGGTTTATGACTCAAACCATAATCAACTTAGACTTTTAGATGGAAAGAAAAATACCTTTCCAGATGAAAATGTAAGTAAAATTATGATGGCTCTTATTAAAGAGCGATTAAAAGATAATGAAAATATTGTTATCTTAGAAAATCCAACAGGTATGACATATTCAATAATGTCTACATACTGTGTTGTTGGATTTCATGGTGAAAAGAAAAATCTTAAAAATAATCTTTTAGAAATGTCTCGTACTTATGGAGTTCATATAGATTACACAATTTCTGGACATATTCATCATGATAGTATGGCTGAAATCGGATTGGATTCTGCTGTATTATCTGTCGGTTCAGTAATTGGTATAGATCCATATAGTATGACATTAAATGCAGCTTCCAATGCCTCATGTTCTATGTTTGAGTTTATACAAGGAGAAGGAAGAACTGCTGAATATGTTTTTAAATTGAATTAAGTGTAGAAATACTAATTTCAAGACCAAGTACGAGTGACTTGGCTTTTATATTATGCATAAGTAACTATGAAAATTGGGCTAATTTTCTACTTTTAATTAGTCCGATTGTATAGAAATTGTGATGTTACTGTCACAATTGTAAGTTATGAGGGAGTGTACTCAAATGAGACGCTACCCTCTTTTATATTACAAAATAAAATTAAGGAAAATAAAGGAGAAAATTAAAAATGGTAAAGAACGAATTAGTAAGTGCAATCGCAGAAAGAATTGAAGGAGCTAAAAAAGGTGATATTGCTCTTATACTTGATACATACGCAGAGGTTATTACAGATACATTAAAGGCTGATGCTACGGAATCTGTTCCTGTAGGTAAACTTGGTAAGTTTAAGGTTAAGGATGTACCTAAGAGAACAGGCAAGATTATGTTAGGTGACAGAAAAGGTGAGGAATATATAACTCCTGCCCATCAGGAAATCACATTTAAGATGAATAAGTCAGCAAAGCAGCTTTAATTCTGAAGGGACGTGATTACTATAGATACAATAATTATAAATGATATACATGAATTAGCTGATTGGGCTAATTCAATGTATCATAATGTAGTTTCTTATGATAATTTAAACAGTATAGCAATTGTTGCCAAGTATTATGAAGCAAAGACATTAATCGAAACTCTTATTGCTGAAAGAGGTTTTGAAATTTCAAGTATTAAAGAACTCGGCGATTCTAATGTCAATGGATATACAGATGAATATATTATCACATTATTTGTTGGTGACATTGGTTGTGAGCCTGCAAAAGATAATAATGGATATAAGGATATATGCGGAGAAGCCGTTTATGTTCTTGAGAATTGCAATTCTAAGATAATGTCGCATGTTTATGGTGAGAATATATTTGAAGTGTATATTGATAATATCAAAGATACTGATGATGACTACGATGGCGATTGTGAGAATTGCGATTGTTGTGGTAATGATACTTATTATTTTGATGTAAAATCTGGAACTTATGAGATTAATGGTAAAAAGGTATCTAAGAAAGAATTGTTAGATTATTTAGGTGAGAAAATTGATGAAATGTCTGAATGGAATAAGAGCTTTTCTTCTATAGTTTCTGAATATGAAGCAATTCATAATAGTATTAAAAGAATCTATAAACTTGATGATTTGTTAAGATTTTAATTAGCAATATGTTGCTAGTTAATAATTAAATATATTTGGAGTGTGCAATTATTGGTTGCACACTCCTTTATTATGGGTAGGTATGCAAGTGGTTAAAGTAGGCAGACTGTAAATCTGTTGGCGAAAGCCTTCGAAAGTCCGAATCTTTCCCTGCCCACTAAAATAATTAAAATAAATAAAATATTACAAGAAGTAGCTTAGTTTACCACTATCCTACTTCTTTTTTATATGTGAAAGGAAGTGATTTAGTGGCACATGTAACAAGGGTAAAATATTTTACCAAGGATAAGGAGAAATTCATAAATCCTGATAACTTGAAGAAATATAAAAAATATCTCCAATCAAATATTATAAAAAATCAGGATGTTAAAGATACAACATATAAAAGATATGAGGGATTGTTTCGTCATTTTCTTATGTGGCTAGGTGAAAACTATGGTGATTTAGATTTATATTCAAATGAGTTTATGGAGAATGCCGTTGATATTATGGAGAATTATATTATGTTCTGCCAGGAAATACTTCTGAATCATAAAAAGATTATCAACATGAAAATCTCTGCTATTAGTTCATTCTATATTTGGTCTATGAAACGTGGTTTTGTTAAATACCATCCTTTTGATGGGAAACTTGATAGAATGAAGAAAGCTAATGAGGAACATATTTTAAATTCGTATTTCCTTACAGAAGAACAAGTTCAGACAATCCGTAGAGAATTATCTGAAAATGATAAGTATTCAATTCAAGATCAAATTTTATTTGAAGTAAGTTTTGACTCAGCAAATAGAATTGGTGCATTGTTAAGATTGCAGTTATCCAAACTTGATTTAGAGAACAATATGTTTGTAGATATAAGGGAAAAAGAAGGATACCGTACACAGGTAGTTTTCGGGGATGTTGCAAAAGAGCTTATTCAAGAGTGGCTTGAAATGCGAAAGAATGATTATGACCACTTGGAATGTGATTCATTGTTGATCACAAAATACAATGGAGAATATAAACCTATGGGTGACAGTGCAATCAGAGATAGAATGAAGAAATATGGCGAAATTATTGGAATTTCTGACTATAGACCTCATTGCCAGCGTAAGACTAGGCTAAATCTTGTATATGAGGAAACTGGTGATTTAGCATTAGCAGCCGAGCTTGCCAATCATCGATCCACTGAAACAACTAGAGAATTTTACTGCCGCAAGCAGACCAAAGCAGAGGTTATGAATAAAATCAATGCTCTAAGAAGCAAAAATTCTAATGTTGCTGACGAAGAGAATAAATAATCCTTCCGAAACCACTCAGATATATGTTATCCGTGAAGATACTGAGGATGCCGATGAAGCTTTCGTCTAACACTTCTTTTTATTCCAACACTTCTTCACATAACAACCAAATTTAATAATTTTAACCCCTAGAATATCTATCCCTTTAATTATAATCTTAATAAGAAAAATAACTAAGAATACCTCTCCACATACAAATGCATATTTGTAGACCATACCTTCATTATTAAATAAAGCTGCAATTATAAATGACATATAAATAATTAGTCCATCTACTCCACAGAAAAATATGAACTTATCGTCTTTAGATGAATACATAACACTCTGTATAAAATTAGGTTCAAGATATCCTAATCTTCTGCGTAGATATGAATTTCTATCATATATGTTATTTTTGAAATTATTGTAGTTATATTTATTATGATTGTCTTTTAATATTATATATGTTTTATGAGTGGATCTGTCAATATATTTGATATTATAATCATTCATATAAGTTGATATATGATTTATAATATCATTTATAGTATTTTCGTTATATTCCTTATTATTGCTTAAAATTTTATACAAGGGATAATAAATTTGATTATATGCAATTTTCATATTATCTAATGGAATATTCTTATTATAATTATATTTGGTTACAATAAAGGTAAATATACCTGTTATAAGTGCAGGAAGAATTATTTTTAATATTTCTATAAATGATTTCATAATTTTACCTCATTATATTTTTACTTGCATCAGCTAATTATATGTGTTACAATACAAACCAAAAGAAACAAGCAATTATCCGTTAGACGGTTGAGCCAATATAATCAACAATGGCTAAATAAATATAATATTCAACACATTAATGACCGTGCTTTGGCGAGTGGCGGTCATTTTTGTGTTTATCAAGAACTCTAACTAGGTATGTAGAGCAAATTCCGCTTACTATACCAGTTACTAATGTAAAAATTAGTAAACCACAAAATGTCACGTATTATCCTCCTTTGTAAGTATTTCCTACATGATGTCACGAGGATATTTATATAACAGAACATCACTGCTCTGACGTGACTCAAACACCTAACCATCTCTATCTAGCCAAACAAAGATGTTTGAATAACCGCTTGTCCTTTACATTATAAATCATATGACATTTTCTGTCAAAATATTCCAAAAAAAGAGAATAATATAACATATAAATCAATCAGAGAATATAAAAGTATCTTAAAAAGAATTTCTTTTGTATGGGTTGAGTCTAATTTGATCCTAGTTTTCTTAATTCTATCGACATCTAGGATAATCGGTTAATTTCAACCTTAGAAATGAGAAGATGTTCGTGCCTCTCTGCGTTAATGAGAATCCTTAATTGACGGATAAGAGTCATTAAATCTTATCAATTGATCTTTACTCCGAAGACCGAAAATATATAGAGAATAATCAGTAAGCATGGATACCTTGTGTGTCTTAGGGTACTTAGTTTGTACCTGAATAATAAAGTGGGTGATACCCACATTAGATCTGTTCGTCTAGTGGTCTAGGACATCGCCCTTTCACGGCGGCAACAGGAGTCCGAATCTCCTACAGATCATTATGCGGTAAACCTGATGTGAAAACCTATTTTTTGGATGCATACGAAACTTAGGCGTGTAAGCTCAACACTTACTACCGCCCTTATGTTTTTTATAACTTTTTAGTTATTATAACAACATATTCTATTTAAACTTTTTCTTAGATATTTTCGATCAGCATATGGAGAGATATATAAAAAAAGTTGTTCAAATCCTTTTTTATTATGATATACTGTATATCAAAAAAGGAGAAAAATTATGGAAAATTTACTCAAAAAGTTTAATATATTTGATTTATTTACTATGCTTATTCCAGGTGTGATTATTTTAACTTTATCCTGTATTTCATTATCATTCGAATATTATGACAGGTGGACAAATTGGGAAAAGGAAAAATATGTAATCTTTTTTGTAATTAGTTACTTGTTAGGTATAGTTTTTCAACAGCTTGGAAATATAGTTGATCAAAAATGGATATATAGACATGTATATGGTGGAAGCCCTAGAGAAATTTTTCTTTTAAAAGATAAATATATGAAAATACTAAATAATGAATTGGCTTATAAGGACGCATTAAATATAAAAAAGTATTTAATTGATTATTTTGATATAGATACCAAAAATATTAGAAATATTGAACAACAAAAGCAATTAAACGCAAGAATATTTTCATATTGTTTAAACATTGTAGAAATAAATGGGTTATCATTCAAGGCTGATAAAATGCTTGTTATTTCTGAAATGAGTAGATCATTGTCGTTAGGGTTTATATCTATAATTTTATTAAATCTGCTTATGATTCTATTTTTTCATTTTCATTATGTATTTTTTCTTATGGAAAATATTATATTATTATTTTTAGCTTATATATTTTTTGATAGAAAAAAACAATATGAAAAGTATAGATATATAATTATTTTACGAATGTTTTCAATATATATGAGAGATAAAGAAATTAAATAAAATAGTAAAGAGTCATTTCCTTTGGAGGTGGCTCTTTTGTTATGTAGTATTGGCAGAGTTGGTATTGCACCTGATTGCTAATCAGAGGTCATCGTTTATTCGGTGCATAGGTTCAAGTCCTATATACTACGCTCATGCCGTGTGTCCGATTGGTCGAGGGTGCTGTCTTGAAAACAGTCTGGATGTAAAAGTCTTTAGGGTTCGAATCCCTAACACGGCGTTCTAAATAAATTGCACTTTCATTGGAAATTTAATATTGGAAATTATGAGAAGTTATTTCGTATGAGGTGGCTTCTTTTTTATATTGAAATAAAAGGAGGTGGTCGTTAGTTTGGCTACGACAAAAGAGACACAGCCTACAAAATTAACGGCTGCACAATTAAAGAAGAAAATTGAAACACAGGAAGAGAAAATCAAGTCACTTAAAGAGGGTGCTTGGTGTTACATGTGTGATACTCATAAAGCTAAAGATAAATTTTATGTAAGTACAGATCCTATGAGTAAAAGTGGTCTTACTCCAATTTGTAAAGACTGTGCAAAAAAGATAGCCCTTAAAATTGGGAAGGACAAGGTTGAACATGAGCCTGATAAGAACTCTGTAATCGAAACAATGAGGTATCTTAATAAGCCTTTTTTGTCAAAATTATGGGATGCTAGTATTCAAGAATCGGAAAATTTAGCTTTAGGCAAAGTTCGTTCTAATGGTTATTATTCATATATAAAGAATGTGGCTATGGGACAATATAACACCATGACATTTAAAGATTCGGATATTTTTGATAATCACGCAGTCGAGGACGAGACACCAAAGGAACAAACAACCGAGGAGGAACTTATTGAGTCTCACGCAGGATTGGATACATATGATAGTTTCTTAAAAAATAAGAATGATGTTATTCGATTACTCAGCTATGATCCTTTTGAAAAAGAGGATATAGCCGACCAACCATTTTTATATTCTCAGTTATTAGGTCTATTAGATTCTAGTGAAGATGCAAATGAAGACATGATGCGTACCTCTTCCGCTATCTCTATTGTTCGTGGATTCTTACAACAATCTAAAATTGATGATACCATATCAAAATTAATGTGTGATATTTCTAATATTGAACGCAATTCTGCAACAATTAAATCCCTACAAGAAAGTAAAGGAAAAATAACTTCGGTCATTACAAGTCTTGCTCAAGACAGTTGTATTTCATTAAAGCACAATAAAAATGCTAAAAAAGGTGAAAATACTTGGACTGGTAAAATCAAAAAAATTAAGAGTCTTAACCTACGAAGTGGTGAAGTCAATGGTTTTGACATTGATACTTGTAGAGGTATGCAACAAGTTCAGGAAATTAGCGATGCTTCTATTATGAAGCAATTGGCACTTGACGAATCTGAATGGTCAGATATGGTTTCTGAAATGCGTGTTGTAAATACTGGTCTTCGTAAAGAAAAGGATGCTTATCAAGAAATTAATAGAATCTTATTGAGAGAAAATCTTGATTTGAGGGATACATTAAAAGAAAATAATTTACTAAACGAAGAACAGTTAAAAGATTTAAAAGATGTTTATTCTGTTTTTGCGGAATTTGACGAAGAGAAAGAATCTCCTGATGAAGAATCAAAGGAGGTTGTTGAAAATGAATCAGAATAAACAAATGATTATGAATTACTATCAGAATGAAATTCTTGATTATGATAAGGATTTTTATAATCAATACGGAATATATGTAAAACCACATGGTTACTCTATTTCTTCTCGTAAAATTGAATCTTATATTCAAATCGCTGAAATCCAAAAATATCTGCAATGCAACCCAGTAAAAGCTATAGATCTCTTTTTCAATATAGAGCTTTTAGATGGGCAAGCACTTCTTGTACAAAGAAGTTGGGTTTGCCCAAATGTACTTGCAGTATGTACTCGTGGATATGGTAAAAGTACAGTTATTGACCTTGAGATTATGTCTAAAGATATGTGTTTTTGTAATGTATGGACATATATTGCAAGCGGTACAGGTGGTCAGGCTGAACAAACTTTCACTACTTTGGAACGACTTGCCAATGATAACATTGATACATTTTACGGTTCAACTGGTTCTTTATTTAAGAACGAGATTGAAATTAAAAATGCAGCAGGTGATGGATTTTCACACTCGTCCAATGGTTTTTCCTATTCATGTTATAACGGATCTATGACTAGGACATTGAACGGAAATATAGATGCAAAAAGAGGTATGCGAGGAACAGTAATTTTTGACGAAAGTGGTTTCTTGTCTGATGAAATGATGAATGTATATGGTGCATTCGCTGTTGTAAATAAAAGTTTAAAAACTGGTAAAGATATTGATGGTAATTCAATTGATCCTATCCGTCAAAGATGCTTACCAAGAGATTTATCTTATCAAAAATATTATATTAGTTCTGCTTCGTCAACAGATACACAATTTTGGAGATTATATAGAGATTTTTCAAAACAGCAGATTATGGGAAATCCTGACTATTGTGTATTGCATATAGATTGTGAACAAGCATTTAAACCAACTCTTAGAGGAGAATTAGTCACTCCTCTTCTATCTCGTAATACGGTTGAATCCGAAATGAGAACAAATCCAGAAAAAGCTAGGCGTGAGTATTATTGTATTTTTACTACAGATGCTGGTACTGACGCAATTATTCGTAGAGGTGTTATTACACGTAACGAAGAAACTAGAAAACCACTTCTATATAACGATACAGGTGATAAAAAATTCGTCATCACATATGATCCTGCTAGAAGTCGAGATAATTCAGTCATTCTTGTTGGAGAAATTTATGAATACGAACAGGTAGACGGAAGCATTGATACAAGAATGAGATTGGTAAACTGTATTAATCTTATTGATGTTGGTAAAAAAATCAAATCTCCTATGCAGACACCAGATCAGATTGAATATTTAAAAAAAGTAATTCTTGATTATAACGGTGGAGCTGACGCATATGGAAATATTGTTGGTGTATACATTGATGCAGGTAGCGGTGGATCTGGTGTTAATATAGCTGATTATTTAATGCCAGATTGGACAGACTCTGCTGGCATTGTTCATAGAGGCTTAATAGATAAAGAATACTCTGCCGATTATGTTAAGAAATTTCCAAATGCAGTAGACAAAGTACATCTTATGTCCCCTGCTGGTTACAAATCTGAAATGTATGAAGCAATGATAGAATTGATGAATCAGGATAAAATCAGTTTTACAGCACAATATGACCATAAAGGCTATCTCACTGTTTTTGATGTTGATGAGAAAAAATTGGCTAAAGAAAAAGAACGAATTTCTGCTGAACTCAGAAAACAAAAAGTTAATGAAAAGGAATTTGAAACTAAGCTCAATGAAGAATTAGAGAAAATTGAATCCGTTAATACAAAAACTATAAAACTTGATTGGCAGGATGAAATTGCTCTTGCTAACATTGATGCTTTAAAAGAAGAACTTGTAAATATGGTTCGTAAGAAAAGAGATTCTGGAAAAGATTCATTTGAACTTACGCCTGAAAAAGCCAATAAGCTCCACGATGATCGTGCGTATACGGCGTGTATGGCTTCTTACGCCCTCATGTGTGAACGTAGAAAAGCTATTACAAATAGAAAACGTCCAACCGAAGATGCCACAAGTTTCATAAATAAACTTACAATTCGTAAAGCAAAATACAATTAAGGAGGTGCATTATCAAATATGCCAAGACCTAAGAAAGTAGATGCAAATTCTAATGCACCTGCTAAAATAAATAATTCACAGAAGAAAACCACTTCTTCTACTCCAAAACAGCCAACCACAAATGAAATGCGTGAATGGTATGAGAAAAATAAAAGTAGACTTGAACATTATGAAGACGCAACAAGTGCAATTACAAGTCTTCGAGACATTCAGAAATCATCCAGATATACGTCAATCAGTAACTACTCAAAGGAAGATGTAAAAACATACATAAAGAATATCTCTTCTAATGAAAAGAATCTACGAAGCTTATCTCGTTATCTTTATTATCGTTCAGAAATCTATTATCGTCTTTGTAAATATTATGCAAATCAGATTGATCTGACAATTCGTAATATAGTTCCCCCTTTTATAATCTCAGGTGAAAACGATATACAATCCACTTTACAAAAGTATCAAGAAACAGTTGATATAGTTGACACTCTAGGATTGAATTATGAATTTCGTAAAGCTGCGTCTATCACTTTAAGAGAAGATGTATTTTATGGATGTGCTTATTATACAGAAGGACAAGGAATGTTTGTTCTTCCATTAGATCCAGATTATATGAAAATAGCAGGTATGTTTCCTGATGGTTCATTTGCAGGAGCTATGGATATGAGTTATTTCCGTAGTCATCAGGAACTTCTTGAATATTGGGGAGAGCCATTCAATAGTATGTGGAACACATATCAGAGCACAAATGAAAAATATCAGCTAATTCCAGAAGAATATAATGTATGTATTAAATTTAGGTCTGAAGACTGGGAAACCATCGTTCCCGTGCTTACACCTATATTTTTATCATTGATTGATCTTATGGACGCTTCTGATTATCAAGCAGTTCAACAGGCAGCTAATATTTATAAATTAGTGTGGCTTGAAATGAAGACAATGGGTAATGATGTAGATGATTGGGCTGTAAATCCAGATATAATGATTCAATATTTTAATCGTATGCTTGAAGAAGCTTTACCACCTTATATCTCTGCTGCTATTGTTCCTGGTGAATTACATGAAATTAGTTTCCCAGATGATGCTACTGGTGATGTAACAAAGGTTGAAAAAGCAACAAAAGAAATTCTTAATACGGCTGGTGGTGCTCAGATATTAAATTTAAACTCCGCTTCTAACTCTACTGCCTTTACATATGGCGTACTTGCAGATTCTACATTTTCTATTTCAACTCTTATTCCACAGATTCAAGCGATTGTAAATCGACTTTTATCTAGTTGGATATCTGAACCTTGTAAAGTTAAATTCTTTGATGTTTCTATTTATCAGAAGGATGATTTTAAAAAATCAATCTTGGAATCATGCACTAATGGATTACCAAACAAAATTCTTTATAACACATTGAATGGTGTGTCTGAAAAAGATACGTTATCTATGAACTTTTTGGAAGAAGACTGTTTGCAACTTAGTTCAAAATTCAAACCACTATCTAGCACTTATACTCAGACAGGTAATAATAAAGGCGGTGGTCAAGAGAAGGATGATTCGGAACTTACAGATGCTGGGCTTCGTACAAGAGACGAGAATTTAAATGATAAATAGGAGTTGATGGAATGAACCAAAAATTTATACAAACGCAAGATGCACCTACTGCTACTCTCCTATCTCAATTAGGATATCAACAGGTGCAAAATTCTAATGGTATTTATGTATTTTTGAATACTGATACCCTTCGGTTTTCAGAAAATATAGATATAAATAAATTAAAGTATACAAATATGCTTACATTTTAGTCGTCTTCCTTGGGCGACTTTTATTATGTCAGAAAGGAGGAAAAGACTAAGTAGATGCCAAAGGTTATTAAAAAGAAAATTTTAACTGAAGATGATTTACTAAAATTCTGTCAAGAGCAGAAATTTGCAAAATTTAGTTCTAAAGATACTGGCTATCAGTTGGCTTTAAAAGTACCTACTACTTTTGAGATAGATGATACCGTAGATGAAAATCATCGTGGAATGATGCGTCTTAAATTCAGAATTTTTCATACAGGACTTAACAGAAATAAGAGTTATGTATCAAAAGATGCTGCTGAGAAAGCAATGAATACAATTGCTGACAGACCCGTGTTGGCTGCAATCCATCAGCTTGCAGACGGAACTTGGGATTTCGAAGGTCATGAGATGGAAATTGTTAAAGACGAAAAAGGTAATGAAGAACTTAGATATATTGAATCTCAAGTTGGCTCTTTCTCATCTGAACCTGCGTTTTGGGAACATGATGATAATTTAGATAAAGATTATGTATGTGCTTATGCTTATATAAGTGAAGAATATACAAAGGCTTGTGAGATTATTCGTGCCAAACAAGGTTCAAAAAATAGTTGCGAGCTTTTCATTGATGAACTCTCCTACAACGCCAAGGAGAAGTATCTTGACTTAAACGATTTCTATGTAAATGCTTCTACTTTATTAGGAAGTCATGATGACGGCACAGAAATTCAGGAAGGTATGGAAGGTTCTCGTGCCGATATTGCGGATTTTAGTGTAAATAACAATTCAGTAAAATTTGACAAAGATGAAAAAATGATTGAACTCTTAGAAAATCTTAACAAGACACTTTCTAATTTCAATAAAGAACAGACTTCTGTTCAAACACAATCAAAGGAAGGAGGAGCAAATAATAAAATGACAAAATTTGAAGAGTTACTTGCCAAATATGGTAAGACTGCTGAAGATGTAACATTCGACTATGCAGAAATGTCAGATGAGGAACTTGAAGCAAAATTCGCTGAGATGTTCGATAATGACAATTCAGACGGAGACAATTCAGATAACGGAGAATCTGGTGAGCCTTCCAATGATGGAGAAGGTGATGGCGAAGAAGCTTCAGAACCAGAAGGCGATGAAGGTGGAAGTCAGACTTTTGAAAAGATTGTTCGTACATATGAAATTTCTCATGAAGATACAAGATATGCGCTCTATAATCTGTTAGCACCATATGAAGAGTCAGATAATGATTATTACTACATCTCAAATGTATTTGATTCTTATTTTGTATATGAGGGTTGGTGTACTGATAAAATCTACCGCCAGAACTATACGAAAGATGGTGACAATGTTGCATTTGATGGTGAACGTATTGAATTATTCCGTGAGCTTTTAACAGCAAGTGAGAAGGCTGAACTTGAATCCATGCGTTCAAATTACGCTGCCCTCAAAGAGTTTAAAGAGACAGCAGAAAAGAATGAACTTCATACACAGAAAGAAGCCATTATCAATGCTGATAACTATTCTGTTCTTACAAAGAAAGATTCAGAGGGAAATTATGTAAATGCTGATTTCGCTGAATTAGTAAAGACTATGGATAATTATTCCGTAGAAGATTTTGAAACAAAGGTAAAAGTTATGCATTCAGATTATATGTCTGCACATGCAAACTTCTCTTCTACTGGCACAAAGAAAAACACAAATTCAGTTAAGATGTTTATGAATGTGAATAGCACAAAAAAGAAAAATAGTCGCTATGGAAATTTAAAGTTTAATTAAAAACTTAATACAACTAACAATCAACATGCTCGTTGCTTTTTTGCAACGAGTTTTTTAATGAAAAAATTTTAAGGAGGAATTTTATTATGGCAAATATGTCAATTAAGTATGAAATTGCCAAACATGCAACTGCTAATCCTTCTAATGTTTTAGCAGCAAATTATGGCGAGCATATGTTTTCTGTTGAACTTACAACAGATACCGATAATGGTAATTTAATCGCAATCGGAGATTGGAAGAGTCTCGATCTTTATAAAGAAGCTGCTGTAACTACTTTTACAGGAAAAATCGTACAGCAGATGAGCAATGGCAATTATCTTGTACTCGTTACCGATCCTGGAGATGCAGTTTTAGTATATTCCGTTCCTGTTGGGGCTGAAGATTGGACTAATACATGGAAGAAAGAGTCAAACCTTTACAATCTGGCTGGCGACAGAGTTCGTTGCTATGGTTTACACAAATATGACACTTTTGAACTTTCTACTGAAGGATTCGATGGAAAACCAGAGGTAGGAAAGGCAATCACAGGCGTAAGTGCTAAGAAACTTACCGTTGAAGTTTAATTATGGAAGGAGGTTTAAAATAATATGTTAGTATTTTCTGATAATTTAAAAAGAGTATTCTCTAAACCAGAGAATGATTTCGAAGGCTTTAGAAAGCTTTTCTATGATTATACACATGGTATAACAGTATATGATGAGGACGGAAACGAAGTTCCTAAGAATGCTGTAAACGCAAAAATTAACAGTGTTTGTTTCGATATTTTAGGATTAGATCCTACACAGAAATATTCAAAGAGAGATATTAAAAGAGCAATGAAGAGAAACGGTCTTGAACTTATGGAGGTTCTTGAGGATACTCTTGATATTAAGGTTACAACTGGTTTACAGGAAAATGAATTCTTTAATCAGTTTGTTGAGTCAAAGAATATTTCTCAGGGAGATAAAAATGAGTTCTGGACAGATAAGGATGTAATTCTTACTGTTGCTAAAGTATCTGGGGATCATCATGACTTATCAATGCAGAAACTTGCAGAGGGTGAATCTTTCTCAGTAAAGACATCCAACTACGCAATCAAGGTTGGTATGGATATTGATGTATATCTTACAGGTCGCAAAGATTGGTCTAAGTTTGTTGATGCTGTATCAATCGCTATGCAGGAAGAAGTTCAGAATGATATGCTTACAGAGGTAATGTCTGTAGGTGATAAAATTCCTGCACAGGAAGTATTCCATGTAACAAAGGAGATTACTGCTTCTAACAAGGAATCTTTTGATCAGTTACTTGATGATGTTTCTGCTGCTAATGGTGGAGTTGATGTAACAGTATTCGGTTTAAAGACAGACCTTAAAAAGCTTAATGCATTTACAGATGTTGATTGGGCTACAGATGCTCAGAAAGAGGATATGGCAAAACTTGGTAGACTTGGTACATACGAGACTACTACTCTTGTCGAAATCCCACAGAGATTTGTTAAGAATGATGTTACAAAGAAACTCATCAAGCCTGGTACTCTTCTTATTGTTCCTAATGTTGACAATAAGTTCTGCAAGTTTGTAGATGTTGGAGAAACAGAAATTGTTGAGGTTACTGAAAAGGCTGATAGAGCTGACGACTTCATGACATACGAAGTACAGAGAGAAATGGGCATCGCATGTATCTTTGATAGATACTTTGGTGTTTGGACTATTGCCTAAATAAAAAAAACAGAAGTTATAAGAGGTTGGTATAATCCAGCCTCTTATTTTTATGGAACGAAAGGATTATAAAATGGCTTATACAAAGAAAACAACAACTCCAAAGACGGAGAATAAAGAAGAAAAAGAATCTACAGTTAAAAAGGAAGTTAGAAAGTTTGATGCAACAGATGCCATTGAATGTAAATCAATTGTTTCTGGATGTCTTGGTATGATTGGAATTAAATCAGGTGTGAATTATGAATGGGCTGGTCGTGGCGATGTTACAGAGGTGGAGTATCAGGATCTTGTAGCTGCTATTCGTTCAGGTAAGAGACATATTACAGAACCTTTCTTTATCATTCAGGACGAAGATTTTCTTGCAGAATTTCCGCAGGTTCAGAAAATTTATACAACTATGTATTCAGTTGGCGACTTAGAAGATTTGTTAATTAACCCAGATGCAGATACCATGATTGCGACAATTGAAACACTTCCAGATGGTGCAAAAGAATCAATTAAAAATATTGCAGCAACTTTGATAGCAAACGGACGTGTTGATAGCGTAAAGAAAATAAAAGCACTTGATGCATTTTATGGGACGAATTTTACACTGATGTCTGAATTATTTGAATAGTAAGGGAGGCTCACAATGACGCTTCCATACGAAACAATTTTTTCACGAACAAGAGGACGAATTTCAGATCCGAAAGAACTTTATCTTGACGAAAACGATTTGCTTGAAATATATACAGAAAGATTGCATAACGTAATCTCCAATCCAAGAGTGCGTAGACTATTCTCTTCTCTTACACTCGATGACGAAATTCAACAGTTGTATTTTACGCTGAATAATTCAGTAGACGAAACGGCTGATATGAATTTTGTTGTAGGAATTCTTGTACTTGGAATGACGATTGAGTGGTTACAACCACAGGTTGATTCTATTATGCACACATCAGTAATGATAGGTGGTAAAGAAGAAAAGAAGATACTTGATAATCATAAAAATATGATTGACCGTCTTGATTCCATGAAAACTGAATTGAACAAACGCATTCGTGATTACGGATATATGTACAATTCTTATATCAATACGGAGTCCTAATATGCAATACATATATGGCAACTTTACAGACAAGCAAATCAATGAAGCAGTTCGTGCAATGCATGGCGACATTCACAAACTACTGCTCTATAAAGACAAAACAATTGAAGAGAAAATATTTGAAGATGATGAAGCATTTCTCGTTTTCTTTGAAAACGTTATGTTTAAATTAGGTGGTACAAAAAATTTATTTAACGACAACGGACTTATGGTAACTCTTATGGCAACTTTACAAGGTGCTATGGATAATTTCAAGAGTGACCATTTTAGTTACAAAAAATTCCGTAGGGCAATCTTAGATTCTCACGGATATATTAAGCAGATGTTTGAGGGAGGTGTAAGCGATGCCGAGTCTACAAACAGCTAGGCGTGTCGCAAACGCCAAGAACAACGGTGCTAAAACTATTGGTCAGATTTATAAGGAACAGTCTGACGACATGATGAATTGGACTTGGGACAATGATAAGCAGAGTAAAAAATGCTATATCTATGATTGGAAACATGACGATTCGCCAGATATAAATGTTGGTATGACATATGAGAATACCACAAAGACACCGATTGATGCAAAGATACTTGTAAGTAAGTATGGTTCTATTGATAAGGACTCTCCTACTTTACAGTGTCAGTTTAGACCAAAACAGAAAGAATACTTTACAGAAGATGATGAGCTATTCTATATGGAAGAATACAGAAAGAAGTACCAATTAGTTGATATTTTTGTGGGGATGTTTTTGGATATTCCAGATAAAGATGGACTTTATCATAAACACTTAATCTGTATGAAAGATGTTGAACAGGACTTTCAGAAGTATTTCATTTTACCTTGCGATTATCTCTTGCAGTGGATTCAAACAAAAGCAGATAAAAGATATAAGAGAAGTATGTGGTGCGTTTTAAAATCACAGTCTAGTTACAACTCAGGAATTTGGGTAGATAACGTGACTGCAAGCCAACAGAATCAGGAACTTCTGTTTATTCCAACAAATGAAATATCTGATACCATCTATTATGTTTCTGAAGATAACAATAATAATCAACGACTCATTGTAGATATTCCAAATTACTCAATTGAAAATTGGACACCTAATACATGGGTGGTCAGCAAGGTGGAACGAGTAAATGTTCGAGGAAGGACAAAACTTACTCTATATCAGAAACCATTCAACAACAATACTGATTACATCGAAAAAGATGAAAATGGTATTATAACAGGTCTTTGGGCTAACTATTTTGGTGGCACTGCCCCAATAGATCCATCTACTCCAATTACTCCCCCATCTTCTATCACAGCAAGAATTTCAGCATCCACTTCAACAATCAAAGTTGGTGGCAGCTATAAAAATCTCACAGTAAATCTATTCAATGATTCCAATGAAGATATTACAACTGAATATGCTGATGCAATCTTTACATGGACTTGCTCTATTGACGATGAAGATTGGACTGATAAAGTAACATGGCGAGCTGGTACACAGTATAACCAAAAGAAAGTAAAGTTTCATAATGACACTTTTACTATCGGCAAAATACTGTCTGTTAAGTGCGAGATTATTAAGGATAACTTACCGATTGAATCTGAGATTTTGCCATTAGAATTAACTGAATAGGAGGTGTTTTATGGCAGAAAAATTAGTTACAAAGAATGACCTGTTAAATAAACTTCGTGCATATAACAACACTCCTGACGATGAAAATATTTTATATAAAAAAAAAATAGAAAAGGCTTTGTTATCAAACCCTTGTTTACTTTATGCACTCAATGAAAAAACGTTAGAGTCTGAACTTTTTGATGATGATGGCAATATCAATTGGGAATGGAATGAAGAAAAGAAGGAATACGAGCCTCTTGGAGAATGGGATAGATATTTTTCAGATACAGCAGGTGATGGAAATATACTTCCGTATTTATTTATTCCAGACACTCAGACAAAAGTACGAAATTATATTTGTTATCAAGTAAGTTTTCAAGACACAGTTAGATATCAACCTGGATTAAAAGAAACGTTGGTTACTTTTACTATTTTTGTTCATGGCAATGATAGGATGGATAAATTAACAGGTATTCCAAGACACGATCTTATTGCTTCTATTATAAGAGAACGATTTGCATGGTCAAATGTATTTGGGATGCAAACGCACATTATATCAAATCGTGAATCTACTACGGATAACAATTACGTTGTACGTACTCTTGTGTTCCAACTTACAGATTTAAATAGTAAGGTTCAGACACCTTATGGTGGACAATCACAGATGATGAACTATCAGTTAAGGCGGTGATATTATGGCACAGCAAGATACTGATATGTTAGACGGGCTTCAAGCTGCTGTCATAGCCGAAGCCCAAAAGAAAAAAGAGAATACACAAGAATATAAATTTGATTCACTTAAAATGTATTTTAAAGAAGATTACTTTGTTAAGGGTATTCGCATTGTGCAACCGACTATAGGCAATATTCTCAATATCGGTGAGTCAAAATTTTATTCTGGTCTTTCGCCTTTTCTGTACAATTCTACTTCTATTCGTGTAATGTTATGGGATTTACCTCAACGAATAGATTGGTGTAAAGTAAAAGATATCGAAGTGTTTGGAATGTTAAAAAGCACAACAAATACTGATAATTCTGCAATTCAATTATTATTTCCAGATTATAGAATTGAACATATGCAGTTAATGCAGTTTCAAGAAAAAGATTCTGACAAACCTCAGTTATGCTTATATGATTCTGAAAATAATTTTATTTTAAAAGAATCTGAATATATGGAAATAGCAGAATATATTAGAACTCTGCTTAATATACACCCAAAAATAGAAAAAGCAAAAGGTAAAACAACAAAACAATGGATGATAGATGAAGATAGAATGAATATGGCACAGCAAGAAGTTAAAAATTCTTCTACTCTTTTACCTCTTATATCAGCGTGTATCAATCATCCTGGTTTTAAGTATAAATTACAGGAATTAAGAGATGTTGGGATTTATGAATTTATGGATTCTGTTCAAAGATTGCAGATATATGAATCTACCCATGCACTTATGAGTGGAATGTATAGCGGTTTTTGTGATACATCTAAAATTTCAAAAGAACAATTTAATTTCATGCGTGAAATACATGAATAAACAAGATTAGAGCGATTTGTATCGCTCTTTTTTAATACAAAAAAAATAAAATTTAAGGAGGAATTTAGATTATGGCATTTAAGTTAGGTGACGTAATTATTGACCGTCTTCAGTTCGGTTATGGTGCTACAAAGACTAAAGCTCTTTATGCACTGACACAGTTGACAAATGCAACTATTGATATCACTGCTGATTCAACAGATATCAAAGATAAAGATGGTAACTTGATTTATAGAAAGTATTCAGGTAAGAGTGGTGAAGTTACTGCTACTAATGCATTCATGAACCTTTCTGTAATTGAAGCTATTTCTGCTCAAGATGCTGAGATTGCTTCTGATTCTAATACAATTGTTATGCCTATTTTTAAGATTGTAAAAGCAGGTGAAACACTTGATATTACAGATGCTGTTGAGGATTCATTTATTGTAAATGCACTTTCAGCGAATGGTTCACTTGGAAAGGCTTATACAAAAGGTTCTGCTGTTTCTGCGACAGAATTCAAAGTAGACACAGAAACAGAACACAAACTTACACCACCATCAGATCCAGAGGAAACACAGTATCTTATTAAGTTCAAGAAAAATGTTAAGAGTGGTGCTAAACTTACAATTTCTGGTGATAAATATCCAAAGGCACATGAGTTATACTTCAAGGCTCTTGCGGTTGATAAATGTGAAATTGGAAGCTATCGTGGTTGTATTATTCATATTTCATCATTCATGCCAAGTCCAGAAGTAAGTCTTGCACTTCAGGGTGGAGATTCACAGACAATGGATTATAAGGGTGCAATCCTTACAAATGCATGTTCTACATCTCAGGATATGGTTGAAATCTACTTTGTAGACGAAGAAGAGGAAGTCTAATCTTTATACAACCAAAACATATTTAGAAGAGTGGTCTTCCACTCTTCTATTATATTAAGGAGATGAATGAATGAGCAAGAATGATTTAAGAATGTGCTGCGTTTGTCATGAGGAGTATTCATTTTGCCCAGTTTGTAATCCAGAAGACAGATTAAAACCCACATGGCATTTTGCTTATTGTAGTGAAAATTGCAAAGACATTTACAATATTACTTCTTCATTTGAAGATGGACGCATGACAGATATTGAAGCAAAAGCAAAATTAGAAAAACTCGATTTAAGCAAAAAAGAATATTTGGGTGAAAGTTATCAAAATTCTATTGCTTCAATTATGAAGGCAAAAACACAAGTTATTAAGAAAGAAAATAAAAAGGCAGAAGTTAAATCTGTCAAAAAGGATATTGTTACGAAAGTCGAAAACGAGGCTGAAAGTGATGTTGAACAGTGATTTTGAAAACTCTATAGGGGAATATAACATTACTGTTTAATGCTATATTCCCCTATTTTTTACGAATATTGTATGGAATGAAAGGATAATATGGTTAAAACAAATTTAAAACCGAGGGATTATTTACCACATGAGGCAGTTAGAATTGTTAATCCCAAACAGTCTCTTCTTTATATAAAGAATGGTGTGTATCCTATAGATATGTATGTAAGTATTGATGATAAAACAAATAATTCAATTCTTGCAATGGTATTTTTAAAAGAAGACACCGCTGATGTATATAAAAAGTGGTGCAATTATGAATTAGATTAGGTGGTGATTGAATGTATTTAGATAATGCAGCGACAACTCCATTAAAATCGGAAGTTAAGGATTATATTATATCTCTTTTTGACACATACCAGAATCCATCGTCAATGTATCAATCTGGTGTTAATGTAAAACAAATAATTACCACAGCACGAAATAATGTCGCCAAATTCATCAATGCAAATCCAGAAAATATTATTTTTACATCGGGCGGTTCAGCCAACAATACGCTTTTTATTAAAGGTTATACTCAGAGAAATGAATGTAGAGTGTTATACTCTCCTACTTCACATAAATCGGTGCTGAAGTGTGTAGAATCACTTAAATATAAGTGTTCACTTAAAGTTGATTATACAGGAAAAATTGATCTTCAAGATCTTAAAGAATGTTTATCTATAGATACAATGAAGAAGCTTGTAGTTATAGAACATGCTAACTCTGAGATTGGAACAATTCAAGATATAAAACAGATTATTGAAATGTGTCATTTTTATAACGCAATAGTCTATGTAGATTGTACAGGTTCTATTAGTCAAATCCCTGTAGATATAAGAACTTTAGATGTTGATGGTTTGGGGTTTTCCGCACATAAGCTTTCAGCTCTAAAGGGCGTAGGTATTTTATATAAGAAGAAACATATCGAACTTGAACCACTTATATATGGTTCACAAGAACAAGGGTTGTTTGGTGGTACTGAAAATGTAATAGGTATAGCCGCACTTGGTAAGGCAGTTGAGAATTATGATTACTCTTCTATTACATCTAATAATCGTAATTATATCTATAATAACATTAAAAATAATATTCCAGATTCATATTTGGTTGGAGCTGATTTGAAGCATAGATTACCACATAATCTATACATATGTTTTAAAGGAATACAAGCTGAATCATTGATGATATTACTTGATATGAATGGGTATCAAGTATCAACTGGAAGTGCTTGTACAAGTGGCGATTTAACACCATCTTCTACTCTATTGGCTATTAAAATGAATAATGGAGATATAAATAGTTGTATAAGAATTACATTAAGTGGTAAAGAAGAGATTACTGAACTGAATACGTTTTGTGAAGTATTGAAGAGGTGTATAGAAACATTAAGACAAATGAATAAATAAAAATAAGGAGGAAATAAATTATGAAGGAAGTTTTTCAAAATATAAATTGGTTAGAACTTTTATCTGCAATCTGGACAATTGTTCTTGTTCCAATATTAACAAAAATATATTCTTATTTTAAAGATAAGAAACTTGATAAGTATGTAGATATTCTTTATAGCGAAGTAAAGAAGGCTGTTAAATCTGTATATGAAACAGAAGTTAAAGATATTAAGGGTACTGCCGATTGGACACCCGAAAAACAGGCAGAAGTTAAGGCTGTTGCCAAGGAAAAGGCTATTCAAGCACTTAATACGATAGTATACAAGACACTTAAGGAAGCTAATACAGATTTTGATTCATATTTAGATAGTCTCATAGGTACGGCTTTATACGATGTAAAGCACGAATAAAGGAGACTATATGAATGGGAGCAATAGAAAGATTAGCTGATATAGATTATGTATTAGTAATACTTGGATTTTTTGCTGTGCTATTTGCGGCAAAGGAAATTATAGAAATATTTGGTTATTTTAAGAAGAAATGGCGTATTAAGACTGGGATTGAACAAGATAAAGAAACATTAGAAAGCAGAATAAAAACACTTGAAAAACATGATAATTGGCAGTATCAAGAAATTCAGAAAATATCTAAAGGTATTGATGATATTAAAGATAATCTTGTAAAAAGAGAACTAAAGGATAAAGAAGAAACAGTTGCTACTCTTAGAGGACAATTATATGGACTTCATGAAAAATTTGTAACGAAGGGATTTATTGATAAATCTGGATTAAAAACATTTATTGAGCTTGGTAAAATATATGAAGCTGCTGGAGGCGATGATATTTACCATGATAAGTTATATCCTGAAATTATGGCTTTGCCAATTAAAGAAGATTAATTTTTATAATATCACATATTTGGTAAACTTTGCTTAACATATATTTATGTATAATACTCATATAAAATAAATTATTGGAAATACTTTATGTATATGAAGAACAAAGTTGATGAATATCGTTGTAAACAAAATATGACATTACAGCAATTATCAGAAAGAACAGGTATTTCAAGAACCACTCTTTCAAAAATTGTAAATAATCAAACAAATGATATTTTATTAAGTCATGCAATCACCTTATCTCGTGTACTTAAAGTAAATCTATATGAATTATTCTGTATACAGAAATAATGGAGGAATGTTTATGACATATTTTAATTTAATTTGCGAAGAATTATGTATAACTGGAGGAAAGGTTATATATATTGATACCAATGTTAGAACTCTTGAAGAAGTACATAAGATAGTAACTGATAATGCTGAAAAATATCCAAAAGGAAAATGGGAATTATACCCTATGCAAATAATAATTTAATAACAAACAATTAAATAGAAACATTTAATAAGAACGAGCTAAATTTTGACTCGTTCTTTTATTTTGTCTAAAAATAAAGGAGGAACTATGGCTTATAGAATTATAGATGTATCAGATAATAATGGACAGCTTGATTGGGATACAATTAAGTCAAGTATTAATGGTGCAATTATCAGAATTGGGTTTGGTTCAGATTATGAAAATCAGGATGATTCACAGGCTATTAGAAATATGCAGGAATGTGAAAGACTTGGCATCCCTTATGGTGTGTACATATATTCTTATTGTCTTAATATAGAAGAAACAAGAAGTGAAGCAGCTCATATATTAAGAATAATTCAGGGATTTAATCCTGTTCTTGGTGTATGGTTCGACATGGAAGACGCTGATGGGTATAAAAGAAATCATGGTCTTGTTCCCGAACAAAATGGTGAACTTCTCACAGATTTTTGTGTAGATTTCATGCAGATTGTTAAGGATGCAGGATACAAAACGGGTGTTTACGCAAATTATAGTTATTTTACCAATGTATTAAACGATGGTAAATTAATGTCTTTTGAAGGATTTAACAGATGGCTTGCACATTGGGGAATAGATGAACCTTCGATGGATTGTCTGTTGTGGCAATATACATCAGATGGTTATATTGAGGGAATTTCATACTATACAGAAACACCTGTATATGATGATAATGGTGTTCCAACAGGTGAGACGACAACAGAACTTCATCATAGATTTGATATGAATTATTATTATGGAGAATTACCTAATGTTGAACCAGTTATTCCATCTGAACCAACTGAAGATAACTCGGAATCAGATGATATTGAAACAAAATATCATGTAGGAGATTATGTGTCATATCATACAATTTATGCGTCTTCTACTTCCGAAAATGGATTAACACCTTCAATTACAGAAGGCACAATTACTAATATCATTGCATCTGCAAGAAATCCATATCTTATTAACGATGGTACAGGATGGATTAATGATAATTGTATTGTTGAAAATAATGATAAAAATACTTCTGAACCAGAATCTCCTGATATAAAAGAATCTACAGGTCTTGCTCATTCTATTGGCGAATATGTCACATATTCAGCACTCTTTGCTTCTTCAGCTTCCGAAGAACCACTTAATCCACTTTATACAGATGGAACTATTACAGCTATCGCTGAAGGTGCGAGAAATCCATATCTTATTGAAAATGGTAGGGGTTGGGTAAATGACTCTGTTATTAATGGTAGTTCTACGCCAGAAGACAATTATGAAGAACCATCTTATGATACATATGAAGTTGAAAGCGGAGATTGTCTTTCAGCCATTGGTGATAAGCTTGGTGTAGATTGGTATTCTATTGCAGAAGCTAATGGTATCGGAGAACCATATACTATTTATCCAGGTCAATCTCTTATTATACCTAGATAGTATACTAATAATAAAGAAAGTGTGGTTTCATAGTAATTTTTGAAGCCACACTTATTTTTCAAAAAATTATAAATACACATTCAAAATGTCTTTACTACTATCTAGCCATGTAGTAAGGGCATTTTATTTATATGGAGAGTGTGTGGCTAGACCACTCTCCTGCCCCCTTAATTAAGAAAGGAATGAAAGATATAGAAATTATTGATTTGATTTTAAACCAAGATGTATTGGAGAAATATAATAAATATTATTTCAAACAACATCCTAAAGCAAGGAAAATTCCTATTGAAAGACCAATGCACCCCTCGATCAACACATGGATGATATTACCAAGAATACAGATGAATCAACTTAAACAAAAATGGAAAGATTTTATTGTTTTTTGGATAAAGGACTTAGGTTTACAAGATAAACACTTAGAGTCTTTTGAGATGATATTTACCACTTATATGCCGACAAAAAGGCGTGTGGATTGTGATAACACAGTTCCTAAATTTATCCTAGATGGATTTAGTGAATCAGGTTTTATTATTGATGACGATGGGAAGCATTTACATTCTCTTACATTAAAAACAGGATATGATAAGGATAATCCAAGAACGGAAATAAAAATTATAGTGAAATAAAGGAGAATATTAAGATATGAACAAAACATTAAAGGTATATCAGATAATTAATGTCAATGCAAGAATTAAAAATGTAATTGAAGGTGACTCAGCAATTAATGCTGCATTTAAGTTTAAACTACTCAGATTATATTCAGAAATTCAGGGAGTTGTAAAGGATTTTGAAATGACCAAAGACTCTCTTGTTAATAAGTATGGTAAAGATGTTGTTGACGAAAAGGGGGAAGTTGTTCCAAATCAGAAGAGAATTAGTCCTGAAGATGAAAATTGGAAAGAATTTATTAAGGAAATTAATGCAGTAAGTGATTCTGATGTAGATGTTAATTTCACACCTATCAGTGCGGAAAAATTGTTTAGTATGGGGTTAGATACTGATGCTTGTGCTGATTTAATACCTATTGTAGAAGAATAAAATTATAAAGGAGATAAAAGGAATTATGAATAAGATAACAGTTAAAGAATTTGTTGAGGGATATAATAAGTGTGTAGATTCATTAAAGAATAGATATATACAGGAAAAGTTAAGCATTATATCTTACTTACCTGTAAATATTAAAGATGCTATTGCAATAATCATTACAGATAGAACTATGTTTGAACAGGAAAAATATACTGACGAAAATGGTGAAATAAAATTTCGTAAGACTGATAATGTACATGTTAATTCATTTGTTCAGTATATGTTATTTGTTAGAGAAGTTATTGAAAAGTATACAAATCTTGTTTGGAGTAATGACGGTAATTATACAGCGGATTATGATTTATTAAAATCTTCTGGACTTCTTGATAAATTAATGATTGGAGAAATTGTGAATGGAAAAGAAATTCCACCACTTATTCCAGCAAGTGAAATATCTGAAATAAGAACTCTTATTGATATGCATAAATCTGATATTATGCAAAATGTATATGAACCACACGCATATATTAGTCGTCAGGTTGAAAGGTTTGGGACACTTGCAAATATAACCATAGAACCACTTATAAAGCTTATTGAACAGAAGATACAGGGAATTCCACAGGAAGATATTACTAAGGTCGTTGAGCTTGTAAGAACTGGTGATTTTAAGGAAGTAGAATAAAAAAGCAGTACTATATTTTACATATAATACTGCTTAAATGTCCTTAATTGAGTGAAGATATATGTCGGAAATTCAATTAAGGACTGACAATTATTTTCACTTGTTAAATATATCATTACAATTAAATATTGTCAATATTTTAGGCTCTATGCGTGTCACAGCGTATAGAGCTTTTCTTATGGAGAGTGGTAATACTGCTCTCCTATTTTAGTGTAAAAATAGTGAAATTATAGTGAATATTTTGGAGGTGATGATAGATGGGTTCATTTAGACTAGATCAGAATTTTATAAATAAGATAGAAAAACAATGTCAAGAAAAAGCAAAAAATTTAGCACATGAGGCTTCTGAAAAATTAACAAATCATTATATTACATTGCTTGATTGGTATTATGCCGATTATCAACCAAAACTGAATAAATACGATGAACCATATTATATTCGTACCTTCAATTTATATAAATCAGCTCACAAATATTATAAAAATGGAACTGATAGATTTTATGGTGGTGTTCGTATTGATGGTTCTACTATGAAAGATTATTCAGGAATTAGAAATGCTTCAATATCTGGACAGGATTTATTGAGTACATATATCTATAATCCATCTGGTACATGGCATGGTGGTGATTGGTATGGTGGTTATGGAGTTACGGCGAGTTTTAACATTTATAACGAAATGCAAAAATATAAAAATAAATTAATAAAAGACATGCAGAATAGATGCAAAATCTAATAAGGAGGAATAAAATGGCAAAAGATGGTATAGTAAGTATTGCTATTGATTATAAAAACGAGCTTAATCAAATGATTCGTGATTATGAATCTGCTTTAACTAAGATGGCTTCAAATGATAAGTTATCAAAAGGAATGAAAGCACAATTTGATAATACAATTGCTGAGTTAAAGCGTTTTAAGGCAGATATGGAAAAATCTTTTTCTGATTTAAGTATCGGAAAAGTGGATAAAAACAGTTTTAAAGCTTTTAAACAAACTGTTAATAAGAATTTTGAATCTGTTCGTGCAGAAATTGATAGATTAGATTTAGCTGTTTCAACTATAAATTCACAGATAAAAATACTTGGAAATGGTGTTGATATAAGTAAGATAAGTAGTCAATTTAAAGATTTTCAAGATTATGTACAGAATACAAATAATGCTATTGATACAATGATTAAAAAACTTGATGGTCAAGGCATTTCATTAATATCATTTGATGATAGCGCAATAAATCAAGCAAAGTCTCAGATAAAAGAAATTAATAAATTACTTAAAAGTACAGATGAGTTCAGCGATGCAAAAGGCTCAAAATATGAATTATTTGATACAGAACAAGCTCAAGCAGAACTAGATGTTCTTGCCAAAGATTTAAAAAATACTCTTGAATTAATTGAAAAATCTGAATCGGAACTTTCAAATTTTGATAAAAATAGCATCGGTTTTGAAAAAACTATTAACCAAATCAATATATTGAAATTAAAAGCTGCCGATTTACACGATTCTATTCAACAGTTAATAGATATTCCCGATAAAACAGGAGAATATACATTTGGTGATTCAATACTTATTTCTGATGACAATGTTGATAAAAAAGTATCTGAATATGAAAAAATTGTAAAAGGAACTTTAGATGAAATTCGTGAATCTGCCATCAAAACTCGTGAAGAGTTAGATAAAATCGTAACACCTACCTCTTCCAAAACAGCTTCTGCAAAAATATCAGATAAACTCAACCCAAATTCAGCAGAATTAGTAACTGGTGTAACAATTGAAACCACTTCATCTGAATTATGGAAAAAGTTATCTCCTATTATTGAAGATTTACAAAATATCCTTAATAAAAATCCCGTTGTTGCTCCTGTAAAACTTGTAGTAGCACCAAATGCAGTATCTTCTGAAAAAAATGGTGAAGTTGGCACTATTAGCAAATCTTATTCGAAGAAGTATCAAAGAGAATTAGCAAAAACTGGTGAAGATGCAGTTATTGATTTAGAGGGTGTTTATAAGAAAACATTTACTTCTATAATGGATGAAGCCGTTTCTTATTCTAAGGAAACAATTTCTAAAATTCAAAATATCTTTGAATCTTCTCCTATTAAATTACATTTTGATTTTAATGAAGAAGAATTTAAGAAAATATCAGATGCACTTCTCTCTTCTGATTCTGATAAAAAGATTGACATTACAGATCAGATTGCAGAATCAAAAAAGGAGGTTAATGAACTTGCTGAAAAACTTGCCGAAGTTAATGAATTATTAAATTCAGCAGATTCAAAGGATTTTAGTTTTAAAGGGTTTGATAAATTCGCAGAAGAAATTTCAAAAAGCCTTGGTCAATTAGTCGAATTACAGTCAATGTTAAAGACATTACAGAATATAGAATCTACTCTCGCTAGAGCATCAGGTGTAAGTAGTGTCACTGATATTGAAACACAGTGGCAGAATGTATCTAAGTTAATTGAGAATTCTATTAAGTTAGATGGTACTTTTAGAAAAAATGCAAATGTAGATAAACTTGCTTCAGAATATAACAAGTATCTCAATATGGGTGGTACTAATGAGTTATCATTTATTGGAAAGGTTGGGAAACTTGAAAATAGCAAGAATATTATGGAAGCTATTTTTTCAAAAGCTAAAGAGCTAAATTCTCAAAAAGTAGATACATCTTCTGTAGATAAAGCAGATGATGAATTGAAATCAGTATCTTCTACTCTCGATGACGTTATCTCTCGTCTTGACCATATGATAAATTTGACAAGAGATATTGGTAATACATTTTATAAAATGTTCAAAGACACTTCTGTTAGTGATATAGATAAACAGTGGTCTTCTATCGAATCTAAGTTCAAATCTATTGCTGATGAATCTGGCAAAATAAATCTCTCTAAACAGAAAAAAGATATTCAAGAATTAGTTGAAATGTACCAAAAGTATGCAAATACTGGTGGTATGAAAACTCCTTTTGATTTAACAGATAATGCAGAAACCATTAAAAAAATAAATAAAGTCTATGAACAGATGAATTCAAAAAAAAATAGAACTTCTGTTACGAATGAGTCAAAGAATTTCATTAAAGTAGAGGATTCTGTTAATAGTCTCACTTCTGCTATTAATACAAAGACTGAAGCTATTAAAACAGAAGCTAATACAATGGAATTAGCTGCAAGAGCTGAAGTCAAATCTATTCAGAAGATTATTGATGCATTAAATCCATTAATTGAGAGAATAGAAAGTATTCCTGAATTAAAGATACCAAAAGAAGATACTATTCTTCCACATAAGGAATCGAATATTTCATCTGGAAAGAAAGACGCATTTCCCTCTAATGAAGAAGTAAAACAGAAAGAAAAGTTAGCTGAAGCAACTAGAAAACTTCGTCAAGAAGAAAAACAGTCAAGTCAAGATTCTGTTAATTCTGCGTTAAAAGATCAAGTTTCTGCATGGAAACAGATTCAATCTATTCGTGAAAAAATAGCAAAGGTTGATAATCCAGATGTTATTAACCAACTTCAAGAAACTAAAAGATATTACCAGCAACAGTATTTAGATGCAACTAAAATTCTAAAATCTAATCAAGATTTATACGATGCACAAGGACAGTTAAATAGGCTTAAACAAATTGAGTTAGAAACAACTGCAAAAATTAGTCAATATCAAAGTAAAAATACTGAAAGTGTTTCAAAGTATAATCAATCTCTTAAAGATAATGCAACTCAAAAATTATCTAATTATAATAACACTTCTAAATATACTCCTGAATTTATTGAACGAGTTAATTCAAAAATCTCTGAAATTGGACAACTTGATATTACGAAACCAGAAGATGTTGCTAGATTAAAAACAATTGACAGTGAAGTTCAGAAAATTGTCGATGATTCAAAGTTATTAGAGAATAAACTTGTTAAACAAGATTCTAAGATTGCTGACATTATATCACAGATGAAGATTTTTAGGTCACAAAATACTAATATGTCTTCATCACAAAAACAAGCATTAGATGATGTAATTAATTATGCCGAAAAACTTGCAAATACTGGTAAGGTAACTGCCCAACAAATAGAAAAGATAAAAATATCATTTTCTGGATTAAAAGCTGTAGTTGCATCAAGTGGTAATATGGGTAAAAACTTCTTTAGTCAAATCGGTAATCGTCTTACTGATATGAACAGCAAATTTGTTGCTCAGTTTTTGAGTTGGCAAGATTGGATAAGATATATTCAGCAAGGCGTAAATACTATTCGTGAACTTGATACAGCGATGACTGAAGTTAAAAAAGTATCGGATGCAACAGAAACACAATATTCATCATTTAGAGACACTATTTCTTCTACTGCAAAAGAGATTGCAACAACAAATAAAGAATTGCTTAATTCTAGTGCAGATTTCTTAAGATTAGGATATAGTCTTGATCAAGCAAGCGATCTTGCTAAAAACGCCACATTATTTGTTAATGTCGGTGATGGTGTTGATATTACAGAAGCTACCGAAGACATGATTACAGCTATGAAAGCTTTTGATATCCAAGCTGAAGATAGCATTAAAATTGTTGATGATTATAACCAGATTGGCAACCAGTTTGCGCTCTCTGCTTCTGATATTGGTGAAGCAATGAAACGTTCTGCATCTGCTCTTGAAACAGGTAATAATAGTTTTGAACAAAGTATCGGTCTTATTACTGCTATGAATGAAATTGTTCAAAATAGTGAAAACACAGGTAACTCTCTTAAGGTTTTAAGCCTGCGTTTAAGAGGTGCAAAGGCAGAATTAGAGGATATGCAGGAAGACACAGATGGTCTTTGTGATTCAACCTCTAAGCTTCGTGAACAAATTAAATCTTTGACTGGTGTTGATATTATGTTAGATGACAATACATTTAAATCAACAACAGACATTATTAAAGAATTAGGTGCTGTTTGGGATAAATTATCCGATTCTTCACAAGCTGCAACTCTTGAACTTATAGCTGGAAAATCAAGGGCGAATAATGTAGCGGCGTTACTTAAAAACTATCAAAGAATTGATGAAGTTATGGAAAGCCTTGGTGATGCCGAGGGTTCAGCAATGCGTGAAAATGAAGCTATAGTTGATTCAATCGATGGACGAATTAAGAAACTATCTGCTTCTATGGAAGATTTTTGGCAAAAAGCAATAAATACAGATTTTGTAAAAAATATTGTATCATCACTTGATACCATATTAAATCTATTAACAAAAATCATTGATCAGTTCGGTTTACTTCCAACTATTATTGGTGTTGGTGGTGCTGGTACAGGTATCTTTAAGTTTATTAAGAATTTTGATTGGGTTTTAAAACCTTACACAAAAAACTCTCTCCAACAGTTTTTAGTTGGTCAATCATAGATAAGAGAATAACATAATGGCGTTGTAATCAAGTCTATGGATACATGGGATTCTTAATAAAAAACTCTGCAAACACTTTAGCGGAGTATAAACTTTACATGGAGGAATAAATGCTTGAATGCTTGGTAGCTTAACAAACTACCCACGGATCACATAACAAACCATAATCCATATAGTTATATTGGATGAGGTTGCGAAAGTAGAAAAAATTGTATATGTGGATATATGAGAATATCAAGGAGACTTGATAGGTGTCTAAGTATCATTAACAACGGGCAACGAGCAGGACGGTACTCTACATTTTATAATGTTGACCATATATAGAAATGAAAGGTCATATATAGAGAATAACTATATAAGAGAGCAATCCCCAACGACATACCCATCCTCTAAGTGAGTCATCGCCTTAAGTATGACATTCGCTTATAATGCATAGTGTACATTGCGATTTCGGAATTCAGTAATGTACTTGAGTGTGTGTTTCACTCAACTAGGAAATTCCAAAAATAACTTATAAATAAAATAAATTTTACGGAGGTTTTATTATAGTAAAATATGAAGAAAGAAATTGGTAATTTAATATAAAAAAATAATAAAATAGAGAGTAGGAAAATCTACTCTCTTATGTAAAAATGATAATAATATTCCCACCAGATTCAATAATTAAAAACATAATTTAATGACAATAAACAACGCTATAAGCGCAATAACAAAAGACGTGCTCATTCTAATATGGCAATTCATAATGTCGTTCCTCCTTTTATTAGTTTCTTCTGCTTTGTATACAACAGAAACACTGAAGGGGTTTATTGCCCAAGCAATACCTGCTCGGCGACCGACTATATTTTTAATTATATATTATCTGGCTCCCTTACGCTTACCTTTTGGATAAGTATGCCTCCCAGATATTTTTATTATATCATTATATCATATTTTTACAATTCAGAACATAGGTTTTGAGGAAAATGTATAGTATTAAAGAGTCTTTTTATGCATATTGACATGATCATAAGATTAGTGATTAATAATAAAATAGGACTGTCGTGAAACAGCCCCTACTATTGAAGTAAAGGAGAATAAATATATAAATGAAGAACATTAATGATGAAGATTGATATTGATATCCTTAGAAGTCATTTCTGCTAAACTTCCAGTTTTGGAATCACTGTAGTCTTTGCAGATTTTAGCGATGTAACATTTGCCAACGATTGAAGCTATGTGGCATATTACATAACATATTCCAAGAATTACTGAACCGATTATCTCGGCATATAATATATTCAATATGTATTTTCACCTCCCTTCTTAGTAAGAATATAAATAAGTAGGGAATATTCTTTTAGCCCAGAATGGGCAGATATTTATTCCGACTGCCATAAAAATAGACATTGGGACAACCTTCGGTTATAGAGTGTTATGGCACACATCTATGTTGTTTCTCCAATGTCTATATTTTACCATTGTATTTAATTCAATACAATCCAGAACAATAGTTCTAATTTTGTAATTGTGAGTTAATATACTCTTCTCTTTCGGATTCCGTCATTGAGAAGAATTTTTCAAATTCTATATCAAGATTTTTGCATTCAATGTTGCATGTTCTGCATATACATTTAATATAATGCGTGTATGTGATTCTATGACAATTAGGACAGTAATGAATTTTTAACATATGTAACCTCTGTTTCTCATTGATATAATTGCAAAAATATTTTATATGTGATATGTTATATGAAAATATTAACATATATGGGAGGTATAATAAAGTATGGATTATACATCTAAAACTCGCTCTTTACAATCACTTGTAAAGGATATGAATAAGGGGACAATTAATCTTTCTCATAAATTACAGCGACCAGAGGGACAATGGAATCGTAAGCAAAAATCAGATTTGATTGATTCACTACTTCGCCATTATCCAATTAATCCAACATATGCAATTGTAGAAGAAGACGGAACTCTATCGGTTATTGACGGTGTTCAGCGTTTATCTACTATAAGAGATTATATTGAGAATATATTTGCTTTATCAAAGGATATGAATGGTATTATTATTAACGGTGAAGAAAAGAATTTATCAGGTTTAAAATTTGACAAACTTGATGAAGATGTTAAATCTGAAATTCTTAATGCTGAATTGCAGATTTATAGAATGACCGATTGTACAGAAACAGATATCCGTGAACTTTTCCGAAGACAGAATGCAGGGAAACCTCTGTCAAATAAGCTTTTGCGTGTGGTGCATGAATCAGATGAATTTAGTGAAGTGGTCTACTCTCTCGCCAATCATCCATTCATGGATAAACTTATGTCACCTACACAAAGAAAGAATGGTACAGATAGAGATATAATTATCCAGGCAATGATGCTTATTTCTTCTAATCAGGAACAGGAATTTACATCTTTTAGAACAAAAGATATTGATACTTATGTAACTGATTATGCGGATCAGTATCTTGGTAGAGCTGATACATTAAAAGAGGCTATGGATAGATTCGATGAATCATTTGATGAAATTAAAATTCCTGTTACCTCTATCCCACAAATATTATATTCAGGTTATCGTATTATTAAAGATAAGAAGTCGTTTACAAAACTTGTTGATAAGGTTGCCGACTTCTGTATTAATTATGATTCTAATAGTGAGTATAAGCAATTTGTTCAGAATGGAACAGGCTCTAAAGAAAATGTTCGAGGAAGATTTGAATATTGGCGAGCAATTGTTAAGACATTACAGTAATGTTTCAGAGAGTAGTCATTAATTGGCTACTCTTTTATTAAAATAAACAAATGTTCTGATGGAAATATTTGTAAATATATTTTATAATCATAATAGAAATAAACTTAAGAAGTTTATTATTATGTTATTGGAGAAAAATATGAGGAACAAATTTTTCATTGACAAAAAATTAGTGAAGAAAATTGAAAAAGACTTAAAGAAGCGATGTTCTATCGAAGAAGATTTAAATAAAGATTTAGAACTTTTTAATGAAGAAATAGATGATAAAACTGTTCTTTCTATATTTAAATATATTGAAGATTATGGGAATAAGAAGCAAAAAGGTTATTTAGTAGAAATACAAAGTAGATATGAGAATTCTACATTACTCATTGATGATACTTTAAAACTTGCTGATTGGTATGATAAAATGTGTAATTTCTATAATAATATCGATGGAATGGATTTATAAGAAAAATGAATAAATATATAGTGTTAAGTAAAAAGAAAAATCTTAGTCAATTATATTGTATTATTAAAGATTTAAAGTTGAAGAATACATTGAAAAATAAAAGAACTTCGATATGGGAAAATAATGATTTGGAAATTAGTATTGACAAATACATAATTAGAATAACAATTTATTCAAATGAAGATGTTCAATATTATACTAATTATATTTTACAAAGGTGATAATATGGAAAAAAAAGAAAGATTAAAGATGATTAATTTTTTAAGCGACATTTTAAGTAAATCAAATATATCAGATTTTAAACATATTGAGTTAGAAAATGATAAAGATGTTAATTTTTTAATTAGTCCAAAAATTAAATACAAAAACAAAGAGGAAAATATACAACTACAATTAATGATTTATTGTTCTGACAATGAAAGCTTAAGTATATATTGTCCGTTATTGTATAAATTGTTAGATAAAGATAGCTTGGTATACACTCTATCATCAATTAATGAAGTTAATAGCAAAGTTGCTATTGGTAAAATTTATATGAATAAAGATAATAATTCTGTGATAAGTTATATTTATAGAGCTTTATTTAATAATATTTATGAAGAATTAACACCTCAATTAATTAATGACTATATAGATGCATTTCTATTAACTTCTATTGAGTTTTATTCGAAAATGAAAGAGGTTGTTGATGAAGACAAATAATAATGGTCATTTTATTTTATTGTTAGGAGTTTTTATTTTTGCGGCTTTTATTCGCACAATATTGAATTCTAGTAAAAATATAGTTAGTATAATTGCAAGTATTAACATTGTATCGTTATGGTTTGTGATATATTTAATTCTTGAAAATGCTCAAAACAAGTTTTATATTAGGCTTAAAAATAATACTGTTTTAGGAAGGCAAACAAAAATAAAAAAGAATAATTATTTCAAAAAAGTTATAAAATGGATAGAAATTGTTATATTTATTTTAGGCATTTCTTATGTAATATTTTTTGCGAATAGTATTATAAACGATATTATTGGATCTTTCTCATTATTTTTATCTATTGAAGAAGAATATATTTATAATTTAGTTCAAGATATTTTTTATAAAAAGAAATAATAAAAAGAGCAGGACTAATCTCCTGCTCTTTTATATTACTCTTCTTTTCTTCTATCCTATCAGTCTTTATCTTCAGATCCGCTACATTCGTCACTGTGTTCACAGAATTCACAATAACATTCATCTGTATAATCACCTGTTTGCCAACATAGTTCTGTTGGAGACATATCATTGTTCATAAACTCACCACTCCTCTGCTTAAAAATATCTTAATTATACACTTGTTATTTTATCAAATTATTATATGTGAGGTGAATCAATATGAAATTATCTATAAAGATTAAAATAAATGAAATACGAGAACTGAAACCAATTGTTGAGTATATAAAGAACTTGGAGAATAATTCTCCCGAACTCAATACAGAGATAGAAATTGAGCTGGGAGAATAATTATTAGTTTTCTTTTATAACTTCAATAATTGAAATTTCTGACTTAGAGATGGTAAATGCATTAGTGTCAGAATATAAATGTAAATCATATCCAACTGAATAATGATGATTAAATATTTCTTCATTTTCAAGATTGTATTCTAATACGCCTTTATGACCATAATAGACCTTATTGATATGGTTGTATTCTTGCACTTTACCATCTTTGTTTTTAATTTTAAATGTATACATAGTATCCTCCTCTGTAATTTGATATTACTATCATACTACATTAAGGAATATTTTACCATTCGGAACATTAGTTCTTACTTAAAAATCACTCTTACAATTATTACAGTGCCATTGTTTTTTTACCTTTTGTGAGAATATACCGAACATCGCTACTGATGTTGCTTTTGATACTCCTGATATTTTCTTACAATTTGTTGAATTACAATATGGACAATGAACTTTATTTAACCAATCTTGTGCTTGGGCGTTAGCTTGGGCGATTTGCTGTGGGGTAAGGTCGGGAATCGCAGGATTGTTTTCTTTAGTTCCATATTGTTTACTTAATTCACACCATAGTTGTTGAGCATCGTCATCTGAACAATTTGTTAATTCTTGAATAAACTTTATTCCTTTTAATGTTTGATTTTGAGCAATTATCACCAACATTTTTGTTGCTTCCGTGCTTTCAATTTGATTATCAAAATAATATTTTGCTTCTTCGTAATTCATAATAACCCCCCTTTTTTTTGTTTTTATTATATCAGACAACTCATAAATACGCAATTAAAGACTGTTGGAGAGTCTGTTAGCGTTATATCAAAACTTGAAGAAGCTTTAAAAGAAATAGACAATATTGGTACTGTTGGTATGCCTAGAATGGCACAGGTAAACAGATTGTTAAAAGAAACTTTTGCTGACTGTTCCATTGAAGCTGCAAAAATGGCGATTTCGCAAAGTACATTAAATAAAGAGCAAATAGAATTGATTTTATCCTCAAAAGGTCTTACAGGTAATATTCTTGAAACCACTACGGCTGAACTTGCCAACGCAACTGCTACTAATGCCGTAGCTGTTGCTGAAGGTACTGCTACTACTGCCACTGTTGGATTTGGTACGGCTATTAAAGGATTGGGAGCATCGTTAAAATCGCTCGTTGCCGCTCATCCTGTATTACTTGCTATAACGGCTGCTATAGGTGCAATTTATGCTACCGTAAAAATCGTTGACGCTTGTACGACAAGTTTTGATGAATTAAAAGATAAAATATCCAACTTAAAACAAGATGTTTCTGATTCTGAATCAACTTTAAAAGATTATAAAACTCAGCTTGATGAAATAAATCAGAAAATAACTGAAATTAACAATCAAGATTCTTTAAGTTTTACAGACGAACAAGAGTTAGAAAATCTCAAAAATCAGAAAACTGAGCTGGAAAATATGTATAATATTGAAAAAGCTCGTCATGATTTAAAGCAAAAAGAATTAGAAGATACTGCTAATAAATATTTTAATAAGAAAATAACACCTTCCTTATCTAAAGAATATAAGGATTATTCGGTTGTAGACGAAGATGGATTTGAAAAAAAACTTACAAAGCTTGATATAATGAATCTAGCCAAAGAAAGAATGCTATTAAATCAATCTAGGTTAGATACATTAAATGAAGAATATAATAATAAATCAAACCCTTCCAATAAAGAAACTAAAGAGTATGAGAAAAAGAAGGCACAACTTGAAAAAACTCGTAATGATGCAAAAAAAACTGCATTGGACATCCAAGAGGAAGCAAAAGAACAAGTTGAAGGCTTAGATTCAACTTCTGACACCTATAAAAAAGTTACAGAAGCTTCGCAGGAATTATCTGATGCGTTGGCAAGACTGAATAATGACTGGGATAGTCTATCTGATAAAGGTAAACGAGAGGATTTATCTTCTAAAATATCAAAAGAAGCTAAAAACTTAAGTTCGGATGATATGAAAAATATTGACAATTATCTTTCAACCTTATCTGATGATGATTTAAACATTCTTGCTAATGTGACTTTCGATGAGAATACTACAGTTGAAAGTCTTAAAGAAGTTATTAAAGCCGCTCAAGAAGAAGCTAACAAAAGTTCGGTAGATTTACCTGTCAAAACATTTGATCCAACTTCTCTTCTTGAGGAATCAGATGATAAGACTAAGACAGCAACTTTAGCAGACCTTCAGTCAGAAGCAGATTTGTTATCTTCTATTCAGAAAGAAATGTCTGAAACAGGTCGTATCGGTGTCGATTCAATGCAGAAAATTATCAAGCAGTATCCAGAAGCAAAAGACGCTTTAGGTCAGTATATGCTTGGTATTATTTCGCAGGAAGAGTTATTTGACCAGTTACAGGGCGTGTATGAGAATGATAAAAATGCCTATATTTACTCACTTGTTGAGAAGTCTAAGTATGATGGTACATTCTATTCTAACCTTGTAAACACAAATAATGATTTCTTTGCAGGCTTATCTGAAGCGTATGGCGAAGATTTCAGTAACTATAAAAATCTCGCACAAGCTAAACAGAAGATTGATGACCAGCTTGTTAAATATCTTTCTGGTATGTGGGGTAAATTCTATCAGACTACTATAGATACAACAACAGGGTTAATGTCTTTAACTTCAAAAGCTACTTCTATGGATGATGATATGGATTTAGGTTTATATTTGTATGATAATGGTGCAGATGAAGAGACAAATGCCATTGCTGAAATGCAGAAAATGGTTGATGATTATAATGCTTTACAGAATATATCATTTGATTCTGCTTTTAATGGTATTGATTTATCATGGCAAGGTTTTTCAGGTGACGATTCATCATCTTCCAACGATTCATCCTCTTCACAAACAGAACAAGATGTGGACTGGATTGAACGCTTAATCAATAAGATTTCTACAGCATATTCACGTCTAAAGAATGTTGTATCAGATACAACAACTACATGGCTCAATCGTAATAACGCATTATCAGATTCTATGAGTACACTTGCAGATGAGATAAATGCACAGTCAGATGCTTACGAATACTATATGAATGCATTTAATTCTTATGGTCTTGATGACTATTATAAGAATCAGATTGCAGATGGTTCTATAAGCATTGATGTTATTTATGATGATGACTTGAAGAATGCTATATCTGATTGTCAGGATTTCTATGATAAAGCACAGGATGCTAAAACTGCTGTTCAGGAACTTAATATTGAATTAAAAGGGCTTGCTAAGAGTAGGTTTGATAATGTAGCTTCTGAATTTGAAAAGAAGATTTCATATTTCAAAGATTATTCAGACCAGCTTCAGAAGGAAATGGATATTATCACCACTAAGGGTTGGTTCTCTTCTACTTCCATTAACGAAGGTATGAAAAAGGTTGAACAGGATAATCTTGACAGACTTAAACAGGAAAGAAATGCTTTAATGAATGCCTTAAATTCCGCTGTTGGTTCTGGTAAAATAGAGAAATACAGCGAAGATTGGTATGACATGCAGAGTTCTATTGACTCTGTTACATCTTCTATTCTTGATGCTGAGAAGGCTCTTATTGAGTATGATAACGCTATCAGGCAGATTAAGTGGGATGCATTTGATAGAACAAGAGATGATATAGAGAATCTTATTAGTGAAACTGAATTTCTTGTTGAATTATTAAAAGATAAAGGTATTACTGACGACAATGGCAATACTACTGCTGAAGGTAAAGCTGCACAGGCGTTACTTGTTCAGAAGTATCAATTATATCTAAATCAGGCTCAAAAATATAAAGATGAAATTCTTAAAATTGATGAGGAACTTGTTAACAATCCTTATGATAAGGAATTATTGGATAGAAAACAAGACCTTATTGATAAACAGCAAGAAGCTATCAAATCAAGTATTTCTGAAAAAGATGCTATTAAGGATCTGGTCAACGATGGATATAATGATTTATTGAATGCTTTACAAAAAGTTATTGACAAACAAAAAGAGAGTCTATCTGCCGAGAAGTCACTGCATGATTATCAACGAACAGTTGCTGAACAAACTGCTACTATTGCTCAGTTACAGAAACGATTATTGGCTTTACAGGGCGATAATTCTGAAAGTGGTCAATCTCAAAAACAGTCTATAAGTTCAGAGCTTAAAGATGCACAAGACCAGTTAGAAGAAACAGAGTATGAACAGTACATTGAAGATCAGACTAAGATGCTCGATGACTTAGCAAGTCAAGCTGAAGAATGGATAAATACTCGTTTAGATAACCTCGATGGTCTTATTCAGCAGATTATTGATGATAGTAATACTCATAGCGGAGAAATTAAAGATACTATCACTAATACTGCTAATGAATTTGGTATAAATCTTAGCGATGGTATGAAGAGTATTTGGGAGACAAATACAAATAATATTAATAATAATATTACTTCTGTATTTAATGATTTCGGAACAAAATTTGATAATACAATGACAACACTTAATAATGTTGTTAGTGGTATTGAGAGCAAAGTTCAGGAAATGCTTAGTCTTGCTAATGAAGAAGCTGCACAAAGACAAGCTGAGTTAGAAGAACAGAGAAGACAACAAGAAGCTGCTGAATCTAACTCATCCTCATCAGATGATTACAGTGAACCTGATTATGATTGGGATGATATTGGCGGTGGAGATAGTGATTCTTCTAGTGGTGGAGATGGCGTTGATTGGATATACTCTCCTGACTATTTCCCAAAAGATCAATTGAATGTAAATACTAGTATAGTAGACAGGTTGAAAAGTCTTGATTATGATTCTTCCTTTGGTGCTAGAGCTATGTATTTTGAACAAATGGGACTCGGTAATGACTACACGGGTAGTTATGATGATAATGTCGCAATGCTCGAATGGATGAAATCAAGAGGTATCGGAGGATATCGTAAAGGTACTAAATCAGCAACAAAAGGGCTTCATATTTATGGTGAAGATAATCCAGGCTCAGAGGTACTTGTTACTAAATATGGAGTACTTCGTCAGTTTGATTCAGGTGATACAGTATTTAACAAAGACCAAGTTGAAAAACTTTGGAATCTTTCTAAGGGTATCACTACACCAAACATGTATATGGATAACTTAGGTGCTAAGTTGCCTGATATTACCCCAGTTTCAACAAACAAATCAGTTGATATTGGTGGCATTAATGTTAATGTTGATAAGATTGTCACAGACAATCCAGAAGACTTTACACGACAGCTTACTAACGAACTGGCAGGAAACTCAAAGATACAGAAAATCCTTGGAGAGATTAATTCTAATCAGCTCTTAGGTCGAAATTCATTATCCACTCGTAGATATATGAAATAATATTATGGACGCATTGGTGTCATAGCCAGTGCGTCTATTTTAATTGGAGGAATATAATGTCAAATAAATTGATTAAAAATAAAAACTCTACAAGTAAAGAACTTGAATATTATAAAAATCACTGTGCCTTACTTGAGAAGGAACTAGAAGAAGAAAGAAAAAAAAGAACACAACTTGAAATCACTCTTTCATGTGGTTCTGAACCCAGTAATCATGCGGTTTCCGAGCTTAAAAATTTAATAAAATCATATAAAATTGCAAAAAAGACAGAAGAAAAGCTTTGTAATGAGCTATTGGCTAAAAATAAGAAAATGGATGAAAATTTGGCTGAATTTGATAAAATAAAGCCTTTATATATAAAGAAATGTGAAAGAGAATATGATGATATTCTCAAAGAATACACAAAAATGATTAAAATTATTGGTTAAAAATAATATTCAGAAAGGATGGTGAACAATGAAGATACAAAAAGTTCAAGTAACGGGTGCAAAAGGTAGTACCGTTGATTGTGGCTATTTCTCTAATGCTTTATATGATACATACTTACAACTCACCACTACTGCTGAAATAGGTAAACAATATAATATACATGGATATATTAAGTCAAATAGATCAGGAACAATCAGATGTCAAGATATGACTGCAAATGTTACTACTTCTTGGCAAGAAATTAAAATGATTATAATTCCAACAAGTAATATTTTGGAATTATATTTTTACCCTGGTGAATTTTATTTATATAATTGGAAAATGGAAGCAGGGACTATATCTTCTGCATGGACTCCTTCCCCACTTGATGTTAAATATGATTTGATTGAAATAGGAACAATTGTAACTCAATTATCTAATAGTATATCAAGTAAAGTATGGCAGAATGATATTAATACTGCTACAGGTGTTTTGAATACTAAGATTACAGAAGTTAAACAGAATGCTGATAAAGTCTCATGGTTAGTTAAGTCAGGATCTTCTGAATCCGATATGGTTCTTACTGATACTACATATACATTAATTTCAAAAAATATTAATCTTAAAGGTAATGCTATTTTTACAAGTTTTCTTAATGAAGATCAAACTGCGATTAACGGTGGAAAAATTGCAACTAATAGTATTACTGCTTCACAATTATCTACTGATTCTATCAAATCAAGAAATTATATTGAAAATACTTCAGGTTCATTTCTAAATCTTGCCGATGGCAGTTTTGACAGTAAATATTTAAAATGGGATTCAACAGGTGTTATTACTGCAACAAATGTGAATATAACAAATGGAAAAATTCAAACTTCTGGTACAGCCAAAGGTAATGACGGAATAATATATTTAATGCAAAATATTATTTCAGGAGGTCAAATCGTCATAAAAAATTTGACCGATAATAATTCTAAACTAACTATTCAAGGGCATGGAATGTGGTTATGTAATTCATTAGGAAATAATATATTACAAGTAGGTAGAAGCAAAGAAAACGGTGGTTATATAGAATTATGTAGTGGTAAAGATAATAACGAAGCAGTTATTCAAATGGGAACTAATAGACAAACAACTGACGATGGAACTATTGATTATAAAGGATATATTAATATTCCTAATTGTGTATATTTAGGAAGAAATAACTCATTTGATACTCCTAGTTGGTTTAATAATACAGTATATGTTAATGATAATTCCAATTTACAAATATGGCATAATAGCAGAAAAAAATATGGAAATCCAGTTACATATATGAATAATCCTATTTCTATTGATTGGGATGGAAGTGTATTGAGGATTTATGTAGATAATGTAAATGTAGCTTCGTGGATAACAGCCGAGCAGAGATGGGAGTAAAAAATAGAAAGGAGAACTTATGTATATAAAATACAATAACAATAATAGAATTTTAATTAAAATAGATAGTTATAAAATTATCAATCCATATATTTTTAGAATATACGGAGATATATCTACTTTAAAAAATCAAACTGGTTTTTCTATATATTATGAAGGTGATAATGTTCCTACCCAAAAATGTTCTGAATATAAATATATATATGATATAGGCGAAAATTATATAGATTACACAAATCAAAATATTATTTACTATATTTATTATATAACAAATAAGGATAACTATGTCACAGGAACAGAAATAACTGAAAAAAAAGATGACAACAGAGTATTATGTATTTCAGGTTCAGGTAAGAAATATGAATATTATAATGATACTAATGTTTATGTAGATGACAATGGTTGTTATAATTTTAAAATCATATCCGATAAAATAGAAAATGTATCTAAAGAAGAAAAGGAAATGATTTTAAAGCAGAAAGAAATTGATAAATTAATTCAAGCTAAAAATGTTAAAATATCTGAATTAACAGAAACTTGTCAAAATATAATTCTTAACGGCGTTTATTATAATGGAAAACATTATGCATACAATTATTCTGATCAGAATAATATTTCAAACCTCGTACAGATGGCTAAAACAACAGGTATGGATGTACCTTATCATGCGGATGGAGAACTTTGTCACCTATACTCTCCTGCTGATATTTATGCTATTTATATTACAGAGGAAATGAATGTAACTCAAAATACAACATATCTTAATCAGCTTAAGGCTTATGTTAATACACTTAAAGATATTGATAGTGTCAATAATATTGCATATGGTCAGGAACTTACGGGTGAATATCTCAAGAATCTTAATAATATTATGGAACATTCGCAGAAAATTATAGAGGTGTTAAATGCAAAAACGTTTAAGATTACTCAGTAAGCATCTATTTTTGTTTTTAGTTGGTGCAAGTCTTTATATTTTTATTGAGGTAATATATAGAGGATTTTCTCATTGGACTATGGGTGTTTTAGGTGGAATATCATTTATATCTATTGGACTTATTAATGAAATATTGAGTTGGGACACACCAATATGGATTCAATGTCTAATTGGAGGATGTTTAATAACATTCTATGAATTTATCACAGGTGTAATATTGAATCTTTGGTTACATTTGGGCATATGGGATTATTCTCATATGCCTTTTAATATATTAGGTCAAATATGTTTACCATTTACATTAATTTGGTGTGTATTATCATTAGTGGGAATTATATTAGACGATTATTTAAGATATTGGTTTTTTAATGAAGAAAAACCAAGATATAAATTATATTAATCAACAATTTGAATAGTAATGGCATGTTGAGAATAATGTTTTTAAGTCATTATGTTGATTTTTCAAAAACAAATTTCGCAACATTAGTATCAGACTGGGATAATAAATTCGGTGATATTTACATGATTATATTTGGTAATAATAATTATACTAAAACCGATTTAATTAACGCCGCAGGAACATGCTTTTTCATTAAGACATGGCTTACAAACAATGTACCAGTCATTACATTTTCAACTGATTCTAGTGAAGTAAAAATTGCCAAAGTCAATAATTTATGATAATAGAAATTTTAAATTTTTATCAAATTGTTGGTAAATAAAACTGCCACCACTATTCTACTTTGTACCATTCCACTAAATTTAATAATCGCAGAATTTTTTCGATAGTACTAAAAACATCTTCATATATTTGAATACCAATATTGTTGCTTAGTTCACTTACTCACCTATCAAATTCGAATAAAAAAATAATAAAAAAGAAAGGAGGAATTTTAAAAATGTCTTTAATTGATTTTACATATGCTGATCAAAAATTATCGAACTTTGGTTATATGCCATGTAGTTTCGATTCACCTGATTTATCATCTATTTCATTCGGAAGTAATGCTACATTTACAACCATAAGACTTAATTCTTCTTCAAAAAATAAATTACTTTCAACAAAATATGAAGATGTATATACGACATCTGAGCCAATCCAAATATGTAAGAAATGTCCTTCTGATAATATATATATTACTCATGAAGAATTTCGATTATTAGAACGATGGCTTAATAGAGGAAAATATTTAAAACTTACCCCTAAATATGAATATGAAAATGAAGAGTTATATTTTTATGGATATTTCAATGTACAAGCATTAATATATGGAGGTCGAATTGTAGGTGCTGAATTGACATTTACAGCTAATTCTCCTTTTGCTTATAAATATGTAACTCAATCTTTTGATTTGACGAACAACAAATTAACATTTTCTTTAAATAGTATTTCTGATGATTTTAAACCAATTTATCCTAATATAAATATAACTTTAAAACAAGCTAGTGATTTATCTTTAATGAATATGATTGATAATTCCGTCACTTCGATCAAAAATTGTTCAGAAAACGAAACAATATCTATCAATGGTGAAAATAAAATCATCACTTCTTCACTCTCTCATACATCTCTTCCTAATGATTTTAATTATGAATTTCCAAAAATATACACATCTTATGAAATCGCTACTAATAATTTCTCGGTTTCAGCCCCATGTACAGTAACAATTAGTTACGAACTGCCAAGAAAGGTAGGTGTATATTAATGCAAATTAAAATTCTATCATCTTGCGGTAATACATTGTTATTTGGACAGACTGCTACTTTAGCAGTTCAATTATATGATGATAATGATAATATTATAAATGATACTTCTACTTATCATTATGTATGGAAAAAATATCATGAAGGTCGAGAGGTTAAATGGGACGCATTTGGACAAACAATAACAATTATATCAGATGAATGTGGTAATGTGGTATATAAAGTTTTTGTTATGGATGAAAATAGTCTTACAAATTTTTCAGGAAATTTGATTACGGACAATGAAGATAATATATATACAGCATATTTTTCTTTTGATTCTATTTTGACCGAAATATACAACGGTTCTTCTGATATACCACCATATTCTAAAGATTTAACAATAATCTTAGCTTCAAGGAATTTAAAGCTACTTGGACAAATAGTTAATATAGATTCTGATAGTATATCTTACAAGAATTCTCTTAATGCAGCAAATGAATTGTCTTTTACTGTACATAAGAATCTTGACAATATAATTGAACCTTTATGGGATAAGATAACCGATCTAAAATTAGCTTATGTTAAAGAGCTAAATCAATATTATCAAATATCTGTTACTATTAATGATACATCTGATGATATAACAAAGGTAATATCTGCTACTTCTTTATGCGAAGCGGAATTGAGTCAGAAATATATTCATAATACGGAAATCAATACAGAGAATGATATTACTAGAGATGATTATACAATTACAAAATTTTATAGCCTTACTGATAAAAAAGCTTCTTTGTTAGATAGAATATTGTCGTTTGCTCCAAATTATAAGATTGGACATGTTGATGATACTCTTGTCGATCTACAAAGAAGTTTTTCTATTGATGGAACAAGTATATATGATTTCTTAATTGGTGATTGCTCTGAGCAATTTGGATGTTTATTTCAATTCGATTCTACCTCAAGAACAATTAATGTATATGATTTATATACAAATTGTTTAAATCCTGAATGCGGATACCGTGGAGAATTTAATGATACTTGCCCCGAATGTGGAAATACTAATCTTTCATATTTTGGCGAAGATACTTTTATTTATATTGATAAGGACAACTTAACAGATTCTATTGAATTTACAACAGATATTAATTCTGTAAAGAACTGTTTTAAAGTTGTGGGTGGAGACGATGATATCAACGCTGCTATTCATAATGTCAATCCTAATGGTTCAGATATTATATATAGAATAACGGACGAACAAAAAGATGATATGTCTTCTGAACTTGTAGAGAAATTATCTGATTATGATGAATTATGTGACTTTTATAAAAGTACTTATAAATCAATCAATATTGATATCTATAATGCTATGGATAAAATATTGTATTATACTTCATCTATGATGCCGACAGTTGAGCATGAAGAAGTTACGGCATCTACCGAAGCAGCAAAACTTACCTCTGCTAAATTAAGTCCACTAGGATTACAAAAAGTAACTACTTCTACTTCTGTTGCCACAGTGAACACGGCACTGAAGATGTTAGCAAGGGTGTTTGTTAAATCAGGATATGTCAAGGTTGAAGTTGATACAGATAACACAAATACATTTACCTATGTTGGTATAGATGAACAGCATAATCATTATGGTACTTGGTATGGTCGATTTAAAGTTACCAATTATAGCAACGAAAAAGATATTGTATACACTAATTATATGGAAATTAAGGTATACGACTTATATGAAGAATATCTTGATCAAAAAATTAAGAAAAACATCGTAAGTAATGATAAAGATGGTGAAGGTAATCTATTCAATGTATTATCTATTGAAGACTTATCACAATTTAAGAATGCATTAACTTATTACTGTTTGAATAGACTTACATCATTTTATTCTGCTATTGAAGGATGTATGAACATACTTATTGAAGCTGATCAAGCAAAACAAGGTGCAGATTTATATGAGAAGTTCTATTTAAAGTATTATAACATGCTTCAGGCATGTCAGGACGAAATTGATACTCGTAATGCAACAATAACCGAATGGAATGGTAAGTATGATTCATATGTTAATCAGCGAAACATAATTCAAGATAAACTTAATTTTGAAAAGTATCTTGGTAAGGAATTATATAATGAATTTATATCATATATTAGAGAAGATACTTATACTAATGATAATTATATATCCGATGGATTGACCAATGAAGAACTGTTAAATAAAGCCGAGGAATTGTTGAATACGGCTAAATTAGAATTATTCAAGTCAAGTGAAAGACAACACAGTATATCTTCGACTTTGTATAATTTGTTGCAGATGAAAGAATTTTCTGAAATTATTGATAAGTTCCAATTAGGTAATTGGATAAGAGTCAAAGTCGATAATAATATATATAGATTAAGACTTGTATCTTATGAAGTAAATAATAGTGGTATAGAAAATATTAATGTTGAATTTTCTGATGTTACACAAACTTTAAATGGTCAAAATGATACAAAAAGTATCATCAGTAAAGCTCAACAGATGGCTACTAATTATAGTTATGTAAGTACTCAAGCAAAGAAAGGTGAACAAGCACAGAATTCTATTGCTTCTCTTCTTACTAATGGTTTTAATACGGCTATAACCGCAATAAAAAATGCTGATACAGAAGATATTATTATTAATAAAAATGGTATATCTGCTAGAGCATTAAATGATATAGAGTCTGCGTATGAACCTAAACAACTTAAGATTATTCATAATATGATTGTATTCACCGAAGATAACTGGCTTACAGCTTCTACAGCGATTGGTGAGATAAAATATACATTAGACGGACAAGAGTTTTCATCTTATGGAATAATTGCTAAGAGTATGATATCTGGAATAATAATTGCAGGACACATATATTCAGCTAATTATTCTTCTACAAATAAGACAGGGACTCATATTGATCTTGACTCAGGTTCATTTTCTTTAGCTGGTGATAAGATTATTTATTCAGCAGGAGGAAATAAACTTACACTTAAAGATGTGCTTGTTGAGTATACGACTGAAGATGATAAGGGTGAAAAAACACAAATTGTTACAGGTCTTGATACTGTTGCGATTAAGGTAGATACAATTAATTCAAAATATATCAGTACAGATAATTTTTCTGCTAAGTTTGCAGAGATAGACATTGTAAAAATTAATGAGTTGTATGCAAATTCTGCTTTTATTACTTCTCTTAATTCTTATACATCTAATTCTATTAATTCTACAGTTAATACCGAGTTTGTTAAAACTCTTATTGCTGGTCATGCTACTCTTAATGATTTATTTACAAGTAATTTTACAATAGGTTCTGATGATTGTGGTTATGTTCTTATGAACGGTTCTACAATGCAATTTAAAGACAAAAACGGTAATGTATATGTTCAGATAGGCACAGACAAATCTGGTGGACATTCTATTATTATTAATGATAGTAATGGAACTGCTATTATGAATGGTTCAGGTATTACTGCTAATGCTATTGCAGATGGTTTAATTGTGGACAAAATGGTTAAGAAGAAAGATACAACTTATAATGGTATCTCAGGTGATAAGCTTAATATAGATTCTGTTGTAACAAGTATTAATGAGGGTAATAAAACCATTAAATCTTCTCTCATTTATTTTGATGAAGATAAACAAACGCTTGATACCAAATTGGGTAAAATGGTGGAAACAGACACTACGATAAGTAACAGTCTTAATACAATTAAAAATTCAGTCGATGAGAACACCTCTGCAATTACACAAGTTACTATGTCTGCGAATGGTAATAATATATTAAGAAATTCTGATACATTGATATTTGATGATTATATAATTGGTTCAAAACTTATTGATGCAAGCAATAATATTCTTGTTGATAGAAACGGTTATATATTAGTCGGTTAATTAAGGGCTGAGAAATCAGCTCTTTTATTTTTTTAAAGAAAGGAAATAAAAAAAAATATGGCAAATAAAAAAATAACAGATGCTACTCAGATAAGCACTATGTCTGGTAGTGATAAATTATTCGTTAATTCAGGTGATGATTTAAAGCAAATCACACTAGATCAAGCTGTCGCAGCATCAACACCAGTTCAACAACTAAACAACAATATAGAATTTTCCACTTTGGTAAAAAAAGCAAAAAATTTAGAACCAAACACAGACTTAAATACCATAACTACATCTGGAATATATTATCTTCTAAACGCAGAAACATGGGGCAATGCTCCAAATACCAAAGTAACAAATAGTTATCTTATAGTGATTGCGGTTAACACAAAAAGATGTACACAGATACTTCTTCCCGGAAATGACACTGCAATTTACATTCGTTCTACTTATACTGATAACACACTTTGGACTAATTGGAAATCTAATAATACAGACATAGAAATAAAAAACTGTTTTTGCAAAAATATTGCAAGTGTAGATGGTACTCTTGAAGGTTATGGCTATAATTATTGTTATTATAATAAATCTACTAAAATAGGAATATTACACTTTGCGTCTCGAATTGAAACACCAGATTCTACATTAAATAATTTTTCTGGCTATTATGATGTGACAACAGTTCTTGAAAATATGGGTATTACTAGCTTTAATAAAATATTGGAAAGCAATTATACTCCATACGATTCCACAGGTGTAGTTCGAGCAAAGTTGATAGGCTATGGAACAACATTATTATATAGCTCTGCAAGTCAACATTATGCTTTTGCTCGATATTATACAAAAGATGGAGAGAAAGGCGCATGGGCAACAAGCGAATTCCAAAAGGGTGATTATATTACAGGTTCGCTTATATTTAGTTAACTTTCAGAGACTGCTTTAGTAATTACACCATCGTATTTAATATTATTACTGTTTAATTGTAATATTTATATTTCTTTTCAATAGGAGAATCTTTAATTGCATTCTCCAATTTTTTACAAAAAACTTCACATGAAATACCGATTTCTTAATACAGCTATATACAAGGGGTAAATCGCTTGTATTTGACCAAATTAAGGCTTTTATATAATTATATGATAAATTGACGGTGTATTTTATATTTAAGTCAATTTGAGCCATATATAAGCGATTTTATATAGGCGTATAGACATAAACAAAAAATTTTTTAGGGAACATTCCTGGTTATATTAATCAGAAGTGTTCCCTATTTTTTACGATTTTAATATGGTATAATTATTTCAGTTGATATTTGTGGAGGTATATTATGAAAGAGGGAATTGAAGCTTATATTATTGAGAGTAATTTGAAGGTTAGAAAGGTAACTGTCGCTCATGTTACTGGTAATCTTGCTACTGTACGATTTGAAGAAGGCGGTGGAATCAGAGTGCCTATTAATAGACTATATGGATCTGAAGAGGAAGCCACAAAGGAATTAAGATATAAAACCGAAATAAAAAAACCGCCTCATAATTATTTAAATGGACAATTATTATAAAAAAATTTAAAGGAGATGTATTTTATTATACACCTCCTTTTTCTTAAAATGTAGAATGTAGACAAATTTGGAGTAAATCTACATTCTGTTTAATTCAATATATAAGATTCGAACTTATATTTTAAACACCGACTGTTTATTGACTTAGATAAAAATATAATTATACTACCCTTATTTTTGACGACACTTTTGACGACACTTTTTTCGTACTATGACGACCTAAAACGGTCTAAAATGATACTTTTTGAAAATCCTCAATCTTCTAAGTCCGCATAAACACTGGATTTCTGTGGTGTTGTAGTAATGGACTAGAGGGGAGTCGAACCTTTCGTCAAACTCTTGTATCCCTTGATTTTACTGACTTCCCAATGTATTATTTTGTTTTGACGACACTTTGACGACACTATTTAGCAAACTTTTACCATATTCATTGCTATTGCTTCTTGCTCTTTAATTACATGAATATACTTATTATATGTGATGGTTATATTAGCATGTCCTAATAGCTTACTTACAACTTCAATTCCTACACCATTTCTTAATAATGTTGAACCAAATGTGTGTCTTAAAGTGTGTAATGTTATATGTTCGTCCGATTTAATATTTCGTGTTAATCTATCAAGACTACGTTGAAGATTCCTTGCACATTGTCTTGTGTTATTTTTACAACAACAAAAATAATCACTATTTATGTTGTTTCTTTTGTCGTATTGTTTTAGTTCTTGAATATAATACAAAGTATTTTCGTTAAGTTTTAGATATCTTTCACCTGCAACAGTTTTTGTGGAATTTTTTAAAGCTAAACTCTGTTTTTTACATTGCGAATCTAATGCAACTTTTGTCTGTATTGTTTTATTAATTTTAACTATATTATTTTTAAAATTAAAATCATCCCATGTTAATGCAAGTACCTCGCCTGTTCTCAACCCTAGATTCAACATAATAATTAAAACTAAGAAGTCTCTTCCTTTATATTCATCTATCGTTTTGTATTTGGATACAGCTTCTTTTTTAAATTGTTCTAACTGGTTATCTGTTAGAGAAAACTGTTCTTTAGTTTTAATAACAAGATAACTTTCTGTCGGTAGTTTAATGTCACTACATGGATTGTTAAATATAATTTTTTCTTTAATTGCTGTTTCGAAACATGGGTTTAATAATTGTATGATTTTTTTTAATCCAGACAAAGCCAATGGTTTTTTTCCTGATTTTAATGGAGGATTGGCAAATTCCTTAATAAAAACATCTATGTCTTGTGATGTAATATCACAGATATATTTATTGCCGATATAAGGTTTAATTTGATGTTGATAAACACTGTATAACCTAGTGTAACTAGAGCCTTCAATTGTTCCAAATTTATAATTACTTAGCCAATATTCTACATAATCATTCAGCTTGATTTTTTTTGTTTCTTTAAACCCATTATTAATTTTTTGAAGATAGGATTTAACCTTATTTTTTACTTCTACTTTTGTATTACCATAAAAGCTTTTTCTAATACCATTGATTGTAATTTTAGCCTCAAACCTATCATCTTTTCGTTGCATTATATTCATATTATTAATAGTTGCCGATATATTGATACTATTTATAATTATCACACCTTTCTTTTACATCAATATAAGGGCAGTACAATTATGAGTTAATCATAATATGTCTGCCCTATTTTTTCAATGATTAATAATATATTTCTTCATTGATATGTTCCTTGATCCATTCTTCTAATATAGAAAATGTTGTTATATAATCATTGCCAATTTTCATTAATGGTAATTCTCCTGATTTTATTAGTTGTTTTATCTTAGTTTTTCCAAAAGGAAGAATGTCATATAAATCTTTTTGGCTTAAAACCTTATTTTCCATATTTATGCCTTTCCTGAACTACCAAAGCCACCATTTCCTCTAACTGTATCACTGAGATTTTCTTTCACATTAAATCCAAACTGTTCTACTGGCTGAATAATAATCTGTGCAATTCTATCACCTTCAGATACCGTTCTTACTTCATTACTCTGATTATATAGTGCAACCATAATATTACCTCGATAGTCTGAATCAATCACTCCGACCTTATTGGCAGGAGCTAAACCCTGTTTACAAGCTAATCCGCTTCTGGCATAAATAAGACCGACATATCCTTCTGGAATCTCCATAGCAATCCCAGTATCAACAAAAGCTGTTTCGCCAGGAAGAATCTCTACCTTATTTTCTTCATTATGTATTACCGCATATAAATCTGCGCCTGCTGCAAATTCACTACCATATGTAGGGATTTTTGCATTCTCATCTGTTTTCTTAATATTAATTATTTTCATACGCTTTTAAAATTCCTTTCTTTATAAGTTTTATAATCTCTGTGTTAATATTCTCTGTTATTATCCTATTCACTTTACTATTTGTTTCATTATAGTATGGATAATATGTAGAGCCTTCTGATTGAATATCATAAGTAAAAATATTTTCTTCCATATTTATATAAAAATACGCATATATGGTTGTTTTATCGTTCCATTTATATACTGGAACATATAATCTATAATCACCATTTTCCTTATATCTAAATCCGTAATCAAGCAACTTATTTTTGGTTACAGATTTATTCACTTTAATTCTTCTTACTTCACCCATCATTACATCTCCTTAATTTCATTTTCAAGATATTTGAGATATTCGTCCCATTTGCCAATCATGTAGATATATTCCTTACCCTTGACACATTTAAGTCTCATATCTGCTTTAATATTCTCCCACGGAGTCTTTTTTGTAACTAAAGTTTGTAAGTAAGAATGTGTCATTCTACTTAGGGTTAAAAGCTCCTCAGGAGGAATTTTAGACACGATTTCTTTGTACTGTGTCAATTTATCATCTGGTATTTTAAAATTAGATTTTGGGAGATTTTTGGATGAAAAAGGACTTATTTGAGAGCCTGATGTTCTTGGTTTTAGTAAAGGAATAACCTTGTCTGAATTGACATATTTGAACTTAAATAGAATTTCAGAATCCGTTTCTTCAATGTCAAATATAAGAGACGGATCAGATTGCTGAATTATTTTAATAATATTATGTCCTCTTATTAAAGAAGGAATATATGTTTGTAAAGTATTATGTCCATAATAGAATACCTTGTTGCCATATTGACAAGATATATAACAATCAATATCTTCTAATGTGCCATTGAGCTTACGATTAAAATCGTTTGTATCTTTATTTACAGGACACAAGATTCTATATTTTCCTTTAAACCTATCATATAAATATCCTATAGTTGTTCACCTCTCTTATTAATACTCTTCATATTCTTGTTCATCACTTATTTTAGGTGCATTTTTCTCAGCTTCTAAGACAGTATCTAAACACTCTTGTCTTGTCTTAAATATTGTCTTATCTAGCTTATTGTAAGAAAATAGATAAGCATGTTTATCACGCTTATCTGTTCCAACGAAGTAATCATCTCTAACTGTCCTTACATATAGGTCACATACTTCATATATTCCTACTGGCTTAAGCATCCGAGCATAATAGACCATTTTACCTTTTTGAATATCTGTTTTGTTCATTATTTTTCCTTACCACCATTTTTTACAAATTCTAATGCATTATAAATACCTACCGCATATCCTTTAACACGATCAAACTGCAAAGGATTTTCTTTAACAGTTCTTTCCTCTACATCTTCAGCAAGCTTTAACTCTTTTTTTAATCTTTCAATAACCCTTTTATGGCTTTCGAGTGACTGTATTGCTGATTCAATAGCTTCAATATGTTCACCTGTAGTTCCCTGCATATAACATAAATCGCAGTTGTCACACTTCTTATTATTACAATCTTCATGAACACCCTTAACCTGTCTTTTCTGGCATTTAAGATATGCTTTTAATTTTTCTAACGCTTCTTTATCATTCATAATTATTCTTTAATTACTCCTTAAATTAATCACAATATAAAACCATTTTATTCTGAGCGAGAGACTGTTTTACATCAATCACTCGTTGGTTTTTTGAACCTCTGAATTTTAATGATAGGTCTTTCTGCTCATCTATATATTCTCCATCAACAAGTACATCTACATTGGAAATTATCTCCCATCGTGTAAGCCACTCATCTGCATTTGCTGCAAATGGAGTATATTTATATTCATTATATTTGGAATTTAAAAGATCAAAATTATATCCTGTATACAACCAGATAGTTTTCTCAGGAAAGGAATTACGGATTAGTTTGATTAGAGATAAGATTTCATCTAGATTCTGTTCAGCTAAACACTCACCACCAAGGAAAGATATTCGCTTAATATATGGTCTATTAATAAGTTTTATGAATTTGTCTTTTGCTTTTTCTGTCCATTCCTTACCGCCATTAAAGTCCCATGTATCAGAATTAAAACAACCAAAACAGTGAAATGGGCAACCTTGAACGAAGAGGGAGACTCCTACTCCCTCTCCATTAGAAATATCAAGGTTACGCATACTTGAATATCTCATATTATTCCTCCTCAATGTCGTCAAGATGTGGTACTCTATCATGAATATCACCAAGTCTACCTTGATTCCATCCATTACGTGCCGTACCTTTGTATCCACAAGTTCTACGAGTAATATCCATAGTTCTTACATCTCTATTACCACAATTAGGACACTCCCAAATCAACTTACCACCTTCATCAATAAGTTTGATTTCTTTACTCCATCCACATTTCTGACAATAATCACTCTTAGTATTTAATTCAGCATACATATTATTGTTATAAATGAATTTCATTACTTCAAGTATAGCAGGGATATTATTCTCCATATTTGGACACTCAATATATGAAATACTTCCACCTGGACTTAATCTTTGGAATTTAGCTTCAATACGAAGCTTTGCAAATGCATCAATATGTATAAATACTGGGATATGATAAGAATTTGTGATGTATGTACGATCTGTAACTCCTTCAATAACACCAAATCTTTCTTTAAGCTTTTTGGCAAACTTTTCTGTGGTTGCCTCTAATGGAGTGCCATATAAGCTGTAGTCAATATTTTCATCCTTTTTCCATTGAGAGCATTTATCATTCAATGCTTGCATTACTTCAAGACCGAATTTTTCTCCAACACCCTCATCACAATGATAATGTCCAGTCATATACTTAACGCATTCAGCAAGTCCTGCATAACCAAGGGATAAAGTTGAATAACCACCAAAAAGTAGTTTATCAATGGGTTCACCCTTTTTAAGTCTTGCAAATGCTCCGTGTTGCCAAAGAATAGGAGCAACATCTGACTTTGTTCCACGTAATCTCTGATGTCTAATCTTTAACGCTTTATGACATAACTCTGTACGTTCATCAAATATACGCCAAAATTCATTGAAATCTCCACCTGATGATAATGCAATATCTGGTAATGATACAGTTACAACACCAGAATTGAAACGTCCATAGAATTTTGGTTTACCATTTTCATCATGCCATACTGTTAAAGCACTTCTACATCCCATTACAGGATAACAGTTACCATCTTTCATCTCTTTCATAATTTTTTCTGAGATATAATCAGGAGTTAATCTTTTCATAGAACATTTAGCTGCCATCTCAGTAAGATACCAATACTTATCTTCTTCATGAATATTGTCCTCCTGAAGAACATAAATAACTTTTGGAAATGCAGGTGTAATATAGACACCTTCTTCATTCTTTACACCAAGATAACTTTGGCGAAGTTCCTCTTCAATTAACATGGCTAAATCATCTTTTTCTCTCTGATTATGCGCTTCATTGAGATACATAAATAATGTAATAAATGGAGCTTGCCCGTTAGTTGTCATGAGCGTTGTGATTTGATACTGAATTGTCTGAATACCTTTTTCAATCTCTTTTTTCAAGCGTTCTTCCGCAATTTTATTTATTACGTTCTCTAATTCTTTTCCTTCTAAAAAAGTATTAGCAATGTCACATAACTCATGTTCTACTTCTTTTTTAATTTTCTGTCTTGAAATATCTACGAATGGAGCAAGATGTGCTAAAGATATACTCTGTCCACCATACTGACTTGAAGCGACCTGTGCAATAATTTGTGTTGCAACTGTACATGCTGTAGAAAAACTATGTGGTTTTTCAATCAATGTTTCGCTAATTACTGTACCGTTTTGTAACATATCCTCAAGATTAATAAGACAGCAGTTGTTCATATACTGAATAAGATAATCAAGATCGTGTACATGAATCAATCCATCATCATGAGCTTGTACTATCTCAGGTGGTAGGATATACCTTCTTGATGCATCCTTACTTACAATTCCTGCTAAATAATCTCTCTGCGTTGTATTAAGTCTTGGGTTTTTATTAGAGTTTTCGTTATTCCAATAGTCACTTTCTCCACTCAACAATTCTGTGATTTCTGTATCAATTGTATTCTCATTTTCTCTCTGAAATTCACGAATACTTCTATATCCTTCATATGCTTTTGCAGTAAGTCTCTGTTTCTTTGTAATCAATTTATCATAAACCATTGATTCAATATCAGAAATACTTACTTCGTCTTTACCTTTACACTCTTCTTCAATCTCATTTGCAATGTCTTTCGCAATCTTTGGTTTTACAATACCCGAACCATTTTTCATAGCTTTAAGAATTGCGGATGATATTTTTGATTTATCAAAATCAACCTTTCGACCATCTCTTTTAATTACTTTCAATATTTATTCCTCCTCAAATCCAATAACATTACCATCATTAATAACGACTCTTGTATTCTTGCATTCAAACAATTCAATGCAATCACCAGTAGTAATACTATCCATGTTAATTTCTGTAGTCTCTCTTAACATATTTAATCCTCCAATTCTGCTTTATATATCTGATGAATCATATTCCAATCCCAACAATGCTTGCCATTCCATTCCTTATTCCAAGGATAAATTTCACCAAAGCAAATCTTTGTCTCTGCGTTAGAAGTCTTAAGATTATG